AAAAAGCCATATCTAGTACTAACAACTCCTATTGGCTACAATAGTGATCGTAAATATTATCAGGACGAGCAGTGGTTCTATAACGCGCAGGGCGAGATTGCTCGTTGCTATGAGCTACATGTTGATGACGTCTTTACGGTGTCTGAAAATGCAATTTCTGGTTCTCCAGAAGTTGGTAAGTATGTTGAGGTTGACGGTGCTCTTTATAAGGCTGTTGCGGCAGCTCCTCAAACTGGCATTGTCATGCAGGTTATCGAGCAAGTTAACCATACAAATGGCAAGGCTTACAGAATTCATGTCGAGAGTCTTGGCATGTAATATAGGAATTTAGGGAAGGAGGAAAATAATTATGAATAAGTTTATGAATTTTGATACGAAGGTTCAGCATGCATTTAATGATGATGCAAATGATTTTATGGCCTTTAATAAGTTAATGATTGATGCTGCTCGTGGCAAGGTCGAAGGTTACTCTGCTAAGGAAGCTAATGATAAGATTGTAGAAGTTTTTCGTCAGGTGATCGGTTGCGATGAGCATTCTACCAAGGCAGATATTAGACGTGGTATTCGTAAGAATCAGGCCGTTCTATTTGATATTATTGAGGAAACTATTGATGATGCTCTAGTTAGTGGTTGGCAGGAGAATCCTTTCTTTAGAGAGTATGTTGATGTCAAGAACCTCGCTCTAGGTGATAAGAATGAGTTTTATTGCCCAGATGATAGTGTTCTATCTGTTATGAAGGTCTCAGGCAACCATCACGACATTATTCGTCAGAGACTAGGTTCTGGCAAAGTCTTTTCTGTTGAGACTAGTTGGATTGCTGTAAAGGTATATGCAGAGATGGAGCGCCTACTTACTGGTGTTGAAGATTTTGCAACTCTAGTTGGTAAGATTACTGAGGCAATTGACCGTTATGTCAATCAGGCTCTTTATGAGGCATTAATTGGTGTTGGTGCAACTCTAGGCTCTCAGTGGTATAAGACTGGTGCCATTGGTGAGGCAACTAAGGAAGAGTTACGTACTCTATGCATGGATGTTGGCATGGCATCTGATTCTGAAGTTGTAATCATGGGTACTCGCGCAGCTCTTTCAAGTGTATTTAATCTAACTAATGTACAGTGGGCATCTGGTAATATGAAGGACGAGATGTATACGACTGGTAAGTTTGGATATTTTGAGGGAATTCGTCTTGTGGAGTTGAAGCAAGGCTTCAAGCTCAATGATACTACACAGTATCTAATTGCAAACGATGTTCTATTCGTTATGCCTGTTGGCATTGACCCAATGATCAAGCTTGTTTATGAAGGCGATACTCGTATGTATCAGGTTCAGGACGCTGGTACTCACATGGATATGACGTATGACGCTGAGGTGCAGACTAAGCTTGGTGTTGGTGTTATTACTAATGCTAAGTTCGGTATGTGGAAGATTACAAAGTAATTATCAACAATACAAAATTATTTTAAGGAATAAAAGGAGAAATTTTAATGGCAAATACGAGAACTAAAAAGACAGAGGTTGATACCTCTACAGAAGATGTAAGTACTCCAGTTAGTAATAAAACAGTTCATGTGTCAGAGAAGAAAACTCCACGCAAGTTTGCGATGGACGAACCAATCCTTTGTAAGTCCGTTACATTCGGAGAACTGCTGCTCCCCGGCAAGAAGTCTCAGCTTCTTTATACATGGGCAGATTATGGAGACACAACAGAAGTTGAGTTTCAAGATCTTCAAGCGCTAAGATCTACAAAGTCGGCATATCTTAATGATCCTCTTTTTGTGATTGAGGATGAAGAACTTCTTGAGCAATGGCCAGAGTTTAAGTCATTATACGAGAAGGTAGCAGCAATTGATGTTGATAGTTTGTTTAATCTTCCTATCAATCAATTTAAGCATAGACTTCGTGAGATTCCAGTTGGTTTCAAAAATTCTATTAAGAATATTGCTGGTGACAAGATTCGCAATGGCTCTTTGGATAGTCTTGCGAAGATCAACGCGCTTGATGAGATACTAGGCACAGAATTGAAGTTGCTAATTCAGTAATAAGTAAGGAGGTTAGGGAATGACTTCCTACGAAACAATTTTTAAGCGTTTTCTTAACCGAATTACAGATTACGATCTTCCTCTTCTTCCAGAAGAAGATTTGGATGAGATGATGTGTGGTTGGTTAACAAGCGCGATTGCGAATTTTACAAGATGTAAGTCTGATTTATCTAATAGAGATGATGAAAGTAAGACATTTAATGCTGATTTAACTAATTATGAGATTGAAGTTTTATCATTGTATATGGTTTGTGCATGGCTTGATCAAAGGATTAATAGTGTATTGCTTACAAATCAGTTTATCGGTGGTAAAGAAGAGAAGTTTTTTAGTCAAGCGAATCAGCTAGAAACATTAAAAGCTCTCAGGGACGCTACGTTTACCGAAGCTAGAAAACTACCACGTGACTATAGTTATGTGACAAATGATTATTTTGGTTAAGGGTGGTGTTGCGTATGATTTTTAAATACGGGGTATTGCCTCAAAACCAAATTCATGAAGAAAAAATACGTCTTCAGGGTGCAATTTATAAGTTGCTACCATATAAAGAAGATGGATATGAACTGTTGGATAAATATTTTCAAACTCTTTTACAGCGCATTAGTGGGCTAAATAGTTTATTTATGGAACAGCCTAAAATTATAACTTTAATGAGTATTTTAGAATCAGCACGTTACGAGACTGATTTTCTTAAGTATAGAAAAGATATTTTAGATGCATGTTCTCTTGTAAATGAAATAAAGGAGGTTGATTCCGATGTATGATTTATTTAATAATCGGATGAGGCTTCAAGGTCGTAATGTGGGAGAAGTGTTTAAGCACCAGTCTGATAAGATTATGGATGCTACTTTTACGAATGATGTGGCATATCGTAAATGTTATATTCAGGACAAAGATGTTATTTTCCCGGAACAAACGCTTGCTGGTTATAAGAAAGCTAAGGCGGTATTTCATGGTGCGGAAAAATATAATCCACAAAAAATTATGGGCTTTGAGCCTATAGATGCCAAGTATCTGGTGCATGCATATTATAGTGTTTCGGGAGATCAGGTAGATTATTATCTGCAATTTCGACCACTTGAACATGGAAGGAATCCAAATGTGAGAGTGGGCTCATTTGTTTTTGTGCCAGATGACCTTGGCATATATAATTTGTGGTTAATTGTTGCTCGTGATGATAGACCGCAATTTCCACAGTTTTATATTTTAAAATGTAATCTTTTGTTAAAATGGGAAATTGAAGAAAAAGATTGGCCATTGTATGAAGGAAAACATGTTGATGTTGGTACATATTTTTCATGGGCTGTGCAAAGAACACAGTCTAGTTATAATTCAGGTGTCAAATACAGGCACTCCTATTTAGTAATAAGTAGGTAATAAAGAGGGATGTATCGGTGAAGTCCTCCTATATTTTAGGATAATACCGAGAGCTATAATATCTAATATAGTTTGTAACGCATAGTGGATGCGCGTTAATATGAAAGCAATAATTCCACCAAGAGCTTCCTCCTGCCATTGTTAATATGGTAGAAAATATATGCTGAACTTATACGATGGTAAAGTATAAGAACTATGTGATAAAAAGCACATAGGATAACAAAAATGCTGGATGGATTACAATAGTAGTTCCATGTATCTGGTAACAGTACATAGAAAACCCTTTTAATTGCTGGAAACTCCTTAGAGCTGTCTTGCTACAACGTGGATTGAAAAATCGAGCGTGAATGCTTAAAAAGTAGACAGATTGGACAATCAGCAGCCAAGCTTCGCACTTGACAATACAAAACTATTGTGGTATAATGTAAAGTACGAAGAAGGTTCAACGATCAGAGAATAATCTCGTAGGGCAAGTGCCTGAAATGGAGGGCCCCTCTTGTGAGGGTGAAGATATGATCTAAACTTATGCGAAAGTATAAGAAATGTTATTTATATTACTTTGTTAAAAGCATTGGGACAGCGGAGTAGCTACCGTTTTGATTGGCTCTCAAACAATCAATTACCAATGTTTTATATATTGTGGCTTTTGAGAGGAGACATAATTGATGAGTAAAAAAGAATTAGAACAATATAAAGATAAAATCATAACATTATACGTTAATGGAATGATGCAAAAAGATATTGCTAACATGTTTAATACATCAAAATCTTCTATTGGACGTTTCTTGCGTAGTTATAATGTTTTTGGTAGGACGAAATTAACATTAGACGATAAAGATGATATTGTTAGTTTATATAAGTCTGGCAACACAATGGATGGAATTGCTTTAAAATATGGTATTAGTAATAAAACAGTTTCAGAAATTTTACATTTGTCAGGTGTACATATTTCTAGATATGGTGAACATTCTAAAAAATATGCGTTGGATGAACATTATTTTGACATTATCGACAATCCAGACAAGGCATACATTCTTGGGCTGTTGTATGCTGATGGATGTAATACTGGGAAAAGCATATCTATCAGCTTAAAAAGTGAAGATAAATATATTTTGGAAAAAATCAATAAGTTAATTGGTAGTAATAGAAAACTAAGGTTAATGCCATATCATCAGAAAAATGAGAAGTGGAGTGATCAATATAGCCTTTGTATTACTAATAAATATATGGCAACACAATTAATGAATTTGGGTGTTGTTCCGCACAAAAGTTTAATATTGACATTTCCAGATTGGCTATCAGAGGATTTATATCCTGATTTTATTAGAGGATATATGGATGGGGATGGCAATATAGCAAAAAAAGAAAAGAGAATTAACTTAATTGGTACAGAGATGTTTTGTAGTAAACTTGCAGACATTTTGCACGAAGTGTTGAATATTAATTGTGGTATATATTTATGTCATGGAAATAAAAATATTACAACAAGAACATTGCAAATAGCAGGTGGGAACCAAGTTAAGCGTTTCTTAGATTATCTTTACAATGATGCCAATTTATATTTATTTAGGAAATATGATATTTATAAAGATTTATATTGTTAAAATGTAAATAACACTCCACTTGTGTAACGAACAGGCGGAGTAATTTTATGTATTATGTACAATCTGTAGAGAACCAACTGAAAGCAGTTTTGCCAACCAATGTAGATACAAATACGATAACTTATAATGAGCATTTTGTTATTAGTGATAATCCTCTTCGCAGGATTGCATGGGAAGTTTCTAAGGTAGAGAATACTACTACTTTTGGGCTTACTAAATTAACTTTTACACAGGAGCTCGAATTTGATGTCGTAGACAATGTTTCTTGGATTAATTTCCAGAGTAATAATTTCTCAGACAAAAATACTGGAGTTGAGTACGACTATTACAAAGAGAGAACTAATGACAATAATATTCATTCACCTTCTGATGCTTGGGATGTAGAAACTAGTGTAATTTCTTATACTGGAGTTGCTCCAAGCATGAAGGCTGGAGGAAGTTATAAAACCTTTACTGCAAATCTATACAAGAATGGCGAATTTGTTACTAATAGACCTTACTGGCACATTGAGTATTATAATAATGACTCTCTTGTGTGTACTGTGGGATTTATTTACATAAATGACCAACTTGTTTGCGATAACAGTAATGGTGAGTTTGTTGTTGATAAGAATAAGATTATTTATAAAGAAAATAATGAGCAATTATTTGGTATTCAATATGACTATAATATTGAGAAGCCAATGGATCTGAAACTGAAATGTTTGCAGATTGTAAATATGATTGGCGGAAGTATAATTATTAGTGTTGATGATGATCCAACAGAAATACAAACTCCTTCTGCTACTTTGGCTGTGGAGGTGGAAGGATTATGATGACATCTATGGGTCGTGATTTGCAGAATCTTGATGATGACATTCTTTATGCCAAGCGTCAGATTAAGGAAAAGCTTTGTAAAGATTTAGATATTATTAAATATCTGCATAATACTGAATTGGAAAGAGTCAATGCAGAGCCAGAAGATTATTTCAATTGTAATATATATCCTTTTATTAGAATCCCGAAAACGCAGGATAAAGTTAAAAACTTTATTTGTTTTTCTGTGGATGATATTGAGGACATGAAATATAATGAAGTAATGAAAATGCAATATATTCAATTTGTTGTGTTTTGCCATGGCGATGATATTGATACTGGAATTGGGATTTCACGTCATGATCTCTTAAGTTATTTTGTAAAAGATGATTTCAACTTTAGTAATTTGCTCGGTTTAAAGCTTAAACTTGTTTATAATAGAGAAAGCATTATGGACAATGATTATTATTGTCGTACATTAAAGTTTGAGGCTGTTAAACCAAATATGAGGCTCAATAGTGGATACTTAAAGCCACAGCCAAGAAGAAGCGACGAGGTGGATGAACATGGATTTATTAGAAATTGATGAGTTAGGTCTTTATTTTGGAGATCCATATGTAATTAATGATAATATATCTGTGTTGCAACCAAGTATTGGTGAAATTGCTCAATATGGAGAGCGCAAGTATTTTAGCGTTATTCATACAATAACTGCAATCCCTAGTGATATGAAAAGTCAACTTTGGGATCTCGGTATTGATTGGGAAGAAATTTCTGATTTTGATCTGTTTATGATGCTTGCGCCTACGCTTAATGTTGAAACAACTAGAATTGTTTTAGGTGATATTGACTTGTCCAAACTTAAACCATATAAGAACAATCAAAATGACCAGATTGTTCTTGCGGATAGAGAAACTGGGCTTGTTATAGATATGCTTATTTATGAGCGTATTGTAAATTATTTGCGCAAAGTCCATGGGCTGAAGAAGAAAGTGGAGCATGCGGGAAATAAATATACAAAGAGAATTCTTATTGATGAGGACAGAAAGCAAATTGAGATTAATAAAAATAAACCTTACAAATCGTTTCTTACTCCACTTGTTTCTTCTGTAAAATGTCGTATGGGATATACAAAAGATTACGTTCGCAATATGCAAGTTTATGAATTTTTTGATGATATTGCGAGATTGAATGTTATCAACAATTCTGATGCACTGTTAAGAGGGATGTATTCAGGAATGATTGATACCAAGAAAATTAAAAAATCAGAATTAAATTGGATGAGAGAGCTAGATAAAGACTAGCTCTTTTATTATATTGAAATTTAAATTTATTATTTTAATGGAGGTAATTTATTATGGCTTTTGATATGAATAACTTCGTAATTGATAGAGTCGTGAGAGGCGTTGCTCTTTCTCAGACTGATGACTCTGTTATGTTCGCACTAAACCAGATTACTAACCCAAGTTTATCTTGCAGCTCTGAGAGCACTGATGCAGTCGATGCATTAGGCGTTCCCATCAGTACATTTTACCGTGCAAAAAATGCAGAGTTCTCCGCAGAGAATGCAATTTTTGATATGAACTTAATGGCAACCCAAGTTGGTACTGTCAAACAGGTTGCTTCTGATTCTGACAAGATTATTACTCCTGCATTTGAAACCATTGATATTGATGGCACTTCAGCCACTTACACTCTCAAACATGTTCCTACTGAGGATGTTAAGAATATTTATGCTCTAAATGGTGATGGTACTCTTGGTACAGTCTTTACTAAGAGCACTTCCGCTTCTGCTTCTTCATTTGCAATGACCGGTAGCACCCTTACTCCTCCCACTGGTCTTAAGAAGGGTGATCAGCTATTCGTGATTTATGAGTATGAGGCAGCTCAGGCAGTTTCTGTCATGAACTCTGCTAACAACTTCCCAACTGCTTGCAAGCTAGTTCTTGAGGTACTTGGATGCGATGTCTGCGATCAAACCAAACTCGTGTTCGCATACATTATCTTCCCCAACTTCAAGCTTAGTCCAGATTTTGATTGGAATAACAAAAAATTTGCTACATTTTTTAAAGTTCCCTGCGTTTGTAACGAGCGTAGAGCGGCGTAAATGAATTTGCGTCCAATAATCCCTTTAATTGCTGGAAGTCCCTAAAGCCAATTAAACTACAACGTGAAGATGAAATAAACTTGTGCGTGATAGTTACGAAAGTAGAAAAAATTAATTGGATGGTGCAAGGTTAAATCCTAAACATTGATATAATGGGTAATCAGCAGCCAAGCCCCAATAAGGGGAAGGTTCGACGGCTATTCCGAGAGGAAGTAGGCTCAAGTGAGCCAAAATGGGGGATGCCTAAAACGTATATAATACGAATGGCAGTGATATAGCCTATTCTTATATGAGAGTATAAGATGTCTTTTGAAGACTGGCGCAGAGTAACGAACTGCGTTGAATATTAAGCATTCAGACGGATGGTACTCATCCATTTTCTGGCAAAGCTATGCAGGAATATTGTAACAAGGATAAGAAATTATTCCAGATTATCATCCCCGGTGATGAATAATTTTGTACAAATTACATAGTTGACAATACTAAATTATAGTGTTATAATATAAGCACAAGATAGATAAGGAAATCATGAGCCTTATTGATAAGGATAGGTGCCTCCACACCTATCCTTCTTGTGATATAAAATTGTGGAGGAATATAAAATTCTGGAGGGAATTATATATGAAAAAAAGTTTTCATGATTGGTGCATTGAAAATAATAGAAGGGACATTTTGGATAGGTGGGATTATAAATTAAACGCAATTGATCCACATGAAATTTCTATATATTCTAAGGAATATTTTTATTTAAAATGCCAAAGTGGAATACACAAAAGTTCTCAATATCAGATTGCAACATTAAGGAAACATAATAGCCCACTTGAGTGCAGATATTGCAATTCTTTTCAATTCTGGTGCGAAAATAACGATAGACAAGATCTGTTGGACAGATGGGATTATGATTTAAATATCATTTCTCCTGAAGAAGTTTCGCAAAGATCTTTAAAAAAACTTTATTTTAAATGTCCAAGAGAATTGCATGAAAGCACTCCATATAAGCCAGTTAATTTAACTGCATATTCTTATAGTGCTGCAAAATGTGTTGGGTGTAATTCTTTTGCACAATGGGGAATTGACAATGTATGTAAGGATTTTCTTGAAAAATATTGGGATTATGAATTAAACAGCGATATTGATCCTTGGACTTTACCTGCTGCTGCAAGAAAAGATGTAGACATTTATATTAAGTGTCAAAATGTTGATTATCATGGCAGCTATAAGACTCTTCCTCAGTGGTTTAAAAGAGGATATCGTTGTCCTTATTGCGCACATAGCGCAGTACATCCTAAAGAAAGCTTTGCACAATGGGGCATAGATAATATCGGAGTAGATTTTCTTGAAAAATATTGGGACAAGAGGAATGAAGATAATCCATTTGAACTTGCATACAAATCAAATAAAAAGGTTTTGATAAAATGCCAAGAGAAAGACTACCATGGAAGCTACTCTGTTGTAGTGTGTGATTTTACTACAGGTACTAGATGTCCATATTGTCATATGATAAAAGTACATAAACTTGATTCGCTTGGTGTCAAAAATCCAGAATCATTATTGGTTTGGTCAGATTTAAACGAAGATACTCCATATGACATTGCTCCTAAATCTAGTCAAAAAAGATGGTTTAAGTGTGAAAATGCGGTTCACAAAGATTATTTTTCTACTATTTGTAGGGCAAATTCAAGAGCATTTAAATGTCCAAAATGTCATCAGGAAGATGTGGACAGTTATTTGCAGCAAAAAGTTGATGAATATATCCAAGCAAAATATAACTATCAATATTTGAAAGAATATGACTGTTCTCCAAAATGTATAAATCCAGATACTGGGTATATACTTCCATATGACAGAGAATTAATAATTCAAGATGTACATTTGTTAATAGAAGTACAAGGAGTGCAGCATTATAAAATTTGTTTACATACTAGAAGTGATGCACTAGAACGCAACATTTCTGTAGAAGAAGCGTTTGAATTGCAACAATTTAGAGACAAGTTAAAATCAGATTATGCATTAAATAATGGATATGAATTTTTGGAAATTCCATATTATACATCAGACAATGATGAATACAAAAATCTTATTGATGAAAAAATTTCATATATAATCTCTCAACAACTCAAAACAATTACCACCTGAAAAGGAGGAACTTATAGATGAAGAATATGCGCAAAGCTCGTAAGTGCATTTGTTGTGGTAAAGAGTATAATTACTGTGGCAATTGCGCACAGGATCGTTATAAACCAACCTATTTTGCACTTTACTGCAGTGAAAATTGCCATGACGCATTTACTGCAGCAAACGAGTTCAATTTTGGTCATATCTCTAAGGAAGAAGCACAGAAAAAGCTAAAGGCATGTGATTTGTCCGAGCTTGATTCTTTCAATGAGATCGTTAAGAAAGATATTGAAAAGATTATTGCCGAGCCTGAAGAGAAGGTTGCACAGCCTCAGTTTAAGAAGGTACAGGCATAAATTACGAAGTAGTTACAATTAAATACAATTATATGGGATATTAACTACTTCAAAATGTTAATATCCTATTTTTTTAGCCGTTAGGTACATGACACGTGGATGTATCTGGCGACATTTATATTGGAACAAAAAAGGAGAAGAAACGAATGGTTAAGAGTACAATTACAGGCAAGGAATATAATCCAGACAATAGTTCTGTCGTGTACATTTCAAATTTCCAGCAGATTTATAAATATTTATGTGCTGGAGCAGAAGATGATTTGGTAGACATTTTATACACAAATACTAGGAATGATTGTTTGGTGTTTGTTTTTAAAAAGTCAAGTAAAATTAAGCACTTGTATGAACTATGGAATAATCATGAACTGTAAAAATTATATACTTTATAAGATTTATTATGGCAATGAGCTTGTATACATAGGTCGAACTTCGCAAGATTTAATTGATCGTTTAAGGTTACACTTTTTCGGTAAGCCAATGGTTAAGAAGTTAGATATTATTGGAACGACACGTATAGAGTATGCTGTATGTGCTTCTGAGGCAGATATGTTTTTATTGGAGATTTTTTTAATAAACAAGTATAAGCCTCGTATAAATAGAGATGATAAAGCGCATGATGAGCTTTCTGCGTATTTATATCTTCCTGAGCCAAAGTTTTATTCATATTACAATCCATTGCTAGACAAATGGAAAGAAAAAGAAATTGAACATCTTATTGACACTGCTCCGTTAGACTATACTGATGGAGAATTAATATGGTTTTAAAACTCCATAAAGAAAGGAGTGTGAAGTGTTAAAATGTCTGATAGTTACGCAAAAATAAAATTAGCTGCAAACCACAATCAACTTATTCTTGTTAAAGATCAGGATCTTTCTGCGGGTAATTGCAATTCTGTTTTTATGGAATTTGCACTTAGAACTGATGATTGGTTGATGTGTGAAAAGATTAAAGCAGTATTTAATAATTATTATACTAGGACACTTGATAAAAAATTAATATGTGACATTCCGCCTGAAGTTTTAGCCACTCCCGGAGAATTTGAGGTTGGCCTATATGGTATTAATAAAAATATTCGTATTTCTACGAATAAAATTGAATTTCATGTTGGAGAAGGGACTTGTAGTGGAATGATTACGGAACCAGATGGCAGTATTAATCCAGATGATTCTTATATTTTTAATGGTGGAAATGTCGATGGATATGGGCCTGATGATACCGGTCGTTTAGTAATATATGATGGTGGCGGTGTTCATGGCTATTAAAGGGGGTGGATGAATGAAAACAACCACTATAAAAAGCGTTTTCCAGTTTAGGAGAGCAACGACTGAAGAATGGGAAAGTGTTAACCCAATTTTAAGAGTTGGTGAACCCGCATATGATATCACATTAAAGAAGCATAAAATTGGTGATGGAGTCACTGCGTGGAATGATTTACCATACCAAGAAGGAACAGGAACGGCTGATAAAATTGATTGGGCAAATATTTTAAATGCACCTACGAAGCTTAGTCAATTTGATAATGATTTAGACATTCCAGATTCTAGTTATATAGACGAAAAATTAGCTCAAAAGGCGGACATAAATCATAACCATGATGGTGTATATCAGCCTGTTGGAGATTACTTAACAGAGGAAACTGACCCCACTGTTCCAGAGTGGGCGAAACAAGTAGAAAAGCCAACATATGATTATGCGGAGATTAAAAATACTCCTAACTTAACTGAATATATTAAAACTGAAGATTTAAGTCCATATGCAAAAACTGAGGATGTCGATAGCAAAATAAAGGAAGCAACGCAGGGATTCGAAAAATATGACGACACAGAAATTAAAAGGCGTATTACTGCGAATGAAGAATCAATTAAATCATTGTCTGGCGATGGAGAAGGCTCTGTTAAACAAACTGTAGCTAATGCAATTGCAGGGGTAATTAGTGGTGCTCCAGAAGACTTTGATACTTTAAAAGAAGTTGCAGATTGGATTAAGAATGATACAACTGGTGCTGCGAAAATGGCAAATGATATTGCTGCTTTAAAAGATTCTGTGAAGAATCCATTAAATATTACTGGAGCGACTTCTGGTCAAATTGTTAGAATTAAGGATGTTGGTTCAGATGGTGCGCCAACTGAATGGGAAGCAATAGATATCCCAAGTGGTTCAGGATTGGCAGGGGTAGAGTCTATAAATGGTAAAACTGGAGCTCTTAAAACATCTGATATTATCAATACATCTGCAGCCCCTAATAAAATTGCTGTTGCTTCTGATGGCACAATGGAAGTTAATTCTATTACTGTTAATAAAATAGTTCAAGATGAAGAAGATGAACTTGTTATTTTTGGCGGGAACGCTTAATTTTTAAGGAGGGTTTTATTCAATGGCGACTAAAACACTAAACACGAAAATTATTATGAGAAATGACACCGCTGCTAAATGGACTGAGCAGAATCCAGTTCTACTTAAGGGTGAGTTTGGTGTCGAAAATGATACTAATAAGTTTAAAATCGGTGATGGTACAACTGCTTGGAATGACCTAGCTTACGCTGGTGCTGATGAGGCAGTAATTGAAAACATCATTGCACAGCATAGAGATAGCCTTTACAAGTACACTCGTACAGATGCTTCTCAATCTGATTCTGATGCTATCAATGCTGCACTTGGTGAAAATGTCGCAGTGCAGGGCGATATTGTTGTTATCACGACTACAGTTAGTGGTAGCACTTATGAACAGAGTGCATTTATGTATGATGGCACACAATGGGCAGCTATGACTGGTCAAGTTGATGCAGATAAAGTTATTTTACAGAATGACATTACAATGGCTGGCAATTATAGTCAGATTGGCAATTTAACCAAATCTCAGAATGGCACTGCCACTTTTGCCACAAAGGGTAAGTCTGTGTCTGAGGCACTACTTGAGATTTTTTCGAAGAGACTGCAACCCGGAGCTCCTGTCGCTCCTGCTGTGACTTTAACTTTCGGTCAGGCTAAAGCTTATGAGGTCGGCACAACTGTGTCTCCCACTTACTCTGCTTCTCTAAGCGCAGGATCTTATACTTACGGCCCTGCTACTGGTATTACGGCAACTTCTTGGGAGATTAGTGATACGGCTGGTCATACCGCGACTACTGCTACTGGCTCTTTTGCAGATGTGGTTGTTGCTGATAATACTAATTATAAGATTACTGCAAAAGCAAATTATGGGGAGGGCACAGTGGCAAAGGACAATTTAGGCCAAGATTCTAGCCCTGTTATTAAGATTGCTGCTGGTTCTGCCACTAAGACTTCTGGTGCGATTACAGGTTATCGTAATAGTTTTTATGGTGCTGTAAAAGAAAAGGCAGAAGTTACTAGCGCTGTTATTCGTGGACTAACTAAGACAAATAAGGCTCTTGCAAATGGGGCCTCTTTTACTATTAATATCCCTGCTGGTGCAGTCCGTGTAATTTTTGCTTACCCTGCTACTCTACAGGATGTTAGCTCTGTAAAAGATGTAAACGGTTTAAATGCGGAGATTAAGAGTGCTTTCACTAAATCTTCTGTCACTGTTGCGGGTGCCGGTGCCGATGCTGGTATTGCTTACAAGGTATATGTAACTGACTTTGCTGAACCTGTTGCAAAGGCCAATTCTTATACGGTGAAAATCTAATAAAGGGGGACGAAGATTATGGCTATGACTTTTGGTACACTTGATTTTGCAGTTGCTTTTAATCGTCAGACGGCTTTCCCTCTTGACGCTAAAAGCTATTTTGAAAGTTTAGAACTTGCCACTGCCGCTGCTGCTTCAGCACAAGAAGCTGGCAGTTCGGAAACTACTTATTACTTTGGTCAGACCATTGCTGTTGTTGAAAATGGCAAGGCGACTCTTTATGTTATTCAACCAGATAAGACTCTAAAAGAGGTTGGCGGCAATATTGCTATTAATGAAAATGTTTTTGCTAAAGATAAAGATGGCACACTAAATTTACTTGGTTTTGCTGATGCTGTTGGTGGTGCTCAGTTAGTTAAGACTGAGGATGGTAAAGTTTCTTGGGTAAAGCCAGACACTACTACTGTTGAGGGTCTTTCTACTGCTATTGAGTCATTAAAAACTACTATCGGTGACGATAAGAGCGGTCTTGTAAAGCAAGTTGCAGACAACAAGGCAGCTATTGACACACTTAATGGCGACAAAACTATCACTGGCTCTGTCGCCTACCAGATTGCACAGATTGTTGCTGGTGCAGATGAGAGCTTTGACACTCTAAAAGAAATTGCAGAGTGGATCACAACTCATAAGACTGACGCAGCTACAATGAATGCACAAATCAATACAAATAAGGATGATATTGCATCTCTTAAGACTCTTGTTGGCAGCACTGCCGTTGCAACTCAGATTGCAACTGCTATTGATACAGCTCTTAAAGACGGCGAGACAGACAAGTATGCACTTGCTGCAGATTTGACTTCTCTATCAGATGAGGTTGCTGCGATTAAAACAAAACTTGGCGAAAAGTCTGTCGCAGATCAGATTGATGCAGCACTAAGAGTTGATGGCGTAGAAAAGTATGCATTAGCTTCTCATACTCATGAGATTGCAAATGTTACTGGCCTTCAGGAGATTCTTAATGGCAAAGCGGCAGCTAAAGATGTTGAGACGTTGCAGTCTGCTGTCGCTGATTTATCTACGAAGGCGCACGAGCATGCCAATAAGACTATTCTTGATGCTATTAGTGAAGAGAAAGTTGCCGCTTGGGACGCTGGTCAGGCAAACGTAATTGAGATTATTAAGGCTAATGGAACTGCTCTTGAGATTGGCGCGGACAAATCTGTTAATATTCCTGCTGCTACTGCTCAGGCACTTGGCCTTGCTCAGGCAGATGGTGATACAATTGTTGCTAATAATGGTGTATTCAGTGTCGGCTCTGTCGGCATTAGCAAGGTTTATGTTGAAAATGGCACTGAGCTTGTTCTAAATGGCGGCAACGCTTAATTATTGTTCGTAACTTAAAGGAGATTGATTAATATGGCTACTAAGACATTTAATACACGTATTTGTAATAAAATTGATACATTTGCCAATTGGACTAAAAATGATCCTGTTCTTTTAAAGGGCGAGATTGGTATTGCAGTTGTTCCAGCGTCCACTGGTGCTGTTAAGCAGGAACCGGCAATTTTAATTAAAATTGGCGATGGTACTAAGAAGTTTAGTGAACTTGAATTTGTTTCTGGGAAAGCCGCAGATATTTATGATTGGGCAAAAGCAGCAAATAAGCCTACGTATAAAGCTTCTGAAATCAGTGGTTTGTCTGATTATATTTCTACTGAGATTCAGGATACTGATACACAGTATAAACTAGAGGCAGACAAAGATAATGGTAGAAAGTTCTATTTATATTCTAAAGTTAAAGGTGGGAATTTTGGCACTGATCCTGTAAGTACCATCGAAATTCCTGAGACTGTTGATACTCTTGCTACTGGTACTGCTAATGGTACTGTCAAGTTTAATGGCACAGACGTTGCGGTGAAGGGACTAGGTTCTGCTGCTTACACCGATTCTACTGCCTATGATGCTGCTGGATCAGCAGACAATGCATTGGCTGCTGCAAAGACTTATGCCAATGGAAAGGATGCCGCTATTACTGCTGCACAGAATGCTGCTGATAATGCCAAAGCTGCTGCCGACGCTGCACAAAAGGATGTTGACGCGCTCGAAGGCAAAGTTGGTACAGTCACTGAAGGCAAGACTGTTGTTCAGATGATCGCTGATGCTCAGGCCGCAGCAACTTATAATGATACAGCGGTTAAGAAGAGCATTAAGGCAAATAAGGATGCTATTGACAAGCTAAATGGGACTTCCGCAGTTGAGGGTTCTGTTGATAAGAAGATCGCTGATGCTATTAATGATTTTTCTACTAAAGTTAGTGATGATCAGACTGTTAACACTTTTAAAGAACTAATTGACTATGCTGCTGCTCACAAAGGTGAATATAGCACATTGTCTGGTGATGTACAGGCTAACAAGACTGCTATTGCTACTCTAAACGGGAAGGAAACAGTCGTTGGTTCTGTAGCCAAGACTGTCAAGGATGCTGTTACATCCGCGCAGGACACTCTTCAGAGTCAAATTGATGGTAAGGTTAATAAGGTTGATGGTAAGGTACTATCTACAAACGATTATACTACCGACGAGAAGAATAAGCTAGAAGGTATTACGGCAGGTGCTCAGGTTAACGTTATTGAAACGGTTAAAGTTAATGGAGTAGCTTTAACTCCTTCTTCTAAGGCAGTCAATGTTGTTGTTCCTACTGGCGCTCTTGCTAGCAAGGATGAGGTTACTAAGACAGATCTTGCTTCTGCTCTAAAGACTGAAATTGAAGGCAAGCTAAACTCTTCTGCTGTTACTGGAGACCTTCTAACTCATAATGCTGCTGAGTTTGCTACAGCTAATCACAACCATGATACTGTTTATTCTAAACTAGATCACAATCATAAGATTGAGGACTTAAATCAGGATGCATATATTATTTTTGACTGTGGAACATCATCCACAATGATCTGAGCGGCATAGCCTCTTCGAATATTCAAGTAGTTTTTTCTATTAGATAGGAGAGGTTTATGCCTCTCCTATTTTTTTTACATATTTTGCAAGAGGGGTGAAATAAAGAATGCCATTTATAAATAAAGTTACGGTTAGAGGCAAAACATATAATTTAGAGAACTTAACAGATGGAACGCATGTTGTGAAGCTCCCAACTTTAAATGGTGATGATGTGTTTGTTACTGAAAAGACATTGAGTCAGGGAATAAAAGTATCATCACTTACAAATGGGACATATACTGTTGGTTTGCCGACTTTAACTAAAAATGATACGCTAGTTGTTCAAAGCGAGTTAAATCAAATTGATAACAATAAAGTGGATAAAGTATCGGGAAAGGGATTATCCACGAATGATTATACAGATGCAGATAAAAATAAACTTAGTAAATTAGAAAATTATGAACTCCCTGTAGCAGCTACAAATACACTTGGTGGTGTAAAAGTTGCACAAAAAACTGAAGACATGACTCAGGAAATTGGTGCAGATGCAAATGGAAGATTATATACAAAGTCAGCAGAAGATGTTGTCAATACAGCATTAGAAAATTTTCATTCTTATAATATCGAGGTTGTTGATGAACTTCCAGATACGCCTGAAGATTATACATTTTATTTGGTGCCAAAAGCGTCTGGAAATGGTTATGAAAAATATTGGTGGATCACTGATAATGATGGTAATCAAAAGTGGGATGAGTTTAAGGGGTCTTCTACAGTTGTAGTTACAGAGCTTCCTACAAATGGTGATGCAGAAACAGATTATATCCTGCATTCAGGTGATGGATGTTTTTATTATAAATGGATTGATAATGAATGGAAGATGATCGCTGGAACTATGGCGAATGTTGTTGAATCTCTTCCTGATAGTGGAAATGAGTTCACTGATTATTATGTCAAAAATAGTGAAGGATTATATGTCCATTATCGTTATATTAATGGCAACTTCTGTATTATTGGTGGAGACTCGTATGATAAATCGCAAATAGACAGCAAAGTTTCTTCTTTAAAGTCAGACATTGATACAAATACTACAAATCTTAGCTCATTAAGCCGTACAGTAGATGGGATAAGACAAGATGTTGACAGTATTGATACCGAAGGTTACACATATTATGCTACATATGGAAATGCAACTCTTACAACTGGAGAAGAAGCCAAGAATGTATTTACACTCTATGAAGTCAAGAATGAAAAAGAAGCAGTTAAAAGTCAGTTTGTAATTACTGGTGGAGGCGGTGGAGGCACTACAACTACCACTTTAAAGGTTGAGCGTATTACTGAATCCCCAGTTGTTGTTACCACAACAGATAAGGTGGAAATAAAATTTAATTATTCTTCGATAGATAGCGATGGCGAGTCTGTAGATGGCACATATAGTTGGAAGCTTGGAAGTTCAATTATTGCGTCTGGGGCACTAGTTCAAGGCGAGAATACTTTTGATGCAACTGAATATGTCAATATTGGAACGCAGAAACTTGTTTTAACTGTTACTGATGCGGCAGGGAGCGTCGTAGTTAAATCTTGGACGGTTCAGAAAGTTGACGTAAGGCTAGAGTCTTCTTTTAATGACAAGATTACTTATGGTGTAAATACTTCTGTAAACTTTACTTATACTCCTTATGGAGCAATTAATAAAACTGTGCATTTTAAACTTGATGGCGTAGAGTTGAGCCCTGTATCCACAAGTTCTTCTGGCACTTTACAGTCATATACATTGCCAGCTCAAAGTCATGGAGCACATTTACTTGAGTGCTATATTACAGCAACCATTAATGGCAAAAACATAGAAACAGATCATATCTTTAAAGACATTATTTGGTATGACGAGAATAGTGACATCCCTGTGATTGGATGTATTTATAGAAATGATTATTACGGTAAAGTTGAAGCAAAGCAATATAATTCAACAAGTATCCCATTCTATGTATTTGATCCAAAAACGGCAAATCCAACAATTACAAGAAGCGTCGATGGAAAGGTTGTTGCCACTCAAACTATGTCTGGTACATCAGATGTTTGGGTATATAAATCTTCTGACGTTGGTGAGCATACACTTACTATTACTTGTAGAAATACAACATTGACAATTATAATGAATGTCAAGGAGCTTGGCATTACAATTGAGCCAATTACAGCAAATCTTGCATTCGATTTTAATCCAACTGGACTATCAAATAGCGATGAAGATAGATTGTGGCAAGATAGTAATACAAATGTCAACATGACTGTTTCTGACAATTTTGACTGGTCGAATGGTGGCTATCAGATAGATAGTGATGGCAATCAGTATTTTTGCATAAAAGCAGGAACTACTGCAACTATAAATTACAATTTATTTGAAAGAGATGCGAGCATTTATGGCTCTGAGTTTAAGTGTGTTTTTAAAACTACGAACGTTAAAAAAGCAGATGCGACATTCTTGACTTGTCAAGCTGATTCTACTGTAGTCGGATTGCAAATGAATACTCATGAGGCATATTTGAAGTCTAGCATTAAGAGTTTATATATTCCTTATAGTGAGGAAGATGTTATTGAGTTTGAGTTTAACATTAACTCACTTGATAAAGATAACCCGGATGCGACGGCAGTTATTATGAGTTATGAAGATGGTGTTGGTTTAAGACCAATGATTTATGATTCAACTCATAGGCTGCATCAATATGAGCCAGTACCTATTACAATTGGATCTAGTGATTGTGATGTTCATATTTATCGTATGAAGGCATACACTACTGCATTAACTGATTCTAATATTCTTTCTAACTTTATTGCAGATGCAAGAGATTCTGATGAAATGATTGCAAGATATAATCGTAATCAGATTTATGATGAAAACAACGCTTTAACTCCTGAGTCTGTAGCAAATGCTTGCCCTCAATTGAGAGTTATTAAGATTGAGTGTCCTCATTTTACTAATGATAAGAAGGATTATGTTAAGAACACAAATGTTGAATGTATTTATAAGGGCGGAGATCCTGTTCTCGACAACTGGAAATTTATTAATTGTTACCATGCGGGGCGAACGTAAAACTTGCCCCTTGTATATGGAAACATATACATAAGAAGTGCGAAAGAAATCTGGAATGCTGAAACGCAAATCAGAATGGAAGGCTATGCTTAAAAACATAGTCACATGCAACGCATAGATTCTGAACCTCTTATTATAAGAGAATATAATGAATCCACGAGTTCGCACTGCCTACGGCTATAATAGCTATGGCAAAAAGATATGCTGAACTTATACAAAATAAATAAAAATACTTTTATAAATAGATATAAACTGGGGGTGTTTACATGGAAGAAATTTGGAAACCTATAGGATATGATGGTTATGAAGTAAGTAACTTAGGCAGAGTAAAAAGTTACAAATATGATAAAATTAATGGAAAAATAATGAAGCCATATAAAGATACTAAAGGGTATTTGCAGATAGATTTACAGCTAGACGGCAGAAAAAGAGAAAATAGAGTTCATCTAGCCGTACATAGACTTGTTGCAATGGCTTTTATCCCAAACTCTGATAATTTACCACAGGTCAACCATAAAGATGAAGATAAAACAAATAATTGTGTAGATAATCTTGAGTGGTGTACAAATGATTATAACGCACATTATGGGACGCATATAGAACGTGTTGCAGAGAAGACAAGAATGCCTATTTATTCTGTAGATAAACAAGGGAACATTGAACATTTCTCCGGTGTTAGAGAAGCTGATAGAATTGTGTCTGGTAAAGAATATGGAATTTCTGCTCCAATTAGTATGTGTCTAAATGGTAAGCGTAAAACAGCTTATGGAAGACAATGGTTTAGAGAGACAGAAAATTAATAAAGTATTTTTATTTATGTAAGTATAAGAACTAAAGGATAAAAAGCCTTTAGGATAACAAAATTGAAGGTACGACTTCCAATGAATATGGATATGCCGGTAGAAACATTGATATCATTATGTGTGCAGATGGTAAGAATCAGATTGTTAATAAGATTCCTTTAGATCCAGAATATGTTACAGAGCTTATTCTTGGAGATGGAACGAAGTATAGTGATGGCTCTGGTAAAGTAAGTCTATCTAGAACTTCTGTACCAAACAACTGGTTTAATTTAAAAGTCAATATTGCTTCTTCTGAGAATGCGAATAATGCATTATTACAGAAGAGATTTAATGATTATCTACCATATAAAACTGTCGCTATGGAGAAAGATCCAAGATGTAAGAATAGCATGGAGTTTTATAACTGTGTAATATTTATCAAGGAAACTGATCCTGACATCTCCAAGCATAGAGAGTTCAAGGATAACGATTGGCATTACTACGCTTTGGGGAATATTGGAGATAGCAAAAAAACAGACGCCACGAGAGTTAATGACGTAAAAGATTTGAAAGAGTATGTTATTGAGGTAAGTGATAATACACTACCAAATAGCACGTTTCAAACTGGTGTTACAGATAGCAATGGTGACATGGTTTATCCTATCACCAAGGAACAATGGAAGGCAGGGAACCCTGCTTATGATTCTCTGTATAATGATTGGGACGGCTCTTTTGAATTTCGCTATGATATGGGCGGAGAAACCAAAGATGGTGCAAGTTTAGCTACATCTGAGGAAAAAGAAAAGCAGAGACTTGCCAATAAACAAGTGTGGAGAGACTTCTATGAGTGGGTAATTACGTCTACTGACGAGGAGTTTGTAGAGCAACTTGGTGATTGGGTGATCAAGGATTCTGCTCTGTATTGGTATTTATTTACTGAAAGATACACAATGATTGATAACCGAGCAAAAAACTCTTTCTACCATTATGCGAAATGTGCTGATGGTAAATATCGTTTTGAGCTATGGGACTATGATAACGATACAGGACTTGGAATAAATAACTCCGGCGAATTAACAATGACTTATGGCAAAGAAGACACCGATTATAGAACAGAAGGCGATAAGTCTTCAGGCTACATTTTCAATGCAGCAGACAATGTATTTTGGTGTAGGATACGTGATTTATTCCACGATGAGCTTGCCGTAATGTATCAAACTCTTGAAGGAGAAGGTTGCTTTAGTGCAACATCTCTAATTAATGAATTTGACAATTGGCAAGCACAATTCCCAGAAGAACTTTGGAGACTTGATATTGAGCGTAAGTATTATAGAACATATCAAGGTGGTGGCCTAAATGGTGGTTTAGAGCCAGAGCCAACTCCTCGTTTCTTAGCGTCTATGATGAATGGTCGTAAAAAGTATCAGCGTAGACAGTTTGAGCGTGACCAAGCTGCTTATATGGGAACAAAATATTTGTCCACAACTGTTAAAGCAGACCAGATCATGTTTAGATGTAACACTCCTTCTGATGTTGTTGTGGCACCTAATTATACGTTAAATATTGTTCCATATTCTGACATGTATTTGTCTGTGTTATTTGGTAACTCTCCAAGTGCTCAACAGATTCGTGCAAAAGCAGGGCAATCATATGAGATTGAATGCCCACTTACTAAGATGGACGATACGGCGGTATTAATTTATTGTGCTTCACGTATTCAGGCGCTTAATGATATTTCTGCATGTTATATCCATGATAATGATTTTTCAAAAGCTTCTAAGCTCCAGAAATTAATTATTGGTAATAGCACGGCGGGATATTCTAATGCGTTCTTGACCAATTTAAATCTTGGTAACAATGCATTGCTTGAAGAATTAGATATTCGCAATTGCCCGAACCTAACTGGTTCTATTAATCTTTCAAGTTGTGGTAATCTAGAAAAGTTTTATGCTGAAGGCACTGCAATTACTGGCGCATTATTCGCTTCAAATGGTAAAATCGCTCTTGCTTATTTACCAGCTAGTATTAACAGTTTGACATTTAAGAACTTAAAATATCTTACTGATTTACAAGCAAGTTATGATAATCTTGAATCTTTAACTGTTGAGGACTCTGTTGTCGATGAGTACGCGATTGTAACAGACGCAATTGATACATTACAAATTTTACGTTTAGTAGGTATTAATTGGACTGTTACTAATACTGATTTGTTGAATAAAATTGTCAAGATGAATAGTAGCGTGCTTGCTGGTAGTGTGCATATTGCTGGACAGGTTAGACAGAGAGAATTGGATAGTTATGCAAATGCATGGAGTGATCTGGTTGTTACTTATGATGGTATTATTACGCAGTATAAGTTAACGTTTATGAATTCGGATGGCACTCCGATTAAGGACAAGAAAGGCAATGCATATGTCCAATATGTTGACCAAGGCGGAAAAGCAATTGACCCTGTGGTCAGTGGAGAAATCGACATTCCAACTATGCCAAGTACGGCACAGTACAATTATACTTTCTCAGGATGGGAAGGTATTGATGAAAATGTATTGAATGACAGAACTGTTACTGCTAAATATACTACAAGTATAAGAACTTATAAAGTTCGCTGGTTAAAACAAAGTGGAGTTGTTTTGAAGACATTAAATGATGTTGAATATGGTTCTTGTGTTGAATACAATGGGGATTATCCCACTATGACAGACAATGAGGATTCATATATTTATAACATTTTTACTGGTTGGGACAAGAGCACAGGCTTTATTACTGGTGATACGGATGTTTATGCAAAATGGAGCACGCAAAATGGATTACCAGCATCTGGCACTGATTTGAAGGATATGACGCCTGTTCAGATCTATGCTATTGCAGCCGCTGGGAAAGCAAATGATTATTTCGAACAGAAAGACTATATTGATGTGCGTGTTGGACAAGATTTTTCATTTACGAACGTAAAAGACAATATGCTTGGAGATGAGCTTACTTTTGATGGAACTAGTTCAAAAGTAGTAGATTCTGGAATCAAGCTATTTGGTGCAGATTCTGGTTCATTTACAATTGCTATAGACTTTGAATTTGATGAAAACTCTGCAGATGCGACATTGTTATCATGCTTTGAGTATGATGGATCCGAAGGATTTAGACTTAAATACAATGGATCAAATCCAGAAATCCAATGGGGCAATACAAGTCAAGTGGTTGGCAAAGGTAAGCAAAGAGATATTGTTGTTCTTCGTTATCGCAAGGGCGAAGATAAACTTTATGTATATTCCTTTAATGGTGGAGCTTCTTCTACTGGTACATATGCGGACGAAATCACATATACAGAGTTGACTCGTAATCGTAGTACTAATACAGAAGCCACAATTATGCTTGGCGGATTTAAATTCTTATCCAATGGCGCTATAGATGCTGTTACACTTGGTAAGGGAAAAATTCACTGGGCTAAAGTTTGGTTGGATGATATTGGGGATTCTGCTGCTAGAAGTCTTGCAGCATGGCCTCATGAAACTTGGCGCTATGAATATTGTGGAGATAAGAGATATAGATTCGCGGCAGATTCCAGTAAGATAACTGGAGCATCATTTATTCCAACGAGGTTATTATCTCTTGGACATGGCATGAATGCAGCAAACACTAATATTGGTGGTTGGAACGATTCTGCCATGAGGAAATTCTGTAATGGTAGAGTTTATGATGCATTTCCGACTGAGTGGAAGTCAATTATAAAACAAGTTCAGATCCCTGCAAGTGCAGGAAATAGATCATCTGAAATTGTTTATTCAAAGGACTACGTATATCTACCATCTTATGTGGAAATATTCGCCACGGATGAAGATCCATATGCGTCTGAAGGTAAAATTATTACGTTCTTTAATACTGATGCAGACAGAATTAAGACAATGAATGGAGCTGCAAGTATTTGGTACTTACGTTCGGCTGACGTTAGTTATAATACGTACTTTAAAGTTGTGTCTGCGCAAGGTAATATGACTGGTTATGTTGTATCGAGTAGATCTTTGGGTGTATGCCCATGCATATCTATTTAATGGAGGCGAGTGTAGATGAAATATTACAAATTGATTAGCAATAATGAATTCATTGGAATCGGCACTTCGTTTGATATGCGTAAATTCCAAAAGAAACATGGCATTTTCTTAGTGTGTGATGAGTCTGAAGCTCAATACATTCAATGTAATGGGAAAATGTATCGTGCAATATGGATGGCACCTAAAGATCCTGATGCGCAAGATGTCCCTATCATTGATGTAATAGAAATCGTCCAATCAGACTATAAGGCGCTTTATGATGCAATTAAGTCCAATGAAGAGATTCAGATTGATATTGAACCTGATACAACAGAGAAAGAGGAAAGTACGGACGTTGATGAATTAGAAAAAATGACAATTGGTTATATTAAAGATTCTAAAATCAAGGAAATGAAAACAAATTGCAACAAAATGATTACAGATGGCTTTGATATAACGCTCAGTGATGGCGAATTACATCATTTTTCATTAACTGTGCAAGATCAATTAAATTTGATTACATCTTCTCAAATGATACTAGATGGTTCAAAAACAATACCTTATCATGCCGATGGCGAACAATGCAAATATTATACTTCTGCTGATATGGAGCAAATTATTGCAAAAACGAATGCATTTAAGACATATCATGTTTCATATTTTAATTCATTAAAGATGTATATTAGCTCGTTGCGCAGTGTGGATAAAGTTACTGCTATATCTTATGGAATTAGTATTCCAAAAAAATATCAATCAGAAGTTTATATTGCATTGAAGCAAGAATTTGAGAGGTAATTAATGTGGCGAGAGGTGCTTATTAAAGTGCCTCTCGTTTTATAATTCGCAAAAAATAGTGGAGGTGAAAAAATGCCTTACATAAATACTATTGATATTAATGGTACAATTTATAATTTGGAAAATTTGACAGATGGTAATCATGTTGTTGATTTACCTGCATTACAAAAAGATGATACTTTCGTATTACAAGGGGACGTTGTAGATAATTTGACAGGACGTTATGCTAATAAACCACTTTCTGCTCAGCAAGGGTTTGTTTTAAAAAACAAAGATGATGAGTTAGACAATAAGATTTCAGATTTAACAACCAAAATTACCAACCTGTCTGAAAATACAAATAAAAAAGATACAGAACTTGATAATAAAATAAGTGCATTATCTACCAGCTCAAGTAAACAAGATCAAGCATTAGACGCGAAGATTTCACAGTTAAGAAAAGACATGGGCACTAATGATGAATCTACGTTGTCAAGTGCAAAAACCTATGCAGAGGGGCAATGTAATGCAGCGCTTACTTCTGCAAAGGGATATACTGATAATGCTATTTCGGTAAGTACGAAAGAGACAAATTCTAATTTAGATAAGAAATTAGATAAAACAGGTGGCCAAGTTACCGGTGCTTTAGAAGTCGCTGGTGTTTTAACTGCTGATCAAAAATTGCAAGCCAAATATGGCGTTACTATCTGTCAGCGAGGGGATATATCAAAAGAGATTACAGCTTTATGTACTGGTGAAAATGCAGGCAAGTTTGTTGGTAAAACTGAAACAAATTTGGCAAGAATGGCTGTCGCTACTCCTGTTAATGATGATGATGCGGCAAATAAAAAGTACGTTGTAGATGCCATAAAAACTGGTGGCTTTGGGGCCCTTGATGGTGCAACGTTTACTCCATCTGTTTCTTCAGATGGCGTTTTAAGTTGGACAAATGACAAGGGCAAAACTAATCCCGCAAGTGTTAATATAAAAGGGCCAAAGGGAGACGCATTTACTTATGCTGATTTTACATCAGCACAGCTTGAGGCATTAAGAGGCCCAAAGGGAGATAAGGGAGACCCATTGTCTGTTTTGGAAGCATATCCAATCGGTGCTATTTACATCAGCACGAATGCAACAAGCCCGGAGACTTTGTTCGGTGGCACTTGGAGGCCAATTCAGGGAAGATTTTTGCTTGCAGCAGACAATACTTATAAAGCAGGTTCAACTGGCGGTGAGGCAACACACACATTAACGAAAAACGAAATGCCGAATCACCAACATAGCATTTGGTTCCCAAACGATGGCGGCGAACAGAGCGCGGAAATCGGCTACCCGGAGGCCGGGAGTAAGAATACATATTATGCAGAGGCAAGCAAAACAGCCGACGCTGGTGGCGGAGCCGCGCACAACAATATGCCTCCTTATCTTGCAGTGTATGTCTGGGAGCGTGTAGAATTGCCGCCTGAAGCAACGGACTAATATTCTTGTTTATAAAACAAATAATATGGAGGGAATATTATGCCGAATAAAATATTTAATATACGCCTGAGAAACAAACGAGATACTGAAGCAAATTGGGAGAAAAAGAATCCACTAATTTTAGATGGCGAAATAATAGTTGTTACTACAACAAGTGGTGAGACCAGAGTAAAAATTGGCGATGGTGTGAAAACTTATACTCAATTGCCATTTCTAGATGAAGTTTTAAAGAATGAAATCAATAATAAGGCAGCAATTGATGCAGGAGTATATACTGCTGTTGCATCCAGTTCTGATGGCGTGGCATATACTGCGACAGTTCCGGGAATTGAGTCTTTGAGCTCAGGAGCAAGTTTTATTATGATTCCAGATAAAACTAGTGCAAGCAAAGAGCCAACAATAGATGTTAATGGACTCGGAGCTAAAAAGATTAGACGTAGATTAAGTGCGATTACAACAAGTTTGCAATCTGGATATAGTAATACTTGGATATCTATTAATAAGCCATTTCAAATTGTGTATGATGGAACTGCGTGGGTTGTAGAAGGTATGCCTAAGCCAGTTGGTGCAGATGTATATGGTGCAGTACCTCAAGCTACAGCAGATGCATCTGGTAATGTTATTACAGACACTTATGCAACAATTGCTATGCTGCAGAACATGCTTCCGAAAGTTACTACAATTACGTTGGCGTCAGGCTGGAATGGAACCGCAAGTCCATATTATCAAGATGTTACACTTAGTTGTTGTACAGAAAATAGTGTTGTTGACCTCCAACCAACTCACGCACAGCTTGCATCTTGGCAGGATAGTGGATTGGCATTTACAACTCAAAGCGGGAATGGAACCGTTCGAGTTTATGTGGCTGGTGGTAAGCCTAGTGGCTCTATATCTATTCAGGTTAAAGTGCAGGAGGTGGTTGTCGTATGAGTGGTTTATATGGCAATCCAATAATGGCATCATCGGCATTAAATACTGTACTTCTTGAGGATGAGAATGGGAATGAAATTGCTACTGGAGTAGTGGTTGGAGAAAAGACTATCTTTACAGCAACTCAAAGTGATGTTAAAGTTGGAAAAATTTTTGCATCTGATGAAGGCGTTCAAGAAGGAACTGATACTAAAATATATAGAACTGAAATTGGTTCTTGCGCAATTTTGCCAAATGAGAGCTTTTCTATTCCATTTAAACAGTATGATCAATATAATTATACAAAATTTAGTGCAATGATATCTGGCTTTAATACGACAGTATCTGATAGCACATCTGTAGTGAAAGTTGTAATAAATGATGCGGTGTACGCAGTGAATTCAACAGTTAAATTGGCAGATGTAACAAAAAATACACTAACAAAGTCAATTGATTTAAATATTATAAATGATACTAATAGCACTTATGTTATACATTATAGTACTTACAAGGAGGAATAAAAATGGCAACTAGGCGTTATGGTTTTAAATACGCAACAGTCCGAGAAAATGGCATGTGTGATAGCGTAAGAGACACTACAAATTACATTTTAGATCCATATTATATTCCAATTGAGGACGACTCTTTACCGTATCTCTTGAAATATTATCATCCAATTCCTGAAACAGTGACTAGTTTTGATGATTTCCAAGGCAAGTGGTATTACGATGCAGAATTTACGCAAGAAGTTGCAGAATTAAATACCTAACATAAACATACTTAACCAATGATGAAACCTTTTTATATCTAAAGGAGGAATCCCAATGAACGGTACATTTGATCCAACATATAGCTCCAATCAGATTTGGATGGATACAAATATAAATGAATGTCTTACAACTCATTTAGAGGGCATTGAAGGAGATGTTTCTTCTCTGCAATCCAATAAAGCAGATGTAAATCATACTCACAGCTATAACGATTTAACTGACAAGCCATCTATACCAGTTATTCCAACTTCTCTTCCAGCGAATGGTGGTAATGCGGACACAGTAGATGGTAAACACGCAAGTGATTTTGCGGCGAGTTCTCATACTCACAATAAGTCTCAAATTTCTGGGTTAATTGAACCGTCTGATTATGTTGTAGCTTCTGGCCCTTCTGGAAAGTGGACATACAGAAAATGGAATAGTGGAATTTCTGAGTGTTGGCGGCAGATCACTGGAACGATTACTCATTATAGCACGTGGAATGGATTCAATGCATTTTCAGGCAGTGCAGATTGGCCTACCGGTTTGTTTATTACAAATCCTACAGCTATTTATAATTGTTATATTGGCTCAGGATATGCTATTGCTGCTAGAGGTGGATTATCAACTACGACAAAATTTAGATGGGAAGCTCTTGGTACGGATGGAGATTCTAATATTGGATATGGAATTTATGTCTATGCCATAGGTAGATGGAAGTAACGTTAGGAGGTATGCAACATGGATGGAACATTTGATCCTATGTATTCGAGTAACAATATTTGGATAGATACTGATATGAATTCCTGTTTGACTAATAATTTGGAAGATATTGAATCGGAAATTTCATCTTTACAAACAGGCAAAGCAAATTTAAATCATGTGCATACTGAGTACGCACCAATAAGTCATACTCATTCTGATTATGCTACTACATCTCATAAGCATTCTGCGTTAGATATCACAAGTGGAACTCTACCAATATCTAAAGGCGGCACTGGGGCAAGTACTGTTAATGGTATATTAACTAATATTGGCAATATTGGGAAAGTGTATTCTGCTACGCCAAACAGTAAATCTGTCGCAAAAATGGAGATGACAACGATTGCATCTTTAACGTTGCCAGTAGGTACTTATGCTATTGTTGGCAATCATCAATGGGAAGTAAATGGCACTGGATGTATGTATATTTCTAGATTAACTAAATCTGATGATAGTGTTGTTTATTGTATTGTGAGAAGTGATATGATTGGCGGTGGTGGTGCTGTTGCTGCTACAATAGTAGAACTGACAGAACAAACTACCATTAAATATGAAACTTATCATCAGTACACTGCAGCAACTAAGGCAGAGGCAATCCGCTTGTCTGCAGTCAAGATTAAATAAATTAAACATATGAGGTGCAGGGCTAACTACTCTGCACCTTTTAAACATTAAGAATAAGGAGGGTGATGTAAAAAATGTCAACAAAAAAATTACAAATTGTAACTCCTATTGTAACATCAGTTAATGGACAAACTGGTGATGTGACACTGACGAATGGATCAAAATCTCTTGGACTTACATCTGCATCTGTCGGTCAGATACCGAAAGTGAAGGCGGTTGACAGCAATGGTGTGCCTACGGAATGGGAACCTGTGGAGTTGTCTTCCAGTGGCGGCACAGGCAGTATGAAAAAGTTAACATTCACCGGTGCGGCCACAGGTGAATATGATGGCACTATTGATGTTAGCGTTGATATACCAAGTGATGTATATGTTGTCCAACTTGATACAAATAACACTTTGGTTAATGATTTTGACGAATTAGCAAGTGCAATAAATAGTCACAAAATTATAATGTTATCGCTTGATGGGGACATATATCCTGTTGTTGATACGCACGATAACTTGGGCAATTTAAACAATCCTAAAGAGATTGTCTTGCTTTGTATGTCAGGTGAAACGGTCATTGCCTTTACTATTGATAAAAATACTAAAAAATGTACCATCAACGGTTATTATGTTTGTCTTATGGAAATATCTGATCGTGTATCTGGTGTAGTATATTTCGATAAAGATACCGGGTTATGTTCTACTAAAGATAGCATTTCTCCCATCGCTACATCTTCAACCGCTGGCACAATCAAAGTTGGCAACGGATTGTCAATCTCCGACGATGGAACGTTGTCTGTAACAACTGCCACCTACTACACTGGCACTTCAGACCCGGTTGACACTCTTGGTGCAGATGGCGACTTATACTTGAAAACGGAGGGATAACAGGTGAGCGAAAATACTAATTTAACTTATAATGATTTCTCCGCAGGATATACAGCCGGAGATGGAATGACAATTATAGATGCACAAACCACTCTTGAAGATATTATGAATTGGGTTTTTAGTGGCAAGTCATTGTGGTTCTATGACGGTCAAAAATATAGAATTATTATCCGCTTCGAAGATATTGAAAATGGTGCAATAATTTATTGCTTTGATGATAGTGGTAAGATTATTAGTCATCAGTTCGGCGGTGATAGCTAATGGCAACAGTTGTTCAAACTACACTGCAAATTTCTGAAACCACTGTAGAGCGATATTGCACTGCTGATGGACTTAGTTTAAATACTGGTGGATATGCCATCAGATTGTATTTAAATGGTCATACTCATGGATCAGCAATTCTTAATGATACGGCAAAAGAAGTTTTGTACCCCTCTGCCACAGCACATCCGTTTAAGATTGACTCATTTATGAGAGCTAATAAATCTGGCGGAAGTATGACAATTAGTTTGCAGTTTGGTGGGACTGATGTACATTCGGAGTCAAGCGGTTGGGGAACTGGATTAAAAGATAAAACAAAAGAAGGAATTGTTGATTCAGTTGTAATCAATAGCAATCGCTCAACAGAAATCAAATGGCATATTAAAGGTTCTTCGACAGTATCTAGGTTTAGCATTGCATCAACCAAATTAACATTTTATTTTAATCAATATACAATGCAATCTTTGGTTGGAGATAATGCTAATGGCGTACAAGAAGCAATTGTCTCTAATGCGTCTCCATACCAAGGAGATACAGTTGTATTTACACCAAAATTAGTACAAGGCGCTACTTGGGTTGGTTGGTATTCAGATGCTGCTTGCACGAATCTTGTAAGCACAGATCAAAATTATTCTGTCAGTCCGACATCTGATTTGACATTATATGCCAAGGCTACACATGATGCAGAACTATTTACATGTGCGGCAGTTGCTGGCGTAAACATATCGTCTGTTAGCGTAAGCGACTCAACAGTTCCAGCGAATGGTAGTTGCACTTTCTCTGCGACAGCTAATACTGGATGTACTTTTGAAGGATGGTATTCAGATGAGAGTTGCACAAATTTAGTGAGTGCAGAGAATCCTTATACAGCTATTATTATTGCGAATACGACGCTATATGCAAATGCTAATTTAAGTAATTTGAATATTAGCGTTGGACAGGCAGAGCATGGTACGGCCAGCGTTAATGCGTCTGTCATTAACTATGGAGATAATGCAACATTCACGTTCACTCCTGAGAGTAATGATTATGAACTGTATGGTTGGTACGCGGATGAAGGCTTAACGCAGTTAGTTAGTGAAGATAATCCATATACCTGTACGCCAACAACGGATTATAAATTATATCCGAAATCAGGCGTCGTAATGTATACAATTAAATTAACACGTGGATTAAAAGGGGTTGCGGGACAACCCGGTACATGGACTTTGAAAATTGCCGCATTATATTACGATCAACTAACTTATGATGAAAAGCGATATATTAAAACTGGCGAATTCGATAAAATTGAATCATCTAAAGTGTATGGGCAAATAACAAAAACTGGAGTTGACATGATAGCAGCAATCAAAACATCGTTGCAAGTTCCAGCCAACACCACGTGTGCTATATGGTGTCAACTTTCAGGTGCTCCGGCAACGTGTTTCGCGGAAAGCGGAGACATTAGTCTTGGCGAAAGAAATATGTTGACATATTGGCCATATTATATTTTTACTCCGACACAGGACAAAGAATATTTTTGTTATTACTCATCTAGCGGCGCATGCATTTGTACTGCTATTGCAAAGGGTGGAATTGAATATGCCGATGCAACGACACCCACATTTGCTGGAAAAAACGCGATGTTTACGGCAATAGTTAAAGAAGGATATACATTCGAAGGTTGGTATTCTGACGAAGGATGTACGACTTTTATAAGCTCTGATAATCCATTGTCTATAACCACTCCTTCTGTTAATAAGGATTCTGCAGACCCACAGGATGGTGAGGCAACGACGTCGGAGTTGACTTTATATGCGCGGGCACGGTCAATAACTGGGAGATCTGATATGCTGTATTTCAAGGTCAATGGGTTATATAAATCCGCGACAAAAGTCTATAAGAAAGTGTCCGGCACTTGGGTTGAGCAAACAGACTTGCCAGCTATATTCTCTGGCGAATCAAGTGGAACAGCTTCTAACTATGTATATGGTGGGAGTGTGTAAAAAATGAAGAAAAAAATTTCAATAGAGGTTCTGGTTGCTGCCAGTGCCTCTTTTATATATTAAAGGAGGTTATGTGGATGGCAAATAAAATATTTAATATACGTGTCAAGAATAAACGTGATACCGAGGCAAATTGGAAAAGTAAAAACCCAGTTCTTCTTGATGGAGAGATTATCATTGTCACAACCACATCCGGTGACACACGTTTTAAAGTTGGAGATGGCAAGAAGACTTATAATCAGCTTCCTTTCCAAGATCAAAAGACAAGAGATTTGATTCCGTCAGTAGATTCTAGTTTAAGCAGTACGTCAACAAACCCTGTGCAAAATAAAATTATTAAATCTGAGTTGGATAAAAAGGCAGAAAGAGATGTTGTTAATACAACTACGAATGGTCTAATGTCTGTTGCTGATAAAAAGAAGCTGGATGGGATCGCTGCTGGAGCGAATAAGATCACTGTTGATACTTCATTATCAAGTACTTCTACTAATCCTGTACAAAATAAAATCATCAATTCTGCATTGTCTGGGAAGGCAGGTACTTCTGTTGCTACAACAGGCGCGAATGGTCTGATGTCTGCTGCGGACAAGAAAAAATTAAACGGAATCGCGAAGGGTGCGAACAAAACGGACGTAGATTCATCTTTATCTAGCGAATCTATTCGCCCTGTGCAAAACAGGGTGGTCAAATCCGAGCTGGATAACAAGTTAGATAAGTCAGGCGGTACTTTAACCGGCAATCTGACCGGGAAATACATCGCTGGCACGTGGTTACAAACTACGGAGGCAACTGACTTCGGCCGCACACCCGGCAAAATTGCCGTGCTGGATGAGTCTGGCTGGGTGTACTATCGAACGCCTGCAGAGATAAAATCTGATATTGGGGCAAATGGTTATTTGCCAACTGCTGGAGGTACGATGACCGGTGCAGTTACCACAAAGGGTATTAAGTTGACGTCCGGTACAGATTTTGGTTCAAGTTTACCATCAAGCCTGCAAAGTAACCAACTGTTTTTCCAAACGTTAGGGACTAATTATATTCTTGATAATGTATATCCGGTTGGTTCTATTTACATGTCGGTAAACAGCACTAATCCTAAAAATCTGTTCGGCGGTACTTGGGAGCAAATTCAAGGAAAGTTTCTATTTGGCATGAATAGTAATTATCCTGCTGGCTCTACTGGCGGTGAGATTACACACAAATTGACACAAGCTGAGATGCCAAAGCATAACCATATAATCTATACTCCAAATGCTGGCGGCCCGGATGTCGGAGCAGACATTGGTTTTCCGGAGGTAGGCAGCACAAACACATGGTGGGCAGCAGCATGTATGACAGGACAAACAGGTGATAACGAAGCGCACAACAATATGCCTCCGTACTTATCAGTTTATATCTGGAAGAGAACGAAATAATGAGGTGATTAAATGGCTTACCAAACAATATTAAGTGGGCAGCAATCAACGGCAGGATCACCTTATTGTATATATACAGTAGAGGTTGAGCCGTTTGGCAGAACTTCTTCCTCTATTTCTGTTAACGTTACAGTAACAGCACATTTGAAATCTTCACAGAGCTTTTTAGGATTAGCACACACACTTATAGGAACGCTGAATATCGCAGGCGCTGACATAGAAATTACAATAAAAGCTTCGAGTGAGTCTTGGACAGGTACCGCTAATCATACTTCTGCGGCATCTGGAACGATTAGCGGATTAGGTTCAACGGAAACTTCATTGCAAACATCATTCTCAGTTGTTAATACGTATGGCAATGCTGGTACAATGAGTACAGTAAGCTGTTCAAACCTATCTATACCTGGATATAGCAATCCTGTAAATACTATAAAAACGACTGCAATACCTAGCCTTTTAACAGGATATGATGGTGATAAGTTCTCATTTTCAACAACACCTTCTGGCGGGACAGGATACAACTACAGGTGGTACAAAGATGGCTCCGTCGTGAGTTCATCAAAAACATTTACAGGAACGTTATCGAATAGCAATTATGACGGATCGGTTATTTATTGTTTTGTATGGGATTCCACAGGAGGCAGCGTATATACTAACAAATGCCAAGTTAGAGTGGGAACTTCGGAAAGCAAAAAAACAGTTTCCACGCATCAAATAATTCCAGCAAGAGTCTATAATGGAAATAAGTTTTTATATGGAATTCCATTCGTTAAGAGCGGAAGCTCACTAATGTATTGTAACTGGACAATAAAAAAATAAATTATATTTAAAAATAAATTAAAATCACTATTGGAAATATGAATGTTATCCATGATGAATGAATTCGGATGTGGATTGACATGGCATATATTATAAAAATAATAAATTTATAGGAGGACAAGATTATGGAAATGTTAACTTTAATTATCTCTTTATCTATTATTATGTGGTACATCATTGATAGATTTAAGGAAATGTGGGAAGGAACCAAGTATGGTAAGTATATTACTATGTTTGTTTCTGCAGTATTCGCATTTGCCATTGCATTTGGTTTTGGTGTTGATATTATTTTGGCACTTGGTCTTGTGCAAGAAAGCTCTACGATTGGCACTGTGATTACTGCTCTTGCATTGATGTCTGGCAGCTCTGCTGTCTCCGAAATTATTGAAAGAGTTAAAGGCGGAAAGTAATATATTGAGGTGATTTAAATGGAAATTATTGAAGCGTTTGCGACACAAAATAAATGTTATAAGATTGGTTCAACATTTACTCCAAGTGGTTTGATGTTGCATAGCGTTGGATGTCCACAGCCTAGTGCTGCGGTGTTTGCTCGCAACTTCAACCAGTATCAGCCGGGTGGTCAATCAGTTTGCGTACACGCATTTATACAGGCAGATGGCTCTGTATATCAGACATTGCCTTGGTGGATGAGAGCATGGCACTGCGGTGGCGCTGCAAATAATACCCATATCGGCATCGAAATGACGGAACCTAGCTCTGGAATGAGCTATGCGGAAGCGGCTGAACAGATTGCTGGGACATATCACACAGCCGTGGAATTATTCGCACAGCTTTGCAACACTTATGGCCTTAACCCATTGGCGGACGGCGTGATTATTGGTCACGCAGAAGGTCATCGTAGAGGCGTGGCCAGTAACCATGCAGATCCAGAACTTCTGTGGAATACATATGGCATGGGTTACACTATGGACGGGTTTCGTCAGGATGTATATGAAGCCATGAACAAAAATAGTGGTAATGATGAAGAGGAGGAAGACGTAATGAGATACAATACTATTGATGATATTCCTAGCTGGGCAAGAGGCACTGTTAGTGAAATGATTGATGAAGGTTTCATTTCTGGCACTGGTGGAGGCAATCTTGATTTGTCTGCTGATATGATACGCATGCTGTATGTCATGAAGCATATGTTTGATGCATGCAATAAGCATTATGAGACAATCGAAGATATCCCATCTTGGGCGCGTGACACTGTGCAGCATTTAATCGACACTGGTGCAATTGCTGGCACTGGCAATGGCAAACTAGATATATCATACGATATGCTGCGCATGTTGGTTGTCTGTCAGAGAATGATTGATTCTAATCGTGGCACTGACAACAAGTAAAATTAATTTTATGAGCAAATAGCCTATGTGAAGTAGTTATATAGGCGAGGGAGTGTAGCAATACACTCCCTCATTTTTTATGGACAAAAAGGAGGGATAATATGAAAAAATTAAAAGGTGTTGATGTGAGCGAATGGCAAGGACAAATTGATTGGGATGCAGTAAAAAAGGATGAAATTGATTTTGCAATTCTTCGCTGTGGCTATGGAATGAACTTAGAAGAACAAGATGATATTTGGTTTAAAAGGAATGCTTTAGAATGCGAAAGAGTTGGTATGCCTTATGGTGTGTATCTGTACAGTTATGCAGATACAGTAGAAAAAGCTGCTTCGGAAGCAACACATGTACTTAGATTGATAAAAGGTCGTAAACTTGAATATCCCGTTTATTATGATTTAGAAGACGTTAATACTACTGGGAAATGTAGTCAAGATTTAATTCTTCAAATGTCTAAAAAATTTGTTGGCATTTTAGAAGACGCTGGTTATTGGGTTGGTATTTATGCCAATTTATATTGGAATGAGGCATATCTGACTGATTCTTGGTATGACACTAAGGCAAGATGGATTGCTCAATATAATTCTGAATGTCAGTATAACAAGGACTATGGAATTTGGCAGTATTCTAGTTCTGGAATTGTCAATGGTATTTCTGGATGCGTTGATATGAACATTTCTTATTTTGATTATCCTGCATTGATTAGAGAAGCTGGTAAAAATGGATTGACTTTTTCGCCAAGTCAAACAGAAACAGTTTATACTGTAAAATCTGGTGACACTCTTTCTGACATTGCCACAAAATATGGCATTACATATCAACAACTTGCTTCCTACAATGGAATTTCTGATCCTAATGTTATTTATATAGGACAAAAGATTCTTGTTCCAAATACTGAATCAGTTGTTGCTTCAGGTAAAACATTAGATGAAATTGTATTGGAGGTATATCGAGGCGAATGGGGAAATGGTTTAGAACGTCAAGCACGCCTTGAAGCAGCGGGATATGACTATCAAATAGTACAAAACAGAGTAGATGCTCTATACAGTTAATAACAAAAAATTGTATATCGTAGTTTAAAGGAGAAGCCACATGGTTTCTTCTTTTTATATTTAAAATTAGTGTAAATATGAATCTCTCGGAAAGGAGGAATTGTTATGCGTGTCATAAGTTTTGATCAAAGCACACGTCGTTCTGGTTATGCCATATTTGAAAACGGTCAATATATAGAATCTGGCGTTGTTGATATGAACAAGAGCAAATTAGAAACAGATAAAAGATCTTTTGAAATGGCGAAAGAACTTTGGAAGGTTATTAAAAAGTATAAGCCAGAGAAACTTGTTCTAGAAAATGTGCAACAACAATCGAACCCAGCGACTATGATAATTTTGGCAAGATTGGCTGGTATGATAATTGGTTATGCGGAAGCTCATAATGTCAATGTGCATATTTTGTTGCCAAGCCAATGGCGCAAAGCATTAGGATATTCTCAGGGGGCGAAAGTAAAACGCCAAGAGCTTAAGCAACAGAGTATTGATTATGTAAAAGAAAATTTTGGTCTTGATTTATCAGAAGATGAATGTGAAGCAATTTGCATAGGAGTTGCGGCGCATAAAATTTATAATTTCGCCAACGAAGAAGTTTGGGGCGAAGATTAAATATGAAAATTAATAACAAATTATTATTTAATATATAAAAATTTTTAAATTATGGAGGAAAAGGTTATGAAGGTTAATGAGTTTGTAGAAAAGTTTAAGAAGAATAAGATGCTAGATATAAAAAAAGAACTTGAAGTAAAAGAATATATTGGCATTGCAGCAAAAGAAGAATTGGCAAGAGTTGTTTTAGACAATTGTACTACGGAGACAAATAATGAAATCCATATTAATTCTTTAGAGAGATATCTTTTATTTATTATATCTGTTATTAGTATGCATACGAATTTAGATTTTTCTGATGAAGATAATGAAGATGATAGTGCATTAGACGATTATGATTCATTATGTGAAAATGGCTTAATTGATAAAATTATAGGAACATTTAAAGAAGATTATGACGCATGTGAGATAGTTTTAAATATGATGACAACTGACAGATTACAATCTGGCATGACAATTGAAAAGAAAATTTATAGCTTTTTGGATAATGTTAGTGAGATGTTTCAACATGCTACTGATTCCTTATTAGATATTGTAAAAATTAATGCGAATGGAGAAACAGGGATTGATACAGATAAGCTATTAGATATTTATAATGAGATAGTAAAAAAAGAAGAATAAATAAACAATGGGGGATGCTTTATGAGTTCTAAAACTAATATAATGATTGATACTATGCTTGCAGAAATAGAGACAAAAGTTAAAGCAGACCTAGTAGATATTAGCAAGCAAATTACACAAGATTTTAAAGCGCAAGCGCGTAATGTTGTAACAGCATATTACTTAAATTATAACCCGTTAATGTATGAAAGAACATATAATTTGAGTTCTGGAGTAATAAATGACGACATATCATTCTCTGTATTGAATGGAAGTGGCTATGGTGGTGGTGTGCAATTTAGTCCAATGAAGATGAATGATTATGTTAGTGGTGGAAACAAGAATGCGGTTGTTAATAATTTTATGTCGGGAATCCATGGTAGTGAAAAGGTTCAGGTTGATGACATTTCTCCAATGAATGCAATGGAAGAATTTCAAAACAATTATAAAGAAATATTGAACGGATATTTTATTAGCCGTGGGTATAAAGTCAATTAATAAATAAGGAGGTGAAATTATGCCAAAAGCGAAAAATTTTAATGCTTTTACATATGGCGTTGGTCTTGAACTTAATGCTTCGTCATTTAAATCTGTAAAAGATACATTAAAAAGTGATTTAGACAGTCTAAGTAAAATGGTTAAAGCATATAATAAAATGCTTGAAATTAATCCAAACATAGACTTATCTGAAGTAATAAAAGAATTTAAAGACATGCAGACTGTAATATTTCAAATTAAGGGGTCTTCCAACCCATTTAGTGAATTTGTAGATAAGGGATTGCTTAATCGCATTTCTACACTTGAAACAAGCATGGAACAAATGACTAGCATGTCTGAGAAGTTTAGTGAGCAATTATCTGCTTTGATGGAATCGGTTTCTTCTGATATTAAAGGTGTGGGAGAATTTAAATTTCCCAAAACGTTTGGGCAACTTTTTGATGATGCGGAAGTTGCAAAAAAAGAGAAGGAAATTGATACATTAAAAAATAAGATTATCCAATTAAAGCAAGAACTAGACAATTTAGGAGCATTAGATAGTGGTATTTTTGATGTTTTTTCTGCAGATACGACGGGGGAAAACAAAAAAACGTTTGATGAAATTAATCAAATGTTAAATGATTTTGATCAATTATATAAAAAAATTCAAAGTTTCGATTTTTCTAAAGGAAATATATTAGATATTAAACCATTAGTAAGGCAGGCCGCAGAGCTTGGCACAAAGATTCAAAATGCATTTTCAGATTATGATTTTTATGATGCATTTGATGAAAAATTCGGTGACAATATTATATTAAGTTTTCAAAATAATTTCAAACAGGTTCAAACTTGTGTACAACAAGAGTATCAAGCATTAGAGAATTTAATTCAGCAAGAAGAAGAGAAATTGGCGTCGTTGCGAACAGAGAAAAGTTCGTCACAAGGTAAAACTTCTGTTGCACAGACAATTGCCAATATTGGCAAATCTAATACAGAAACTTCTGGCTTAACATATACAGTTAATGTTATCCCTAAAGCTAATGCATCCGAATGGGCATCTATTATTAATAGGACTATTGCATCTGTGCAAGATAAATTAGATCCTATTTATTTAAAACCTACTTTTTCTAAAAATTCTAAGAGTATGGAAAAAGATGTGTCTGGCAACCTTGCGCAGCTAAGTAATACTGTTAAAGTTAATTTTAGTATTGTTGACAATTTAGATCAGAGTTGGGATGACGTTATTGACAATATAAAATCAAAGATTGATAATGCCAATCGCCAACTTTCACAAAAAGCAAAAATAAAAGTAGCATTCGCTAAAGACGAAAATTTTCAAGAAGATTTCAAAAATAGTGTATATAAGGTTGTTAATAGTATTAAAGACATTAAGGCTTCTATTTATATTACTAATGGAAAGAAGTTTTTGAAAGACATTGAAGGCATTCGTACAAGTGCGGAAAGCAAATTGAAAGATATCGGAGCAAATTTGGCCCCAATTGGATTAAATTTCGAAGTCAAGAATAGAGACGAGATTCTTTCCAATATGGATTCATTGAGGGCAGAAATTGAGGGAAAGGTTCAGAATATTGGTGCAACAATAGCGGACTTGCCTAAAATGATGCTGCAGGCAATGATGTATGGTGCTGCAGGTAGTGCAATGGGAAGTGCTGCCGCTCAAAATGTTGTTCCAAATACAAGTGGAAATATATCTGCAAGTTCTCAATCTGCAAATCAGCAAGCGGCTTCTGTAGGTAAAATGTCCGAAAGAGCAAAGGAAGCAGCTAAAAATATTGAAAAACTTCAAGCGCAAATTGATTTATTAAATAATAAAGGGTTTAAAGCTGATAAGTTTGTAGAGTTAGGAGATTTTGATAATAAAATTCAACCAATTAAAAAATCTCAAAAAGCTTTGAAAGAAATGCTTGACGAATATAAGCTGTTGGAGCATAGGCTATCTGGTAGTGATACAGATATTGCTGCTAGATATACAACAGAATTTGGGGCTAAAGCGTTTGATGAATATAAAAAAGATTATCAAAGGAAAATTGAACTGGAACAGCAATTAGGCAATGTTGTTCAAAATCAAATTAAATATCTTGAAAAGAAGAAACAATTAAATCAAGAAATTATAAACCAATCACAAACAAATAATAATGGTAAAAACTCTGTAGAAGAACAAACTGCATCGTTAGACAGCATGTCCAAACGGGCTAAGCAGGCAGCCGAAAATCTTACAAAGATTAATGAGCAGCTTGCTTCTTTAAAAGCAAATGGAATTGATTCTTCTTATTTTTCTAAATTAGGTAATTTTGATGAAAATTTTAAACATATTAAAGGTTCTAATCAAGAAGTTAGAGCATTATTAAAAGAATATTCAGAATTACAATCTAAACTTTCTGGAACAACCTCGGAGGCTTATAGTAGATATTTAGCAAAGTATGGTAAATCAAATGCGAATATAGCTATAAATGAAGATATTGCAAGACAAAAAGAATTAGAATCTCAGCTTTCTCAAATATTACAAAATCAAATTGGTTATTTAGAACATAAAGCAGAATTATCACAAGAAATTTTAAACAAAGCACAAAAAACTGTAGATGTGGAAGAAAATGCGCAAAACGGTCAAAGTGTTGGAAATGAGAAGGAGCCTAGGGCTTCTGCACAAGGCCATCCTACTACGCAAGGTGCCACATCTTTTATTGCAAAAATTGATAATGCGTCTTTGAGCGATCTGGCAAAAGATAGCACATTAAGAGATATTAGTGGAAAACTTGATGCAATTGTTGGACAATTAAAGACCGGAATAAAAATCAATGGGAAATATGAAGCATCAAGTAGTTCAGATTCTGATACAACTGGCAAAAAAGAATCTAGCACAGCACAAGAAAAGCAAAAAGCGGAAGCAGCTTCTGCTTCTAGTAAGAAAGAAAGTGCGCAAGCTGCAAAACAGCAACTTGAAGTAGAACAAGAAATTACTAAAGAAGTTGTAACAAGGACTGCATTAGAACAAAAAGAGAATAATAACAAACAGGAACGAAACAATGATGATTATTCGTCTTATGATGATGATTTTTATGAGCAATTTCAAAAATGGGCTCAAGAGAGAGCGGAACTTGAAGGCTATACGGTAGCAAAAGTTAAAGGGATTCTTAATAAAAATAATGATCTTGTTGGCGCGTCAATTGGATTTACTAAAAATGGTTCTCAAGAAGGCGTAGTTGAAACCTTTAAATTAATTGAAGATAAAGAAAGTGGCCTTAAAGAATTTGTTAGAACTAGCACAGAAGTTACGTCTAATGTGCAACAATATCAAAAAGCATTAGATGCAGCTTATGTAAAACAGACTGCACTTGCTACATCGTATACAAATCAAATTAGTAGTTTGAAATCTGCATTAGATCCGAATGCAAAAAATACTCTTTTTGGGACAGAATATGAAGATGAAGTAAATCAAAAAGTTGAAGAGATTTCAGGTTTGGTACAAGCACTACACCAAATTGATGAGAATGGAAACATAAAAATATTTGATGCGCAAGCGTTGAGTGATCAAAAAGCAGCGATTGAATTATTACTTTCTGATTTAAAAGCATATATTAAAGAAAGTCAAAATGCTATTGGTGCAAATAATTTCAATCAAAAAACAGATGAAACAGCTTATTCTGCCAAACTAAAAGAGCTAGAGAAAACCGTTAAAAAAATTAAATTATTACAAGCTCAAGCTGAAGGCAAAATTAATACTGGTGAGAATACACAGGCTGAAGCACAAAAAAAATTAGCAGCAGAAAAAGAAAATTATGAAATTATCAAAAATGAATTAGCAGCCTTTACGCAGGTCTATGATGCTGAAAAAGTTGCGAAGGCAGAAGCGGAAGCACGTGCAGAAGCAGAGCAAAAAGTAGCAGACATAATCGCAAAACAAAAAGATGCTGTACTTGCTGCAAAGGAAAATAGAATTAATTCCACAGTAAATAAAGCACAAAGCAATTATGATTTAATGCTTCATCAATCTGATTCTGCTCCTATGTCTGATTCTTCATTAAGTAAATTAAAAGAATATAAGACTTTGTTAGATGAACTGAAACGACAACAAGAATCATTTAACAATGATTCGTCTTTATTTGATGATGAAAAAGCAATTAATAATTTTAATAAATTATCCTTAAAATTGAAAGATGTTAAAAAAGAATATGATGCGCTTCTGTCTGCATCTATAAAATTCATGAGCAAAATAGAAAATGCTTCAGATTTGAAAACGCTTGATTCTTCTTTTAACGCGAAAGATGTGTCACAATTAAAAGATGCGATGCAAGAATTTGCAAATTCTACAAGTAATGGGGAAGCGACGTTAATAAGTTTTAATGCTGCAGAAAAAACGGCAACATATCAGATTAAGGATACAAAAGGGCAACTACAAGAATTACATATAGAATATGACAAAGGTACTAATTCTCTTGGGAGATATATTGGCGCTGTAAAAGAAGCACAGTCTGGTTTTCAAAAATTTGTTGGGGGACTTAAAGGCAAATTTAAAGGTGTGCTACAATATGCAATGAGTTTTGGTAGTTTTTATCAAACGCTTAGCGTAATTAAAAAGGGCATTATATATGTTAAAGAGATTGACACTGCTCTAACTGAATTGAAAAAAGTTACAGACGAAACTGATGAAACTTATTCAAGATTTTTAAAAACGATGTCTCAAACTGGTGCTGAAGTAGGAGCCACAGTATCAAATTTAACAAATATGGCTGCAAACTGGGCGCGTTTAGGATACACAATAGAACAAGCAGGTGATTTGGCAAGAAGTACTGCTGTTCTATTAAATGTATCTGAATTTAATGATGCGGAATCAGCATCTGAAGCTTTAATTAGTACTATTCAAGCATATGGATATGCGGCAGAAGATAGTATGCATGTTGTTGATGTATTAAATGAAATTGGCAATAACTTTGCTGTGTCTAGTGATGGTCTGGCAACGGCGTTACAAGATTCAGCTAGTGCATTGATGTCCGCAGGAAATGACCTTGAGAAGTCAGTTGCAATGGTCGCTGCAGCAAACAAAGTTCTTCAAGACCCAAACCAAGTTGGTAGTGCGTTGCGTACAATTTCACTTCGTATTCGTGGCACGAGCACTAAGGTTCTTGAAGAAATGGGCGAGGAAACTGATGGCGTTGTCGAAAGCGTTAGCAAACTCCAAGCTAAAGTAAAAGGATTAAGCGGCGTAGACATTTTAACGGACACTGGTGATTATAAAGACACCTATACAATCATTAAAGAAATTGCAGAAGTATGGGAACAGATGAGTGATATTGATCAAGCGGCATTGCTTGAATTACTTGCTGGTAAAAACCGTTCAAATGCAATGGCAGCAATGTTAACTAATCTTGATGACCTTGAAGGCGCATATGAAGATGCAATGAAGGCACAAGGCTCTGCAGAAGCAGAAAACGAGAAATATTTAAACAGCATTCAAGGTAAAGTCGATTTGTTTAATAATGCTGTTCAAACCATGTGGATGAATTTTATAAGTTCTAATGCCATAAAATTTGTTGTCGATCTTGGTACTAAATTTGCTCAACTTATAGATAAAGTTGGGGTGATTAAAAGTGCTCTTATTGCTCTTGCAGCAATAAAAATTTTACCACAGCTTACAAAAGGATTTGGCTTAACAAATCTTGTATCTGATATTTTTAATTTAACTAATGGCCTTAAAGATTTTGTTATTGGACAAAACGCGGCTAATGCGGCAACATTATCTACTGCAATAACGACTAGTCTTGCAGAATCTTCTCTAGTAAAACTTGCCATACAACTTGGAATTACAACTGCAGAAGAAGTTGCATCAGCAAGTGCGACGACATTACTTGGATTTGGGTTTAAAGCATTGGCCGCAAGCATATGGGAAGCAGTAGCTGCCGCTATTGCATTTCTTACTACAAATCCTGTCGGCTGGGCTATTTTAGCTATCACAGCAATTGCTGGGTTGACTGCGGTCATTTGTGCTTTAACCACATCTCATAAAGATTATGTAGAACAACTTAAAGATACAAGTGCGGAAATTAAAACACTTCAATCTAATATAGAATCCCTAAATTCCGAATTAAATACTACAAAAAGTCGTATAGAAGAACTTGAGTCGAAAGGGCCACTAACTCTTACCGAACAAGAAGAGCTTAATAAATTAAAAGAACAAAATGCAGAACTTGAACGACAAATTCAATTAGAAGAAGCAAGAGAAGAACGTGCCAGAAACAAGCAAGCTAAAGCAGCTAAAGGCGCATTTGAAACAGACGATGATTTTAAACCAGTAGATTATGGCATAAAGGTCGGGAATAAATTCGATGAAAAGTTGGGCTCAGTAGAAAAAGCAAAAGACAAATTAAATCAAGCAGAAGTCGCTTTACAAGATGCTATAAATTCCGGGATGAATACAGAAAGCAACAAATTTAAAAGATTAGAGAAGAATTTAGAGTCGGCACAAGAAGATTACGCAGATGCCCAATCTGATTGGGATGAATTCATGAAGGGCAAAGAAGAAGAATATGGCGACTTAGAGTGGTTCGATGGTGATAATTTAACAGAAGCACAAAAAACAGTAAATGAAATAATTAGCACCATGCAAAACTATAGCGATAGAGCGGAAATTATGTTTGGTTCTGCTGGAGCAAAAGAATCTGCACTTAATCGTCTATTCGGAGAGCGTGGATCTGAAGCTGGAAAGGCGTTTCAAGAAGCGTTCAACGCAAAAATTGAATCTGGAGAAATTAAAGTTGATGTTGATAAATTTGGAGATTATTCTACTGCTATTGATAATGCTACAGATAGTGTTAAAGGTTTGATTTCTGAAAATCCACAACTTAAGGTACAATTAGATTCTCTTGGAATTAGTGCAGAAGATGTTGCGAGATATTTCTTAAATATTAGTGCCGCCATGCAACAAACGAACGAAACAGCGTCTGTTACAATCACTGATATAGCAACTCTTACTTCTGCTTATGATTCATATGCTTCAGCTTTACAAATAGTGAATGATGCTATTTTTGATGGGCAGGCAATATCTGATGATTATTATGATTCCTTAAAAGAATATTTAGGGGATGTTACGGTTGGTGAAGAAAGCTTTAGTGATGCTATTGATACAACAAATGGAAAAGTTGTTAAAAATACACGTCTATTAAGGGCATTAATTGCGCAAAAGAAAAAGGAACAAAAAGCAACAGTAAGCGCGGCAAAAGCGCAAAGCCAATTACAATATACAAAAGTTGTTAAACAATTACAACAAGCTGTTAAGGCTATGTATTTGGATTATCAAGCATACGGATATGTTACAAAAGCGACTTACGACAATATCAGCGCTATGCGCGACCAAGTACAAGCAATTAAAAATGCAATTAAAGAATATGCCATTCTAGAACTAAAGTTGTCGGATGTTACAAACGCATATGATGAATTTGAAGATGCAAAAAATAGAGACGCAGAACTGGCATACGGAGACTCGATGATAGAAATGCTTAAAGCCATCAGCGATGGGTTTTTAAGTGGAAAAGTCGGTTCTGAGGAATTTAAAGCTGCGTGTAAAGCATTGGTGCCAGATAGCGTTATTGCTAATTGTACAACGTTTGAAGAGCGTCTTGATGCAATTGATGATTATTTTGAAAATTCTAAATTTGCAGATTATTTTACTATTGATGAAGATGGAAACTTCTCAATTGCAATAAAAAATATAGAAGCGTTTATTGCTGACGCCAAAGAAGCTGGCGCTTTCATAGGTAATGCTGACGGAACATTTACTCTTGCCAATAGTATAAAGAGTGTTGACGATCTTGCTAATGCAATGGGCATAACAAAAGCCGCTGCAGTTGCGATGTTAACAGAACTTTCAAAGTATGATGCAAGTTGGGGAGATATCGTTGCAGACATTACAATGACACAACTTGATAAAGGCATTAGAGATACTACGGATGCTTTAGATCAGGCAATTGCAAAGCAAGAGCAATTCTTTAAGGATGGCAAAGATCCGTCTGGTGCAAATGCAGAAGAGTATATTGCAATTCAACAAGAAATTAATAATTGTTCTGATGCGTTGAATACTGCACAACAGGCTGTAGTCAATAACACAAAGGCTTGGATGGAGGCTAATGATAACGTTGATACAGCAAAGGAAAAAGTTGCTACATTAACGAGGGAGTTACAAGAATTACAAGAGGCTGGAGCAACAGATAATGAAATTCAGATAAAAACAAATGAATTAGAAAATGCCACAAAAGAATTATATGAAGCCTTAAGTGTTAAATACGGGCTAGAAGAGCCGACGCAAATGGATTTTCAGCTTGTGTTAACTGACGTTCAGGCACAAATTGACAAGTGGAAAGAAGAAAATGCCACATTAGTTACTGAGGTTGTTCCAAAATTAGCACAAGACGAAGATGGCGTTTGGAAGATACCTGCAGAAGCAGAAGTAGAGCTGAATGAAGATGACAAACAAAAAATCCAGACATACCTTGATCTGTTAAATGATAAACAACAATTGGAGCTGTTTACTTCTGAAGAAACAGATCCTATAATTGATAGTGTTAATCAAGTTAATGAAGTTCTTAACAATATTTTAGACGCAATCAACTCACTTAAGTCAGACACTGACACATCTAAAGTTGGAAATATAGTAAGCAGTGCGTTAGGAATTACCGGTGGCAGTTCTGCAAAAAGCACAAATAATTCAAATTGGACTAGCTCGACGAGCAAATCTTCATCTATCACAACAGCTACTACAACAACGACTAATAATACCACTACACCCACGTCTGGTACTACTGGATTTGATAGTGAAGGTGTAGACCAAGAGATTGCTGCTTGGAATGCCATGGTTGATGAATGGATTGCAAATGCTCAACAATCAATAAATGAATTTGGTGAAGGAATTTCAACGTTCTTTACAGAGACTCTACCTGAATATTGGAATAGTTTCTGGGCTAGTGTTGGAGAAAAGTTGTCTAATGTAGGAGAGTGGGCACAAGGAGTAGGTGAAGATATCGGTATATTTTTCACTGAAACGCTACCTCAAAAATGGAGCGAGTTTTGGGAAGCCGTTGGAGAATGGCTTGACAATGTAAAAACTTGGGCTAGTGATGTAGGAGAAGATATCGGTGAATTCTTTACCGAAACATTACCTGAAAAGTGGAGTGAGTTTTGGAGCAAGGTTGGAGAATTTATAACGGAAATCCCATATAATGTTTCTTATCTCATAACTAAAGTGAAAATGTTCTTTACAGAAACGTTGCCAGAAAAGTGGGACGAGTTTTGGGACAATGTTGGAGAGGCATTAGACGACCTAAAAGAAAAAGCAATAGCTCTAAAAGATAAGGTTGTTGAATTTTTTAAAGTAACTATTCCGCAAAAATGGGATGAATTCTGGGATGCAGTAGGAGATGGATTAAATACTTTAAAAGAAAATGCGATAGCTTTAAAAGACAAAGTTGTTGACTTCTTTACAGTCACAATTCCTGCAGAATGGAATGCATTTTGGGATAGTGTTGGCGCTTATATCAATGAAGTTATTGTGCCTGCATTAAGTTCTGCGTGGGACAAAGTATATGGATTCTTTACGGTGACAATTCCAGAAAAATGGAATGAGTTTTGGACAAGTGTAGGCACTTATATTGAAGAAGTTATTAAGCCTGCATTGTCGTTGGCATGGGAGAAAGTCCACGATTTCTTTATGGTTACAATTCCAGAGAAGTGGAATGAGTTTTGGACGGGTGTTGGTGAGTTTGTTACACAAACCGTTCCTGAAGCAATTGAAACGATTAAAGATGGAGTAACCACATTCTTTACAGAAACAGTACCGGGAGCTATTAACAGTCTTTGGGAATCGGCGTCTTCTTGGATTACGGAAAAAGCAGATTCTTTTTGGAGCTTCCTAAAGGGTGAATGGATTCGTGGCAAGGAAGATGCGGAGACAGGCAGTTATAATCCAAGTGGTGATTCAGAGGCTCTTGGAAATGCTTTAGCAAAAGGAAATGCTCACTCAAAAAAGAAACCGGGATTAAATACAAATGAGCATAATGCTATTGTAGGAGAATTAGGACGTGAGCTAGTAGTAGACCCAAACAAAGGCGTTTATTATACTGTTGGCGAACATGGGACGCAAATGGTTGATCTGCCAAAAGGCGCAATCATTTACAATCATAAACAAACTGAAGAGCTATTAAAGAATGGTGAAACGTCTCGTGGAACATACACCGGAGGTTTATCGTTTGTTAAGGGCAATGCACATTGGGATTATGGCACTCACACCAAGAAAACAGGAACTGGTGCAAAGGCTGCTTGGGGAGATGGAAGTAGCAAAGACTGGTCTCAAATGGGTTGGGACTTGAGCAATGCATTAGATTCTATTTCTGATGCAGCAGGAGACATTTCTGATGCCACAGGTTCGGTAGAAGACGCAGCGGATGACGCAAAGCAAACGATTGATTTTATTGAGTATAGGCTTGAGGAAATTGAAAACGCTATCACTAGAACAACAAACAGGATAGCAAATTTCCTTGACGACACATCTCAAACAAAAGACAAGAACAATCTATATGAAGAGATTGTAAACGCGGAGAAACAAAAAGCGTCAACCTATTTCTCTGCTGCTGCAACATATAATAAAAAAGCTGCTCAATTGCTGTCTGAAGTGCCAGCAGAATATCAAGAGATGGCTAAAAATGGAGCCATTGCGATTAAAGACTTTATTGGAGAAAATGAAGGCGAAATTGCAGATGCAATTGAAGAATATCGCACATGGTCTTCCAAGGCAGAAGATGCAGAGAACAATTACTTAGCATCTATTGCTGAAATTTCAGCTAAACGTCTTGAACAATTACAAGATATTGCAGATGACTTTGAGAATATTGTTGGTCTAACTGAACAACATGCAAATTTGATTCAGGCAGAAATGGATCTTCTTGATGAGGCGGGAGAAAGACTTTCTGAGAATTTCTATAAGGAATTGATGAAAGATTCTAAAAAGCAGATTGAAGATTTAAACAACAAACGAGCATCCTTGCAAGACATTTTAGACAATGCGGTTAAATCTGGAGATGTTCAAGTAGGTTCTGACGATTGGTATGAAATGGTAAATGCTATTTTTGATGTCGATGATGCCATTCTTGAATGTAAGAATGACATTGAAGGATTCCAAAATAGTATTAACGATCTTTATTGGGATAACCTTGATAAGCTCATTGATAGAATCGACAATGTTGATTCTGAACTTTCTCATTTATACAATTTAGTTTCTGATGAAGAGAAAGTAGTGGATGACGCAGGCAATTGGACTAAAGATGGCGTTACGGCTCTTGGTTTACTTGCGCAACAATTAGAGGTTGCTAATTTCAAAGTTGAACAATATGGTGAAGCGATTGCACGTCTTGAAAAAGATTATGCTGCTGGTTTGTATAGCACAGACGAGTATAACGAAAAGCTTGCGGAGCTTAAAGAGAATCAATGGAGTGCAATTGAAGCACAAGAATCCGCAAAGAAGTCTATTATTGATTTAAATAAGACTCGCATTCAAGCTGTAAAAGATGGCATGCAAAAAGAGATTGATGCTTATTCAGAACTTATTGACAAGAAAAAAGAAGAGCTAAATCTTCAAAAAGAAAGCCACGACTTTTCTAAACAAGTTGCCGCGCAACAGAAAAATATAGCAGATATTGAAAAACGTCTCGCAGTTATTTCTGGGGATAATTCAGCTTCCGCAATTGCACAAAAGAAAAAGCTCCAAGCCGAACTCGCTCAGGCAAAAGAAGAACTTGAAGAATTATACTATGATCATAGTGTAGAGAAACAGCAAGATGCACTTGATAAGCAATTAGAAGATTATCAAAATAATAAGCAAGACGAAATGGATGCACTTGATGAGTCTCTTAAAAATGAAGATCAAATAATTCAGGATAGCTATGCAACCATTGCTGCAAATACTGAGTCATTAGCGCAAAACTTATCAGATATAGCAGATAAATATGGAATTACTTTATCAGATTCCGTAACTAAGCCTTGGCTTGATGGCGTAGATGCTATAGGCACATATCAGGGCCAGCTTGATACTTCTATGAGCGCATTTACTGGGCAATTAAAGCTATTAAAACAAGAGCTTATAGATTTACAAATTGAGGCAGATAAGACTGCAAATAGCATAATTAATGCAACAAATAGCAACAAAGACAAGACAGAGAGTGCAAGATATACACCGCCGACACCAGCGCAGCAGCCAAGCCCATCCCCTGCACCAGCAACACCAGCGCCACCATCAAATGGTTCGTCTGTAACTGTTAAGAGTTCTGCAACGCATTTCTCAAGAGATGGTGGAAATGGAACGAGGATGCAATCATGGGTGCCCGGATCTACTTTCACAGTTTATCAAGTGAGTGGCGATGAGGTTCTTATTGGAAGAAATGGTGGATATACTGGCTGGGTCAAGCTTTCTGATATCGAGGGATATGCTAAAGGTTCAAAGGCAATTAGTAAAGATCAATTCGCATTTCTTGATGAGCTTGGAGAAGAATTACAGCTTGTTCCTGATGGGGCTGGTAGACTTTCATATGTAAAGAAAGGTACTGGCATTATTCCAGCAGACCTTACTGAAAGGCTTATGGAATGGGGACAGCTTGATCCTTCTAATGTCCTTGAGCAATCCAAGCCTACTGTTAGTGCTCCTCATGTTATTAACAACAATATAGAGTTGAACCTTCAAGTGGGAGAAGTTGTTCATATTGATCATGCCGACAATAGTTCTATACCGAACATTGCTAAAGCGGTGCAAGATCAGATGGACAATTATATGAAAAATGTCAATAAAAAACTTTATAATCGTGTTAGATAACACAAGTTATAGAAGAGGGTGTAACAGCCCTCTTCTATTTATATAATTTAAAGTAGTTTAGTAGGAGGTGTTATACTTGGCAATATATCATCCTAAAATTCGTTTTCGTGGGCAAACAAATTATGATTTAGAGCTTATTGTCGGCACTTTTGATCCAGACAATGGTGCAGTTGATTCTTATCTTGATATGGAGCCGGTTTATACGGACAGTTATGATGGGTCAATTCGTACAGACTATGGAGCAAAATATAGTTCTGTTGCAACTCCATCTGTTACATTTATTGAAGTGGACGGTTCTGACATTGGCCCATATAAAGTCAGAAATACATTGCGTTGGTTAACTGGCTCTAGGGGAAATGCGTGGATGGACGTTTGTGATAAAGATGGGGATACTGTATGCTCTTATCTTGGTAGATTTACTAACGTGCAGCTTCAAAAAATGGATGCGCGAGTAATAGGAATTATTGCACAATTTACTTCGGTAAGCCCATGGGCATATTCCAGAGTACAAGTTCCTGTGGTAATTAATGTTAATGGAGAAACAGAATTTGCTATTGATAATCAAAGTGATGATTTCTATTCTTATGTTTATCCAAAAGTAACATTTGAAAATAGTTCTAATGGGGCAAGTTTATTAATTAAAAATACCACATTAAATAATGAAACTGTGTTTAAAAACTTACAACAAGGAGAAAAAGTTACAATAGATAATAACTTTGTTGTTTATTCTGATAATGATAAAAGAATCTTTAATGATGATTTTAATTTTGTATTTCCAATGCTGTCGGCAGGGACAAATCAATTTTGTGCAGAAGGTTCAGGCACATTAACAATAGAATTTCGATATCCAATGAAAGTCACAGATGGTCTATTAAATGACTATGACTTGAAAGATGGTTTGGCAATTTGGGTTGATGGAGCGACCGTAAAGATTAAAGGGGATACAACTAAACATCCTCCACTTTGGACTAATATTCAAGTTGAAGAGCACAGGAAGATACACAAGATGATTGTAAGAGGAGAATTAAAGAGCGTGAAGTTTGAAACTGGTACAGATGTTGAAAATGGCGTATTAACGCTTGAAGACAATGGCAGTATATGTCCATTTAATGAGTTTGATGCAGAAGTAGTGAACGGTGAATTAATTATTAAAAAGAGTGTACGGCAAGTAAGTATTTCATAATAAAGGCAGGTGAAAGAAATGCAACTACCAAAAGATTTATTGTCTGACACTTATCGCGCTCCTAATGTGGTTTTGTGCCAGACGAACAAAGAAAAGATTTGTAAATTAAATACGACTAATCTAGAAGGTACTTTTAAATTTAACTCATATAGTGAAATTTCGTTTGATGTCCCTTCTATTTATTGTGATATTATTACCGGAGAGACAAAGCCAACGCCGTACTATGATTACGTTGAGGGGCTTAGACTTGTGTATCTAGAGGGGTTTGGTTATTTCCAATTACAAGACCCAGAGATTGATGGAAATGGTATTCAAGAATATAAACATATCAATGCCTATTCTCTAGAGTATTCTCTGTCTCAAAGATATCTTGAAAATTTCATTATCAACGAAGGCGACGTTGGAGATACTGTTGGTAGTATTGATGGAGTCGTTCTATATAATCAAAATGATATCGAACATAGTTTAATTCATCTTGTTTTACAAAAAGCATATGGGTGGACAGTAGGACATGTTGATGAAGAATTAGCAAAACAGAGCCGTAGTTTTGAAATTGATCGTCAGTCCATTTATGATTTCATTATGAATGATATGTGCGAAACATTTAAATGTTATGTTGAGTTCGACACAATTAATAATACAATTAGCATTTATGCAGAAAATGAAGTTGAACGCTTTATTGGAGATGGAGAAACGAACATTTTCAATTTACAAAATGATATTTCTACAGATACTGATATCACAATTAATGGCCATGTTGTCACAGAGTATAAATACAATTTGACTACAAAAGAATTGTCTTTTGATAATGTACCTGCGCAAGGAGACATTATTGAAGTTTCTAACGAATTTAAGCATAAATATGATACTGATGTTATTATTGCGTTTGAAAATTTATCAAATGATATGAAAGTTAATTATTCGGCAGATGATATAAAGACCGTTCTTACAGTTAAAGGGTCGGACGATTTAGATATTCGTAATGTAAATTTTGGATTGCCATCTATTATGAACTTGGATTATTATTGTACTCCAGACTGGATGGGAGATAGCTTGTACCAAGAATATAAATGGTACATAGATAAGCAATCTAAGTACATGAGTGGCTTTTACAGCAAAGATATTAGTGGAGCCTCTGAGGAATCATTTGATGTTGCGACTATAAGAGAAGATTTTATTGCTGGTGATGTGCAACAACTGCCAGTGCAAAGTACACAAGAACAATTTAATGTTAATGGAAGTGCTGTCTCATACAATATAGATAAAGTTACTAAAGAATATGAAGTTAGTAGTGAGATTGAAGAAATTCGTGTTGATAGTAAAAACGAGACCTTTAATGAACCAACTATGCAGATTGAAACAATAACGGCGCAAGAAGATGTTGCAACTTTCACCTTTGATGGCACATACACGTTTGTTCTTCCTCAAGATTTTAATTTTAACGCAAATAGCATTGTAACAATTGATGACAACATTATAAACGAGTCTGATTATAGCTACAATAGCAATAGGAATAGTTTAACAGTTATTACACAGTCATTATTGGCTACTGGAAGTACGGTAAAAGTCACAACATGTGAAAATAAGTTCATTGTAGAGAATCCAATTACAAGCAATAGTAAAATTGTGATTAACGGGACTCGTGAGCTAACGACCTCTGAATATTCTCAAACGACAAGCGGCAGTAAAAAATATTTAACAATTAATGTTTTATTAAGTGTTGGCGACGAAATAGAAATCAGCACACCGTCTGGGGAACTGGAAACAAGTTTTGAGCTATCTATTCAAAGTGGGTATGTAATATCTTCTGTTGCGGTTGACGGCAGTGTTGTTGGCTATATTGTTAATGGCTCAGGAGCAATTCTTACTATTACAGACTCAGATGTTATAAAATATGGCAGCGTCATTGAAGTGAAATATGTCCAAAATAGTTTTACTTTGGGGAAGCTTCGTGACAAAATTATATCTATTAAAATAAACAATCAAGCTATAGATTCTTCTAAGTACAAATTGGACGAAAACCAGTTAACGATTGTAGATAAGCTGTCTGGAGGAGAGATAATTGTAGTGGAGTCGGTTGATACGCATTTTAATCTCTCCGATTACAAAGATAAAGTTATTGTGTCTGTAAATGTTAACGGTGTGGAAGCGAATTATAATTTCGATGTGGACACTTTAGTGATAGATGAACTTGTGGCAAATGATAATATCGTTGTGAATTTGGTAAGCAATAAGTTTACACTTCAACAAGATGGGAATGAAATATTATCAATAAACATTGGTTCTCATCAACTAAGTAACGAAAACTATACATTGGAAGCAAATATTATAACAATTACTGCACTGAATCAGCTATTTAATGGAGAACAGGTTGTAATAGAGCTTGTCCCAGAATCTTTCTTTTTGTCGCAGACAAGAGATAAAATAGTGTCTGTCGTTGTTGATGGGAAGGAAATCAACAATAGTCAATACACGTATAATTATAGCAATAATAAATTTGCTATTTCTTTGAACAGTATTTCATTACATAGTAGTGTTGTCGTAGAGTCTATTGACACTTATTTCAGTGTTAAACAATTGTATACAAATGAGGATATTGCCTCTGTATGTATTTTGAGAACATTAAATGATGGGACAACACAAGAGTTAACCGTAAATGATTATTACTATGACAAGGCAACAAACATATTGGTTGTCAATGATAGTAGACTAGAACAGGATGACGTAGTTTTATTCAAAACTATCAAAAATTCATTTATAATTTCAAACAACCAGAAAGCGTTAATCTCTGTTAAAATTAATGACAAAAAAGTTACAGATTATAAACTCGCTGCTGGCGTGTTAAACATCACTAGTAGTTTAAATGTTGGTGACAAAGTATCTGTTGAGTTTTTAGATAATCATTTTGTGCTACAAAACGACATTGGTTCAAAGCATATCGTTGAAAAGAAATCCCCTGATTCGATGTTAACTGAAACAATTTCAGAAGGTGAAGATGGATATCTGTACGACAAAACTACAAAAACATTGACAGTGTATGCCGCGCTTGAAAATGGAGATAAACTTATTGTCAAGACTATCGAGGCCGAAAATGCTTTGTTAGTTGTTGAGTCTAATGCGAGAGATGGCGAAATATTAAGAACAGATGTCTCTCCAAAACTGGATTCTTACGAGCCAAAAGCCGGAGACTATGTTGTAAAGGTGGAAGGCTATACAGAAACATTGAAGAGATTGTATCAATTAATAGACGATCAGTTAACCGAAGAAAATTCTGTTCCAGACGAATATAAGATTACTGAGAAAATTGTTACTCCAGATAATTTTGATCAAGCGGGACTTTATTTACCAGAGGCAAGTGTAGACAATCTTGGTGAAGTTTATAAGATAGTTAACCAAGACAACAATGGAAATGAAGTCGCTTCTAAGTATTATGTTTGCGAAATTAAAGTCTCTGTTGTAAATGATGAGCAGACCGGTAAAGAAGAACAAAATTATACTTATGTCTGGAAAGAAAGGGATTTGGTTTTTGGTGCCGAAGGCATTAGCTCTCTTAAAGAAGAAATAGACATATATTCTTCAATTCAAGACGTACAAATTGCTGCAGAATGGGATAAAAAAGACGAAGATAGCAACGAATACAAGGCATATATAAGCAATCTTAATAAGCTTAACGCAGCCAAGAAGGAACTAGAGAACAAACAAAAGGCAGTTGAAGATATTCAAGCGCAGATTCAGAAAGTACAAAATGAAATTACGTTAATATCAGAAGATATAAGCGTTAACAAGAACTTTACTCCAGAAAACTTAGACAGATTATCATTATTCTTAAGAGAAGATGAATATTCTGATGATTGTTTCTGTGTCACAGAGATTGATACTGACTTAGATAAAATTAATACGCAGAAAGAATTGTTAGTTGCAGGGCAAAAAGAACTTAAAAAGATTTCTCAGCCGAAGTTGTCTTTCTCTGCTTCTATGAGAAATATCTATGCTATGCCTGAGTTTGCCCCTATTCTAAATCAGTTTAGCCTTGGCAATTTTGTCAAAGTCAAAATGAGAGATGACTTTATCAAAAAGGCAAGGTTGCTCGAAGTCCAGTTGAATTTTTCTGACTTAAGTAATTTCTCATGTACTTTCGGAGACTTATTATCTGCAAAAGACCAAGGTGATATTCATGCTGATCTATTGGCACAAGCAGTTAGCGCTGGTAAGGCTGTAGCAAGTGGTTCATCTTATTGGCAAAAAGGATATGATGTGGCTACTGCTATAGACGAAAGAATTAGAAACGGCTTAATTGATGCAACGATTTCCATTAAATCTAATTCTGCAGGGCAAAGTGTTTCATGGGATAATTATGGTATTCATCTTCGTAAGGTCGTAGATGGTGTTTTAGACAAGCATGAAGGCTGGATTACAAACAACAAATTCTTGTATTCTGACGACAATTTCCAAACAACGAAATCCGTGTTTGGTAATTACACTATTGAAGGAGAGGAATACTGGGGCATTCTGGCTGGATGCGTTCGCGCTGGTCTGATAGAAGGTAGCAGCATAGTTGGTGGTCAAATCTGCATTGGGGAACAAGAAGATGGAACGTATGCGTTTATGGTTGATAAAGACGGAACAGTCACAATGAACAAAGGTGACGCCGCAGAGAAGCTTTCTTTCTTTAGTTTTGATGGTGATAATGGATTAGTTGTTGGCGAAAATAATGGTTCTGGTGAATACTTTTCAAGAGTTTCTGCGCAAAGAATTGAATTCTGCCGCAAGGCCAGAATTATAACAGTAGAGTCTGAACCAACACAAAGCAATAGATATAATAATTATGATTATATTTTATATATCCACCAAGAAAACAATGATACTTATTACGACTATTATAAAAATCCAGATTTTTTGTCTGCCCAATATAAGCCGATAAGTTCAATTGGTGAAAATTTTGCAGATCCAGAAATTAAATTTGGTATTCCAATTACTTATTTTGCGAATGATACTGCATACATGAAACAAGCAGAAATTGAGGGTAGTTTAAAAGTTGGCACAGAAGAGAAACTATCATCTATTTCTTTAGGCAATTTTAAACTTCAAATAGAAAGCAATGGAAGCTTATCTATTGTCGCAATACAATAACGTGGAGGTGATATTATATGGCAACTGCATCAAGTGGTGCGTTCGAAACAAGTGTATATAATGCTGCTGGAAGCTTATACCCAGATAGAATCAGAGTCGAATGGTCTTCATCGCAAAGTGTCGCAAACAATACATCTACAATATATTGGACTGTTATGTCTGCTGGGGGAACCGGAAGCTCATCTCGTTATGTTATGACAGGCCCTGTAACTGTTAGCATTGCAGGTGTTACAGTGTATAGCCGTGCAGACAGATTTGCAATGCATGTAGGGGAAGTCCTTGGTTCTGGTAGTTTTACTTTAACGCACAATTCTGATGGCACGCAATCATTCTCCGCGTGGGCAGAGGCAGCTATTTATACTTATGCCATTAGTAGCACAAGGTATGATTATTATGTTGACTTGCCACAGATTCCAAGAGCTTCAAGTATTAGTGTGTCTGGCACGACTATAGGTTCACCAATAACAATTAGCATTTCAAAAGCGGTATCTTCTTTTACACATACATTAGAGTATAAATTTGGTAATAAGTCTGGTACTATTGCTATAAAGACTTCAAGCTCATCTGTTAGTTGGACACCATCACGTGAATTGGCACGACAAATTCCAAACTCGTGGTATGGAACTGGTACGTTAAAATGTCTTACTTACAATGGCGGGACACTAATTGGAGAAAAAACAATTAATTTTATATTATATGTTCCGAATAGTATGAAACCTTCTATCAATAGTTTTACTTCATCTATTGATAGGACAAATCCTTCTGGATGTGGAATGTATGTTAAAAACAATTCTGCTGTTACGTGGACAGTGGATGCTGTCGGGTCATATGGTTCTACTATCACGAAATGTGTGATTAATGGGCAGAACTTATCCGAGACTAAAACTGGTTCAGCAACTTCATATAGTATGACGAGTCATACTCTAACTGTCGCTGGCAAACAAACTTATACAGTCACTGTTACAGATAGTCGTGGGAGAACAGCAAGCACAACAGGAGAAATTACAATAATCGACTACAATCCCCCAACTATTACTTCAATAACTTCGTTTAGAAGCAACGCAGATGGTAGCATGAATGGGTCTGGGCAATATGTTACACACCAGTTAAATGCGTCGTTTTATACGTTGGGTGGCAATAACAATATCAAAATTAAAGCATATAGTAAAAAACGTTCAGATGCTACGTATTCCGAATTAAATAGTGTTGTTGTGAAAGATGATGCTAGTGATAGAACTAGCTACACATATACGTATAAAAATGCTTCTTTCGCTGTAGACACCGCATATGATTTCAAAATTGTTATCTCTGACAGTGTTGGTCAATACGCTATGTTTTACACAAATGTTGGGACAAAGAATGTACCATTAAATATTTCTTGTGACAATAGCTCAATTGCAATTGGCAGTTTTGCACAAAAACAAGTTGACAACAAAGGGTTGTTCCGCTGTGAATGGGCAGCAAGTTTTGCTTCGTCTCCACAAGTGGATTCTGATAGAAATTTAAAGCGCAACATTAACGATATTGATATTGACATCATTGACAAGCTAAAGCCGGTTCAATATGTATTAAAGAATGACGATTCTGATACAATACATTATGGATTTATCGCACAAGACGTAGAACAAGTTTTATTGCAATCAAAAGGGACAGAACAAAAAACAGGTATCGTTCATTATGATGAAGATATGGAAACAAAGGAAAAGGCAAACTATTCTTTAGCCTATGACGAGATTATCCCGTTGTTGGTTAAAAAATGCCAAGAACTCCAGCGAGAGATTGATATATTAAAAGGAGAATAATATTATGTTGTTTGGAGTGAAATAAACAATGTTTGAAATAATTAAGGATATAGCGGGTTTTTTAAGCTGTCTTACAGTGATTATTACATTTTTAGGTTTAGTGTTAAAACCGACAAGAAAGAGAATAGAAACTTGGATTCGCAAAGTGATGAAATCAGATGAGTTGGTATCTACAATGGATGCGCATACAAATCAGCTTGATCAGTTATCAAAAAAACTTGATGCTCAGGAAAAGAAGCTGGACATTCAAGAGGAAAAGAGCGATGCAGCAGATAAACAAATTCTTTCTCATATGCAAGGTATAGATACAAGACTTGACAAATTAGACCAGAGAGTTTTAGAAAATGAGAGAGATAGGATCAAATCTGAATTGTCAGAATACGCTTCTAGATGTGCTCGTGGCATGAAGATATATCCAGAGGAAATGGTGCACATAGAGGAAATGTATGCGAAATATAGCAATCAGCTTCACTGTAATCATACAGGGACGCAGAATTATAATACAATAGCAAACTATTATAAAAATCAAGATTGGCTAAAAGCCTAATAAATATTTAAGGACTGAGATTAATTTCTCAGTCCTTATTTTTTTGCCACATTGTACTCGTCTATATATTTTTTTAATACCATATTAATCAAATTAGTCACAGTTCTTGACTCTTTCGCAGCTATCTGCTCAAGTTGAAAACGTTGTGAAGCAGGCATTCTTAATGTAAAATTTATAGTCTCTGTTGATTTTATTTCCAAATTTATCACTCCCCTCTCATATAATTTTACTTCATCCTCGCGTCATTTGCAATGCAAAAATAAAAAGAGTGGTATAAACCACTCCTTATCTCAAGTCTTTAATAACTTTCATTGCTTCCAATTGCGTTTCTTTTAATAAATGTGTATAGGTTCTTATTGTTGTTAATGTATTTATATGTCCAACCATATCTGCTACCATAGGAAGAGGGATATTATTCCCTATCATTAAACTAACGAACGTATGGCGCAAAGAATGTATACTACAATTCTTAATCCCTGCTTGTTTAATAATACGTTTAAATCCTCCATGTGCAGTTACATATGTTATTGGTTTGTCTACATGAGTCCCCGGTAGTATATATCCATTTGGATCATATTTATGTGTTTCTTTGATGTCCAATAGCGCCTGTAATGCCATATCGGACAAATAAACTGTACGAGTGATTCCATTCTTTGTGGAATTTTGATCACGACGTGTGCTAGTATGCTTGCTTGTATTTCTTACTGTGACCATGGTTCTGGCAATAGTTACAGTCCTGTTTTCTAAATCAATATCACTCCATTTTAGTGCAAGAGCTTCTCCAATACGACAACCAGTGTATAAAATAAACACATAGAATGGGCCATTTTTAAAGAAAAATGAACCGTTCTTATTTTTCATATAACAGGTGTCTATAAGTGCTTTACGCTCATTCTCTGACAAATATCTTATTTCTTTATTCTTGAATAAAGTCTTTTTTGGTAATACAACTTCTACAATTGGGTTTGTATTAACTTTACCTCTTAACATTGCATATTTAAATATAGAGCCAAGTTGTGCGTAAACATGCTTAACTGTTTGATATGAATATCCCTCTTCTTTAAGTTTGTTTATAACAAATGTTTGGATTAAATGACCATCTATTTGTTTTAATTCTAAGTTTCCTAATGGCTTAATCATATATTGTTTTACTACAAATTCTAAGTTGTCATAAGTGTGTTGTTTCACTGTTGGTTTTTTCACAGTCTTAAGCCATGATTCTACGAAATCTTTAAAAAGAATATCTTTTTCTCCTACTATCCCTTTACTCAACAATGATTCAAATTCTAATTTTTTCTGTAAACAAGTTTGTTTGTCTCCATAAAAATATTTTCTTCCAATGCCTTTATATGATACAGATAATTTCCAAGTGCCATTATCACGTTGTGTCCAAGAACCTTCCCCATTCATTCTTTTCTTTGCCATAAACATCCCTCCAACAATACAAAATTATTTTGTATTTATATTATAATCGCTGGTTAATGATATGGTCAACTATAAAATTCGTACCACAAAAATACCACAATTATGCCATAATTAGTAGTGAAAACGCATAAAAATAAGTGATTATTCATGAAGAGAAAAATGCTGTGAAATGGCTTATAGCAATAATTTAGAGGGCTTCTATAAAAAAGCTTAAAAATGGATTATTATATCCCAAGTTATTATATTATCAAGAAGCTCTTTCCTAGTAACCATCAGTGTTTCCTCCATTGTAATTTTGTATTTGACCACATCATTTACCACAATTTTATTGTACCACAACATGCAATGCATTGCAATATTTATCTTTTATATGCTAAAGATTTTTTCTCAAACCATGCATCAACTTTATCTTCAATGATCAGAAATTTATTACCAATTCTTACTGATGGGAAATCTTTACGTTTAACAAGTTCATAAACAGCATTAATACCAATTAACCCCGGATGTTGTGTATTTAGTTTTTCATATAGTTGTTTCACTGTTATATAATTCATATTATCACTCTCCTGCTATATTTCATAGTATATAATTGAATTTTGATAAATAAATATGTCGGTAATGTAAGATTACACTACCGACATGTTGTTATTTAATTTTGTACATTTATATGCACTTTACGATTAGAAATCATCATTACAAGAGACACACTTATCTTGATACTCACACGAAGTAGTTGTGGTGCAATTGTTGTATAAAGTTGTGAGCACAGAATCTGTAAGAGGATATCTCGTTTCGTCATCTGTCTCATGCGTTTCTGTGACTGACTTTCTCGTCAACTTGCCGTCTTTGTCATATTCATAAATAGTTTCTACAATATTGCGTTCAATCATTTTTTAGCTCCTCCTCTACAATTGTTTTAAGAACTTTGTATGCTTTATCAAAATTAATATTTGAAATCGCGTAATCAAAATCATCTCGCATTATCATTTCTGTGAACTGTTCATTCTCATTAAAACAACGTTTATAGAATGTTAGTGCATCATCTTTTCGTCCATTAATGGCTCGTCCTTCACGAACTTCATCTGGTACGTGAATATAGATAGTTACGAAGCGAACATCAGAAAGATCAAGTGAGAGATTGTGCATATACTCGATCCCTCTATAGTCGATCACATAAAAATCTGAATCTAGTAATTGCTGCTTCGTTGAGAAATATTCATAACCAGATATGCACGTATAAGCAATCATTTGATCTTTATACTGATCTACTTCCTCTGGTGTAATAAATGTATGAGTATCTCCCTCTCCATCTCTACGAGCGCGGGTCGCATATGATTTAAGCTGTCTATATCCATGTTCTTTGCATAGCTGGTTAACGAGTGAGTCTTTTCCAGACCCACTCTTGCCAACAATTAGGAAAATTGTGTGCATATTTATCACTCCTTGTCACGAAGAATTAGATTAAGAATTACGCCGATAATCAAAGCTAGTGCAGTTGCAGAGAATGATATTATTTGACCACCAACAACTAGTCCACTGATACCAAGAGACAAAACTGCAGATACTATAATCAGATTCTTTTGTACATTAAGATCTACTTTCTGTAGCATCTTAACACCAGAGCATGCGATAAAACCATAAAGAATAATAGCCGCTCCTGCAAATACACAGCTTGGAATTGAAGCTATAAATGCTTGAACTGGAGCAACAAAACCAAGTAGTCCGAGTAGAACTGCTGCTGTTGCTGTCACACATACAGATGCTACACGACTGAATCCAATCGTCGCTACGCTTTCTCCGTAACTACATGAGCCAAGACCACCAAAGCATGCACTAATTAAATTTCCTAATCCTTCACCAAAGAAGATTCTGCCAAGTCCGGGCTTTGAATAAAGATCTACTCCAATGATTCCGCCTAGTGCTGCATGGTCACTGAGAGCTTCCATACAAGCAGATACAGTATATGCTACGAACATAACAATTATAGGGATAATAGTGCTCCATTCAATTGCTCCCCAATGGGTAAAAGCAAAATCTGGCATTTGTACAAATTTAAGATTATTAAATACGGAAAAGTCTACAAGAGCGCACACTCCTGCAACTGTAAGGAGTACGGCGATTGCATATCCAATTAATATACCAAGCAAAAATGGTAGTATTCTCACAATACCTTTAGCATAATGAGAAATAAGTGCAATAGAGAATGTTGTAATTAGTGCCACAACGATTCTCCATTGTCCAGTTTCTCCAACATAGCCAGAAATGAACCCCATTAGATTCACTCCAATTACTGTTGTGACAGCGCCAATAAGAGCTGGAGGGAACACCTTGTAAATTGATTGGTATGGAATTTTAGTGAAGATGAACCCCAAAATACAATATACAATACATGCCGTTAAACCTCCAATTGCTATACCAGTATAACCACCTACACCAAGTGCAAATAATACTGGTGCGACGAAGGCTCCGCTGTTACTCAGAAACATAGGAGATTGGCCTTTAGTTATAAAGATGTAAATAAAAGTTGAAAGTGCTGCACCTATAAGTGCTCCCGACGTAGCAACTCCACAAAGGTTTGCAATAAGCACTGTGGCAACAAACACAGACAATACCATTTGTACTCCAAAGAGTATCATTTTTCCAAACGGCGGCTTGTCACCAATTCCATAAATCATATTACTTGTTCCCATATAATCCCTCCAAATGCTCTAATATTTCATCAAATGTTTCGAAATCCCCATTTTTAGCTGCATAGAGGATCATGCCATATAGCAATTGATTAATACTGAAGCTTCTACGCCAATCCTTCTCATTAAGATGATTTGTGCGAATATCAAAATAATGAAAATAATTTTGTTTATCAGCAATACGATTAATTTCTCTCTTTAGACAAGCTAGTGTACCGTCAGATGGAGCGTGATTGTTTTCGCATTCTGTGATGATTTCCGTAAGCTTTTCTGCCATATACTTCCAACCGAATAAGCAACCAGTCTCACACATTGAACCAATTGCACTTTGTTCAGGGCACATAACGACAAAATCACTATTCCAAAGACGTTCAATATCTGCTTCTGTAATCTTTTCTGCAAGGTGATTGTTTTCTTCTTCTGTCATATTAGATTTATCATTAATAGATTTATTCATTACAGGGCTGTACACTTCCACAGGCAGACCCATTTTAAGAAACTTATCATATTCATACTGCCTTGCAAGATTTGAGCCGAAGCTCATTATATCTCCTCCAAGATATCCTAGTGGCTTTTCCTTCATATTACCTCTCCTTATCTTCTCGGTCATTATTTGTCCAATATTCACTTACTACTACTCCCAAGCATTCCTGCACCGCGCTCAGTCTTGAGATTTGTAATATAGTCTACATCGACTTCTTCGATCTCTACTTGAGGGATTTCTTCTACAGCGAATTGTGCAACAGCCTTGCAGTATGGAACACGAATGAAATCTTCTTCCTTTGTAACTTCTGAAACATTCTTGGTAATTTCGATAGGAATGTCATTGCCATTATATAGCGCAACAAACCACTCTCCTGTAAAGTTAGAATCAATCTGTCCAGCCATAACAAACATTGCAGACTTTGTATTACTTCCGCGTTCTCTAAACCCAATACGGTAATTGCTATCAAAAGTACTACAGATTCCTGTTGGAACTAACTTTACTGTATGAGGCGGAATCACAACAAATTCTTCATCGAAACAAACATAAAGATCATAGCATCCATCCCCCTGTCGCTTACTAGGAATCTTTGCGTCAGGTCTTGTCTTTGCAAACTTAATATGTGCATTCATAAGCAAATCCTCCATTACCAAAACCAGATTGGACTCTTACCATTAAAGATATAATTCAGATAATAGAAACTCTTATCGACGCGGAAAGTGCCATAATCCTCAAGATATTTCTTGATCTCATTGTCTACATCTGTTAGCATTTTTTCAATAGTTGCTGCACGATTCTTCTTTGCAGCCTCGATCTTCTTATTTCTCTCTTCCTCTTCAGCATCCTTCTTCTGCTTAACTAGTGAGCTAAGTCTCTTGTATTCTTCAGATGCCGCCTTAAGTTCCTCTTCTAGTTCTTCAATTGTCTTCTCTCTTGTAATGTCACCCATTATTCATTACTCCTTTATTATAATTTTGTATTGTTAATCTTTTGTTGCGATAAAGAGACCACAATGGCACTCTCCTTCAATTCCTTGCTCAACTTGGTGGCGGAACTCTTCACATTGACACTTAGTGCTTGCATCTCTAAACGGCTCCAACACGCAAGGGCAATACCCGCCAGTTTCTTTTAATTGCTGTCTGGCAATTGCAACTATCTCTTTATCCGGGTTAAGTTTGATTTTCATTAAGATATCCTCCTCGCGTATTGATTGTCACTTACTAGTGTAATGCCGAGTACATCGTCATATCTATTTTTATGATTTGGCATATATCTTCCAAATTTAATAATAATGTTATTAAAATTTTGAGACAACTTATTTAATTTTTCTGTGATTTCGTATGGATAGTATCCTGTATAAATAACAAACATGTCATCGCAGCCTTGATCTCTAAAACATTTAATCACATCAAACATCTCTTTAAATTGCAACATTGGCTCAAGTCCGCCAAAAATAATAGCTTTAGTAATGTCATTGTTGATATATGCATTATATATTGATTCTGCGCTGACATCTTTTGTTTCTTGTTTTGCCATAGGCTCATTTTGGCATATTGATATATCTATTCCTAATTCTTTGCAGCATTTCCAATCACATTTTGAAGTTATTAGGAATAGGGAGGGCTTTTTATAATTAACAAAGTCCTCCATAACTACTCCTTTAAGTTTCATTACATAATACCATCCTTATTTAATACATCGTACCAGCGTCTATGATTAAATTCCTTTTTTCTAATCTTTTGATATGATGATACTGGGGTATAAAATCCGACTACCCTAGCAAATTGATCTGCCACAGGCTTACCACATGTTGGACAATTTTTAGACCCAATAAAAGCATGTCTATCTTCACAAACAGAAATCTTTGTCGTAAAAGCAAAGTAAATAACGCCATGTTCTGCGACATAATTTAACATATCCCATGCCTCGTCTTCATTAACAAAACGATTTTCAATGTCAATATGAGCAATGCATCCTCCGCCACACTTTGCATCAAATAGGCTACCAAGTCTACACTTTTCTTGAATCGTGCATTTTTCAGTAAGAGGGATCCATTGATTGGAATAAATAAAATATTTATCCTGCTCATATAAGAGATTGTCTGCCTGACAAATAACACCTGCACAATTTTCTGCAGGAATCATTTCAACATTAAAACTAAAATCACAATCAAAATTGTCTTTTACTTCGTTAATAGTGTCAAGGATTTGTGTAGCAAATTCAACTGCTTCATCGCTATAAGACTTGTAACCAAATTCATCAGTGTGAATTAGGTTAAACATATCCATGACTTCATACATGCCAATGCCGCCAATAGTACAAAACTGCTTATCGAGTTCTACTGCTCCTTCTTGATAATTTGGAAGAAGCCCCTTCTCGATATTGCGTTTAAGAATATGTCTCATTGAATATAGCGCTTTACAGTCAAGCAATACTCGATCTTTTAGAATATCAATATACTTTTTCTTGTTTAGTTTGCTTTCGTAAGCAATACGTACAAGATTAATAGTGGAAACACGGCAGCTACCAACAGAAAGAGCAGTACCACCGATGCTGTTGATAAATGCGTCAAGCTTTTTAGTGTTGGACAGAAGGCGGCAACAATTAGACAACACGCCAACATTATCAGATACAAAGAAATTACTATCGCTCCATTTCATGTTATGATTTGAGCACCAACGTGCAAATGACTCATCTTGGAATTTGTTATCTTTATATAGGAGGGAGTAAGTTAATACTGGAAATGTGAACATATTATGCTCTCTTGTCTCAGACACAACTTCCATAAATACTTGCTGGCATTTAATAAGTTCTTCAATTTCATCAATTGCAAATGTTCCATCTGGAAATTCCACACCGCCAAATAGCGATTCCAAATATGGCCTATCGAAAATTGACACATTTGTAAATGCACATTGGTCTATTCTAAGGAATGGCTGATTAAGACGATAAATAAACTTTTGGAAGTTTTGTCTTAAATATGTGTCAGGATCTTTGAGATAATAACCATTTTTCACATCGTTCTTCCAGAAATAATATGCCCAAATAAGTACATTTGGCATTCCAACAGCTCCACTTTGTCGATTAGACAAAAATGAAACAAATTCAATTACATCATCAAAGTATGTAGTGAGATGCTTTGGCGGCTGTGCATTATATTTATTTAAGAAAAATAGTCCTTCAGTTGCTAGCCTTGTAAAATCATTTGCCCAACAGTATGGGAAATAACTGGCCGTAGAACTGTCATTAAGATAAAGTCCCTTGCTAAATTCCTGTTCGAGCCACTGCTTTGCAGTTCTTAATCCCCATTTCTTTTTGATCTCAAGAAAGATTTTATTAAGCGCAAACAACTTGTCTTCAGACTTGCCCTTTTCAGTCATAAATGAGCGAATGTCTTTATGACTTGCATTGGCGTTTGGATCAATTGTTGTATCTGCCATTGTATCATTTGCTACAAACTTTTCAAGGAACTCACTAAAATCAAGCTGAGATGGATGTACTCCGTTAATATATTCGAAATCTTCTCCATACTTCTTTTTTAAATCTTCAAGACAGCGTTCAAAGTCCTTAGTTAATTTAAGCGTTATATCCATTAATTCACCACCCCATTTACCCATTCGTTTGCTTCTTTGAAATCCATCAGAACTCCATCAACTTCTAGCTTAGGAACTTCTTTAAACCCCTTTTCAAGCATTGCATCCTCATCGTCGAATAGCTCAAATTCAATGCCCTTGCTCTTAAGTTTCTTCTCAATAATACAGCATCTTGGACAATGAGTGCTATAAAGTGTTATCATAAGCACAACTCCTTTCAAATATAAAATAAATTATGCATTAATATTGATTGTCCTTATAAATGGCATCAACTTGTTCAACAATCTCTTCCCAATTGTGAACTCTATAAATCCCATAAGCATCATCGTGGATGCCCTGATTCCAAGGTCTATCTAATAGCACTCGATCAACCAGAGGATTTGTAGAGATTAGATTTTCTGCGCAATCATCTACAAGGACATCAACATGTAGCAATGACTTGTTATGAATACAAATGATACGCTTTTCGTCAATAAACGGAAAGTTTTTCATAAACCAGTCAATTTTCCAGTTAAAATTGGTATGATGCGTTGCTGTTGCTACATAAACATCATACCCACTATCAATAAGTTTTTTCACTCCCCATTGCGAATCTTGAGCAGGAGACAGAGAGTCCCACAGCTCTTTTTTTAGGAACATAGCAGTTAAATCTTCTGCATCTTCAAATGGAAGACATTTATAGAAATCATATTCAGTAAAAGAATCCAATGCTAATTGAGTGCCATGTTGCGCATTATAAAGCTCAAGTGTTTTCTCAATGAGGTTATTTAATACCTCATCACAATCTAGAGCCACGGTAAACTTATGCATAGTTTCCTCCTATAATTTTGTATTGCTTATTCTTCTTCCTTTTTTACATCAACGATATTTCCGTTATCATCTACAGTCTTGTTAAGGCTGACCGCACAGAAATTACTAATCTTTTTAATCAATCTCTTATAATCATTTGCTGACTTCTTGCCCGGTTGCTTCTGGAACTCTGTAATGTATTGAAGTACAACGCCACAGATTGCTTTCGAGCCATTGAGCAAAGCCGCCATTCGCACCTTCTCTAGCTGCGTTTTAATTACTTCTTTAAGAGCATCGTCTGTCATTTCTGCCGCTGGAGGGCTCTGCTCCTCCATGCTATTAGTCTGTTCGTAATTGTTGTTCTCGTCCATATGCGCACTTCCTTTCTTTTAATTACGTGCCAATTATACCACAATAATTTAGTATTGTCAATAGACTGATTTTGTTCGTTTAATTTTTTCTAGCCATACTGTATATGGTTTTACTCGTTCAACAAACAAATGATCGTCTTCTTTTCTTCCAAGGATCGCAAGGCACTTACCCTTTGCAATGAGGTCGAAATATTCTTGTAACTGTTTGCTCCAAATAGTTGCTTCAATAATTCTATCAGAAGTAATTAAGTCTAAATATGCAAATTGATTATTGTTTTTATCTTTCTTGCGTTTAATATCTGATATTACACACAATACAACTGTTTTTTCTCCATTTGGAGCATCATCCCAGTTGGAATTAATTAAATCTACTCCTTCTTGTAGTGGGTTATCTGTCAAAAACATTGATAGACTTTCATACTCCCATAGGAATGGATCTTTTGCATATTTTTGTCTGAAGTCTTCCATATAAGCTTTATATTTTTGCTCTTGCTCTTGATCAAACTTTTCTTTGCGCTTCTCATTATACAATTGCAATACAGTCTCTTTATCTACTTTTTTGCCAATCTTATAATCATCTACGTTAATGTCCCATTCAATCAAAAGTTTTGCTTTCGTCCCATATGATTGAACTGGCCTATATTCTTTTCTCTCATATGATAAAGACGCATACCTTTTCATTAGCTTCATTTTATTAGAAGTCGGGAATGCACCTGCTTTTATTAAAGCAATTGTAGCAGACTTATCTGGAATTTTTGATATATAATCATTAAAGCTACTATATGGTTGATTCTCAATAATTTTAGTGATGACTGATTCGCCAATGCCTTTTACTGCTCCAAATCCAAAAAGTATTTCTTTTGATTCTGGTTTAGCCTTAAATGTAAGTGTTGATTCATTAATTTTTGGTGGAAGAACTTTAATATTAAGCCTATGACACTCATTAATGATTACACTTAATTTTGCCGTATTGCCTGATTTCGCTGTTAGAACCGCTGTGAGAAATTCAACTGGATAAAATGTTTTTAGCCAAGATGTAAGATATGCTAATAATGAATAAGCAACCGCATGCCCACGGTTAAAGCTATACTCTGCTTGTTTAGCAAGTAACGCCCACATATCTTTAATCTGTTGTTCTGTCCATTGTTTTTTAATTAATCCTTCATGGAATTGAGTATACAAAGACGCCATCACATCTTTTTTCTTCTTTCCAATTGCTCTTCGTCCAGTGTCTTGTGCTTCCTCAGAGAATCCAGCATATGCAAGCAAATGCAGAGCGTCTTCCTGATATAAAAGAATAGAATGTGTCTTTGAAAATAGAGTTTTTAAGTCTGGATGTATAACTACTGTTTCATCTGGATATAATTTGTTTTTGCAATAATCAGGAAAACTGTTTTTTGTTCCGGGACGATTGCTTGCATTAATTGCAATAATGTCTTCTATGTTGTCTGCTTGTGCATCAATGCACATCTTTTTTGCTTCAGCAGATTCAAATTGGAATACTCCTACAGTATTTCCACTCTTATAGATTTCATCATAAACTCTTTGTTCTTCCAAGTTGAGGTGATTAATATCTACATCTTCCCATGTTAAATGCGCCATTTTTAATGCGTCATCTATGACATCTAGTGTTTCTAGTCCTAGATAGTCCATTTTAACCAATCCGAGATCATCCATTGCTGCATGCATCTCTAATTGAATCATAGGATTTCTCTCATTGTCTAGGCACAATGGACAATAATTGATAACAGGATGTGGAGTAATCAATGTTCCTGCGGCGTGACGACCTCTGCTCTTAGGAAGTCCCTCTAGCTCCATTACATACTTAAACCATAATGGGAACTTTTTATAAACTTCATTTAGTTTCTCGTCTTTGCCAACAAGTTCTTTAAGTAATACGTCCTTTTCTACTTCTTCACCTAGGTCACTTAGTGTCTTAACAGTAGGAATCATTTTAGTGACTTCATCACGAAGGCTATAAGGAATTTGTCCAAAGTATGGAGAATCTTGTCTTTCATTAAGCACTTTTCCAATATCACGAATTGCCACTTTTGTAGCTAGTGTATTAAAAGTAGCAATTGGCGCAACATTTTCTTTTCCAAAAAGCTCCTCTGAGATCTCTATGATTTCTTTTCGTCTACGTTTACTAATATCCCAATCGAAGTCTGCAAGGCTACCTTTTCTTCCAAGATTTGCAAAACGTGAAAAATCCAAATCCCAACGTATTGAATCTATCTGAGTAACACCAAGCATAAATAAACATAAACAATTTGCACCAGAGCCGCGACTATATCCTCTTGGTAGTTGTCTTGCGTCTGCCGCCTCTGCAATCATATGAAGCATAATAAAATAATCTGTGTAATCGAGCGCATTAATGACAGGTAATTCTTTTTCAAGTCTTTCTCGTCTTATCTTTTGATCTTCTTCGTTCATCCATCCGAATTTGTTATCAAACTTTTCAAAGACAAGATAATGAAGATAGTCTTCATGAGAAGAAAACTCTTCTGGAACATTAATTGTTGGCATAATATTCCCATGGTCAAGACCATAGTCAATATCATCATCAATCATATTTGCAATATGTACTGTCTCATCAATACCTTGTTGGACTACTCGTTCAAGCATCCAATCTCCGAGATACTGAAAAACATCTTGCTCATTTTGCAAATGACATCCAACATACGTTTCTCCTGTTTCTCGACCTTCACCAATAGAGACAAAAATGGAATGTGTATCAATTTGATTTGCACTTAACATATGCGCATCAGTAGTAATAACATATGGCATATTCATATGTCTTGCAAACTTATAAATTAATGTATTGCACTTTAATTGCTGTTCAGTTTTATGTGATTGAATTTCACATGCAACATAATCAAATGTGTCTTTTAAAAGATTTACAAATTCTTCTGCTTCATCATACATTTCATTTTCAAGATATCTACTAAGACGGCCAACTTGACATGCAGTTAAACAAATAATCCCTTCGCCAAGATTGTGCTCTTTAATCCAATTAATAGATATACGTGGCTTTTTATACATGCCTGTTGTTGCAGCTTCACTAACAATTTTAAATAGGTTCTGAAGCCCTACTTGCTTTGATGCGAGAAGAACTAAATGATATCTTGGCTGAGTATATTCTTTTGAATCATTCTTTTCAAGATAATTGTCAACTTCATAAATTTCACAACCAACAATCGGTTTTACTCCATATTTCTTGCATAGTTTAACCTGTTCAACAAATCCATGCATTGTCCCATGGTCTGTTAGAGCAATATGACTTTGACCATTATCTGCTGCATATTTTACAGCTTGTTCTACTGTAAGAATTGAATCCAGAAGAGAACCAATCGCACTGTGGACATGTAAATTAATAAACATTACATCCTCCTCCTTTCATAACAATTTTGTATTATTTATTCAATACCATATTTTTTAAACAAATGACGTTGCGGTGCAAATTCGTTTCCAAAATATTTTAATTCTGCTTTTAGACGTGTCCGAATAGCTTCTTCTTTCTCTGTAAATTTTCCAAGCCATATTCTTCTTCCTTCAAAGCCAATTTGTGCAACCCAAGCATTGTAATATTTGCTCCAATGTACACCTATAATTCCAGATGTATTATTACTAGGGACGGTTCTATTTCTTGCATTTTCAGACGAGTTAGATTTCCGTAAATTGTCTTTTTTATTGTTAAAAGGATTTCTGTCTATATGATCATAAAACTTCCCTACAATTAACCACGACATTATGGTATGTTTATGATTAATATTTGTCCCTAAAAAATGATAGTTAGTATGATCTATTTCTTCTCTCCAGCAATAATCTTTTATTTTGTCATAATCTTCTAAATCAAAATAAAATTCACGATTAGTATTTATAGTCCATCCAACACCATAGTCAAAAGAAGTAACATCATACTTACATCGCTTTTTATTATTTTCGTGTACATATTTTAAAGATTCTCTTTGCAAGCATCCACATGATTTTGTGCGTCCAGACTTTATTTGATCTGTAGAAGTAATTACTACTCCATGTTCTTGACAGTTGCATTCACACTTCCACATTATGCGATGTCTTCCTTTAGGGCTTATATAATCATTTGTCCTTTCAATTACTGTCAATCTACTATCTGGCACTCCATGTTCCCACATTTTCCATCCAGTCATATCTATAAAATTTGCCATTCATTTACTCCTCAATCATCAAATATCACATAATAACAACGAGTTGTTTTGCTGATCTTGTGTATGCCGTATATCTCCATCGTCTTTTCATATCGTTGTCCCCAAACGCCTCATCAAACACCACAACTTTATCATATTGTGATCCTTCTGCTTTGTGACAAGTAATTACATACCCAAAAGCAAATTCAAATGGTTTTGGATATCCAGAAAACTTTTTCCAATTCTCTGAATGAATGGTTGGTTGCCCATTGACTATCAAATTATAATCAATCATTAAATTTCTATAGATTCCACCATCATCTGAAATAAAATTAGCATAAATGACTTGACCATAAGGAGGAACCTCTTTTATAGAAATATTATACAATTCTCCAATTGTCCCATTAACAAGCTCATTACCAACGCTATTTACAGTATTCCAATGATTCTTGAGACAAATAACCTTATCACCATCTACTGGTTTCTTTGTATATTTATCTCTAAGAATCAAATGCCGCATATAATCATTTAATTCATGCCGAGTCTTATTTTTACCACAAATAATTTGATCTGCCCCGATAAGTAATTTATCTGATACTTTATCTCTATGCATTACACGGCATCTCTTATCATCTGAGTCGTATCTTAATCTCTTCCCATTTCTAATTTGCATAGACAACTTAATAATTGGGTTATCAAGTGCCTGTCTGACAATTTCATCAAGGAAAATATGAGGATTATCAAGGATAGTTTGTTTTCCATCAATAGGAGATAACTGGGCAGGATCCCCCAAAAAGATAGTGTACACATTATGAGACAACAAAAGATCAATCATTTCTTGTGGCAACATGCTTGCTTCATCAACAACAACAAGACTATATTTCTTCTCTAATTTTACTCTAGGAGTGTGTCTATATGTGCCATCTGGTAACTCTTCAGAATGATAAAGCAACTTATGTGCAGTCATTGCATTCTTGTTCCCCTTTTGTTTAAGCACAAGCGCGGCTTTACCAGTGTATGCCACAAAAACAACTTGATTTTCATGCAATCCTAGTTCTTGAATAATAAAATGAACTAAAGTAGTTTTTCCTGTTCCAGCATATCCAGCAATAACAGCATATGGGGCCTTTTCTTTGTATCGTCTACAAGCAATCTCAAGGCCATCTTGTTGCCCTTTTGTGAGCTCCAATTAAACATTCCTCCTTTCTATAATTTTGTGTTGCACATCATCCAGTGATGTCAATTTTAGGATTGATGTGGAAAAACTCAGTGTGACTACCAACATCAATAATGGTATCTTCATTAGTATTCCACAGTCTCAAATAATAAACTGTAAAATTGCGATCATCACAGAACTTCTTAATTTCATTAAAAGCCGCATCGTAGACTTCTTCGTCGGTCATATTGCCTTCAAGTGTTGCAATTTCACGACCATTGCCATAACTATTATAAAAGTAAAGTTTATGCATTATCAGTCTCTCCCTTTAGCTGATTCCACATATCATTCCAATATGTTTCATGATCACAATCAATATCAAAAGTTACTGCTTCCATGTTGTTACTTAGACCATGGTTGAGGATATATTCTAGGGTGTCACTATCAATATGTAGCGGCACATATGTCAGATGATAGCCTTCAGATTCATCGCCTACAGTAGTAATCATTAGTGTGGCATTCTGTGCATTCGTATTCATTAAAAATCACTCCTTAATAAAATATTGTTTAAATTTATAGACAAAATATAAAAAATTGTTTAAATTTATAAACAAAGCCGTCCTTCTTGCAATTTGTGATAGGTGGCTCTTCACGTTTCTCATCTTCTTTGTCATACTTCTTTTCACATTGTGAGCAAACCTGTCTTCCTTCAGGAATAATTTCACCACATGCGACACAGCAATTATTATATTCAATCATATCATGCATCAACTCCTTAACTATAATTTTGTATTGTTCAACTATACATATAATATCACAAAATTTTGATTTGTCAAGTAGTTAAATGCATAAAAATGGGGAGATAAGTTCTCCCCTAAGTTTTATTCTGATAGCATTTTAAGAAAATCGTCCTCGCTAATAATTGGAATATTTAATTCAATAGCCTTCTTATTCTTGCCGCTTGTGCTTGTGGTATCATTATTAATAAGATAGTCAGTCTTCTTGCTCACTCCAGATACATATTTGCCGCCATTGTCTTCAATGGCTTTAACAAGTGCATCTCTATTTGGGTAATGAGTTAAACTTCCTGTAATGCAAAAGCTTTTACTATCAAGATTGGAACTAGAACCAACATCATTCTCAACGATAAAGTTCATCTCAACAGGAAGCAATTCAACCATTGGATCTTTGCTATCCCACCAGTCATGAAGCGACTTATTTGTAATCTCTCCGAAGTCATCAATCTGTGAAAAATCATATCCATTAGCTAGTGCTTGTACAAAACCATAATGGTCTCCATTAAATTGCTTACTAATAGCTTTAGCCGCAGAAGAGCCAATGTTAGGAATACCAAGCGCAGTAATAAATCTATCAAGCGTTACTGTCCTTGATTTTTCAATAGAATCTAGCAGTTTATCTACAGATTTTTCACCTAGACCATCTAGGAGTATAAGTTTATCCCTATAGTCTTTCAAATGATAAATATCCTTATAATTATGCAAAAATCCATGTGAAATTAGCAGCTCAAGCGTTGCGGAGCTGAGTCCTTGTATATCCATTGCTTTCTTAGAAACAAAATGTTCAAATTTAGCAAGATTTCTTGCCGGACAATTGTCATTATGGCAATATAATACATTAGCAGTTCCAGTATTTTTAATTTCAAGCGTGGTTCCACAAGATGGACATCTATCAATCAATGGCAATTTATAATTTTCTGGATTATAATCAAGATTAACTTCAATTGCTGGGACTACCATATTACGCTTGCTGCAACAAATTCTATCCCCAATTCTTAACTTTAGTCCATCAATATAATTTAAATTATGTAGTGTTGCACGAGATACATTTGAATCCAATATGGAAATTTCGTCAAACAAACCAGTCGGAACAACGATGCCATTTCTAGATGTATTCCATTCAATGCCACGGAATATTGTTTCAACAAGGTCGTCTTCTTCCTTTTTTGCAATACCGTATCTATAATGATGACCAGTTCTTCCAAGAGAAAGCCCATATGCATAATCATCATAACGAATTACCGCACCATCACATGGAATTCCATGGTTATCCGCATATTCATGGATGCTTTTTATAATGTCCGCAAATTCTTCTGCTCCAATTCCACCAACTCTTTGATGATAAATTACATCAAAACCTAAACTAGCAGCTAATTCAAATCTCTTATAAAGAGAATTGATTTCATCCATGCCTTTAATAACATCAAAAAGCATAAATCTCATATGACGTTTCGCGCACTCTCTGCTATCTAACAGAGAAAGAGATCCGCTTGCTAGATTTCTACAATTTGAATATTGTTCTGATTCTGGAAGTGTTGTATTAATTTTATCAAAATCTTCTTTGTAAATTACACTTTCACCAACAACAGTTAGGTCTTTGTGATATTTAATTTTAAGAGGTACATTTACAAATGTCTTAACATTATGAGTGACTAGACTACCTACCTCACCATTACCTCTAGTGGATGCTTCTACAAGTTCTGCATATTCTCCGTCAGATTTGTATACTAATTTTGTTGTTAGACCATCGCCTTTTATCATAACAAGGACATCTTTGTCTCCTTCAAATTTTACAACATCCTCAACAGATTTTGTTTTATCTAGACTTAAGAGTGGAATGTCGTGAACCACTTTAGGCAATGAATCAACAACTTTATATCCTACAGATTGCGTAGGCGAGTTTGCAAAATAACAATTAGTTTCTTGCTCTAGTTTACTTAGCTCATCAAAATATCTATCATAAACATCATCTGGAACCAATGGCTGATGGTTATAATAAGCATCACGATATTTATTGCATAACGTAATTAATTTTTTAATTTTATTAATTTGATTCATTATCATACCTCCATATAAAACCACCTGAAGTTTTCTGATCTCCGTTACAACATGCTCGTATATTATTTGCTTTAATGCCAGTAGAAAATTCCGCTTGATTAGCAGATGTATATGTTGCAATAAATACATTATTTATATCATATTGAACAACTGCCTTATATTTTTTATTTACTCTTTTCTTACGTTTGGTTGGCTTTACTACTTGCCCCGGAGTATATTCTGATTTGAACATCCAAATGCAATTTTTATATATGTGTATTTTTCCATTACAGGCAGCAGATATGTTTGCATAATCGTATCCTGTAATAGTTGAGGCATTATGAACACTTCTATACTCATTTATTAAATTCCCATGAATATCAAATTGTAGAACTGGTTTACTTCGTTCTTTATTTGCTTGATATAGTTTTTCTTTAAATTCTTCCGAAAAGTTCTTCCCTTTCATTGGAGATTCCCTACCAGAAGCAAGTTCGCTTAATTTCTTTTTAGTTTCTTCTGTATGTCGTTTGCCATAAAACGGATTGTTTTCGCCCGCAAGTTTGTGATTCCCATAATTTGGGTTGTCCTCCCCTGTAAATCTTCCAATCCTACTTGCACTAATTTTTTGTTTAGTTTCTTCAGACATAACATACCCAAGCTTTCCATCTCCGCCCTTTGTTTGATTGTATCCATTTTCTGAATTTGTAGCATCATATAATTCTATCATCTCTTGCTCTTTAATGCAGGCATCTTTTCTGTTTAAACCTTCAAACAATATTTCATGTTCAAAATTATCCCAACCATATTTTTTAATCGCATTCCAAAAATGTGGCTGATTCCTTTTATACCCATTGCCATTTGCCCAGCGTAGTTCAGGTGGATGCTTGCTTGTTATGCCAATATAAACCTTTCCGCTAGGACTAGTGTGTTTATATACGCAATATAGTTTTTTGTCATTTGTCATTTGAAATTTCAATAATTTTGTATTGTATAGCTCTTTTTACATTATCTACTTAACCTCCTTATTCTATAATTGATTCGCTCAAAAATTCAATCATTCTAGCTTTATTATTTCGTAAATCATTTTTGTTCTCATAAACTGTTTCAAGGACTTCATCTAAAAGATGCATAAAACCTAGCAAAGTAGTTTGATTAATTTCTTCAATCATCCATCTGCGACATTCACATTCAACATACTCAGTATCAGTACATTCTAAACGCTTTAGTCCTAAATCACAATTTGTGCATACTGATTTCATATTTGATACTCCTATATTAATCTTAGCCTTTAATGCGTCATTAATGAGGTATAACCTTCTTCTTGCTCTTGCCATTCCATCATGCTTGCCACTTCCTGCACTACTTCAATAGCACACTCTTCACCATAACAACCATTCACACCATATTCACAATTCTGATGTCCAACACATCTCCTGTTATGACAAGGCGCTTCTATCTGTAATTTATTCAGCAATTTATAAAGTTGGTTGTATTCACTTTTTGTCATATTTATTTCTCCGTAAAGCATATATGGTACAAGATCTAATCTTCTTAGGACTCCAACTTGGATGTTTGCTCCTAATTTTACAGTATATCAAACCATATTTATTAAATTTTTTCATTGATATTCCTCAATTCATAAATCTTTCAACAAATTGCTCTGGATTAAAAGTTGTATTTACACTAATATATGGAGATTCATCCATATCATCTACAGACAAAGTAATAGTGAGCCCTGTTGCATACTTATAACAGCTCACAATATTTTCTGCATTATCAATCAAAGACTGGCCGCAATCCTTGATGTTTTGAATAATTTGCTCTTTGTTCCACATAACTTTACCTCCATAAATTCTATTTTTTACTTGCCGTTATTATGGCAATCTTCACAAACCGCATATCCTTTGTATACATATTTGCCATCTACAATCTCATATTTGTCAAAAAAACTTGCTTCGAAATACATATCATCTTTTCGAACAGTTTTTCCACAACAACTACATGATGCAAACTCTTTATTATCTGTCATAGCTTTACTCCTCATCTCCGAGAAATACGTCCTTATATTCCATAAACAAATCATTGATGGCCTCTGCCATGATTCTGTGCTCGGTATGCACTTCTTCTTTGTAATAAAGGTTACGATACCAATTAAGAATTACCAGAGGTTTGGTCATATTATACTTTTCAACCGCTTCCACAAAATAATTTTCAAGATCCATGATTGACTCCTTACTCGTCTAATTTGTCCTTACATTCAGGACAATAATCTTTATTGCCATCTACATAATGAACCCATCCTGCTTTCTTCGCCTTGTCTAATGCTTCATTATAGCTATCTGCATATTCACTATGCTTGCCGCATTTATCGCAAATTCTATAATGTTTCTTTACAGTTTCAGTCTGGAGAGAACAAAGAAAGAGCATGGAAAAAAGAGCTATCCACCACTTGTTGAAAACAATAGCAAGAGTAACCCAACAAATTACACATACACTATTTTTGATTGCCCATGCCCACCACGCACTCTTATTCATATAATTTTACTCCTTATATTAAGATGCAATTTTTATAACTCCTCTATTTAGCACCAATTTCCTATCCCGTAATTGGGGTCTTTATTAAGTTTCTGCTGGTTTTCGACCCATTTAATCAATTCTTCTTTATTGTAATATGTAATATCGCCTATAGTATGAGGGAAAATTAACATTTCTTCATAATTGATAGGTACAATTGTTTGCCCCTTATAACAAGCAGTTAGGCTACAATATCCAGAAAGAGAATTTCTATATGGACAAGTATATTCGCAACATTGAATCATAATACACTCCTTAAATTTTTAATCTATCCATTTAATTGTTAAACGACACCAATCATTAATACCTTTTTCTACAAGAACATTAAAACCTTTTTCTTCAAAATATTCTTTAAAACGATCAATTGATGAATCGGAAGGGAAATCATAACAACATCCATTATCACCACAAACCAATAAAATTTTATTCCCATCTTCCATAACCAAGAAGCTATTTGTATAAATATATTTCTTACCTTCTCTTGAAGCGGTCTTTATTTGCTCACACAATTTTTTAATGTAATCTTGTTCCCGTTGTGCCAACTCTTCTTGATATAGTCGATAATTATCTCTTGCAATTTCTGCAGTTATATCTTCACTTTTATAATTGTTTGATAATGCATTATCAAGTTCTTTTACTTCCTTGAGCCCATTTTTAATTATTTTTTTAATCATCTTTAACACCATAATTTAAAACTTTATTTTTAATCTCTACTACTTCCATCACTTCTTGTATTTCTTTTCGTCAATTTTATAATAAATAAAAAATCCAACATAAATTAAAAAAACCAGTGCTAGATCAATCCATAAAGGTGACACAACCCACAACCAGCTCCAATTAATTACACCAACTACCTTTAATACAATGAATATAATGCAAAGGACTTCACAAAGATTTAGACCGATATTTAAAACATTCTTGTTATTATTCATGTAGCTAGCCTCCTCCTTAGTTCATAATTGACTTATAACGAACACGTTTATATGTCCGGTTTTGATAGTCTTCAAAGCTCATAAAGAATAGACAGTCCTTGGTGTTTTTACAACCACACTCTCCATAATTGCAATACCACCATTGATATTCCATATTGCCCTCCATTTCCGCATAAGGGCAGTCCATTGGGTGCGATGGAATCTCATCTACTAAAATTTGCATAATTTATACCTCGTTACTTAGAAACAACCTGCTCATAATGGCGCAGCTCTACAATCGCTTCACTAATTGCACATGCGGGTGTTCCATAATAAGTACATCTTGAGCATGAATATTCTGGGCATTTTTGTAGTCTATTAATTAGATCGTTAATCATTTTTTTAACCTCCTACATCAATAAGTCTTTCAATATAATTTCTGTCCTGTGAGAAGATAGGGATTTCATTATCAATAACCCATTCACTTCTTGTTTGAATGTCCACTTCTTTACCTAGGATGTCCACTCTTTTTACTGTTGTAATTTCTTTAATACAGCAACTACCACGCTTTAGAGTTGTGGCATAATCGTTCCAGTTGATGCCCTTCTGAGTCATAAGCATATCCTGAATGTTGTTGCAAGACTTGCCGTAAAGTTCTTTCTGACTAAAGTTTGCCTGACCTACAGACTGGATGGAATTACGAGTGGCGTCCTGCTGTCGCCATAGCATATAATTACAAACCTCTTCCTTTGGGATCGTAAACACACGAGAATCAAACATTGCGCCTTTTTCAAGAGCTTTATAATAAGTGCCAGAATTTTCTTCATCTGCTGGCATATTGTTATAGAAGAATTTATTAAAGGCCATAGTAGCCATACTTGCAGACACACTGCACATCTTTTGTAGATTGTTTCCAAACCAAGCATCTGTGGTAAGCTCTGCGTAATCTACTAGTACAAGAGAAATCTCATCACTCTGAGTATAGCCAAGGACACAGCCTTGAATGTTCTCACAGAGATGCTTCATAGTTTCCTGCATGGTTTTTACTAGGATATCATCAAACGGTTTCTTAAACCCTCTTGTAAAAGTGTGAAAGGCACGGCCATCCAATCTTGCGATTACAGGCATTCTACGAGTTAGATAATATCTGCTGATATTCTCGTAGTTGTTTTTCATTCTATCACCAAGTGTAGTCTTGTCCATTTTTAATCCTCCTTAACAATTTCTTCTAGGCTATTAGTTTGTGCGTTATAAACATAAGGCATTCCATTCGGCGCATAATAAGGAGACATATAACCGTATCCAGAATATCCAGCGCATTCATTAAAAAGTATATATACGATTTTTGTATCCGTATCATAATATAGGTCTTGCATAGCTGTTGGTCTCAAACGACCATTAGTATTCTTTATATAATCCTTAGAACCAGTTGCGGCACATCCTGCTAGACATAGCAGAGAGATCGTCAAAGCAACAAGACAAATAACTGTTTTAAAGTGCTTTTTCATTTTCTTCCTCCATATTAGCAATCAAGAAATTATAAACGGCTCCCCAATCATCAATAATGACCGGCACATTGTTAACAATTACATCTCCAATTTCAAATCCATGCAACCAATCCTCTTCAAATACAAAATATCTAATCCATTCTTCTTGGTCATGGAACACTTCTTCGAGCAAATCAATAACAATATCGAAGATGTCTGTAATATAAAATCCACAAGAATCTTCGCAAAGACCTTTTAGAGCGCTATCAACTCTTGCCATTTTCGTATCAAGACTTTCAAGATGTTCCATAGTATTAATAAAAGCTTCCTTAGAGATCATTATTTGCCTCCTCAATTTTTTTTGGATTTATTAGTTCAATCTTTACACGATTATATAGGCCACCAGTACAGTATATAATGCCATTTGTTATCGCCATTTCCAGTGGCACAAATTGCAGTTCATCATACTTAGATGTTCCATCTCCAATTTTATATCTCGCCCCATCTTTATCAATAGACACGACAAACTCTTTGTCTTTCAATACAGGATTATATTTAATCCATTCATTTTCTGTGTCGCATCTCGGACGTATTGTAAGAGGATAAGTTTTCATAAATTACTCCTTAATGTTCAACTTATAGCCAAGCTCCTTCTCAAGCTGCTTCTTTGATACTTCACGCTCAATTACTTCAAAGCTGAAATACTCGTCACCGCATGCGTAAATTTGAAACGACGGTAGGATCTTCCTCGTATGTCCCAGATAGTCATAACATTCGTCGCTTTCCGATGCAATGTTTGTAAGAGTCAATCCGATCTTAGGAATATGAACTTTATACTTGTCCCCATTGGTCATATAACATGTGCCAGTATAGTCTAGATACGGGGCCCCATCTTCAACATAAATCTTTACGTCGGTTGGAGTAATGTTGCCATCAATAATTACATTATTATTCATTGTTTGTTCTCCTTTCGTTCAGCCAATCACAGTACTTCTGACATTCTTCTTTTGATTTAAATCCAATATATTTACCATATCTGAGTTGCTCTTTCTTCTCAATAACATCATCACAGAACTTATCATATACAAACTGGATTCCAAAATCTGCATAAGAATAATCGTTATATTCGCCCCCAATACGGTCATAAGTTTTGTCAAGTCGATAATATCTTTCAGATTGATAATTGCTATTTTGAATCCTATACCTTAGCGTGTCAATCCATGCTTCCTTTGGTTCATACCAATAATCTGGCTGAGCACAATCACACTTCTTTGTAACTTTTTCCCCATTGGGCCAAGTTAATACCCAGTTTCTATTTTCATCGCATTTATCACACTTAGGTTTTTCATGCGGCTTATTTTCTGCAAACCAAAGCTGAGATTTCTCAATCATATCTTTAAATATATCTTCAATAGCGGCTTTATAAAATTCTCTCTCTACTTCTCTGCGAAGATTTCGTGATTTATATTCCAAATCACTTTCTTTGCTTGATACTTCTCGCGCTTTGTCCTCAAGCTCTTTATTGCGCTTCTCAAGATATTCATTACGACTTTTAAGATGTTCCATGTCACTCTTCAAAGAGTCTTTAGCTGCATCAATAAGCTTTGATTTTATTTCATCAAACAGTTCGTCTGCTTCAGACGGTTCCCACATAGGTTCTTCATAATCCCAATAGCTCATTTAATTGTCCTTTCTTAATAACCTTTAATGCTTTTGTCATGGAAGGGTTTAACTGACTTAAATAATTCATAATTGTTTTGGTAATTACAGTTTTTCTTAAACTTGCAATCAATCTCGCATCCATATACAAAATAACTATGCTCACAATAATCACAAAGATCTTTTCTTAGATTATATTTAATTAAATATTTTGCTCTAGACACATCGTCATTTTGATGTTCATATTCATGTGCAAGACACTTGTCATAATCATTGAAAACTTCTCCACAATAATCACATTTATATTGCTCAACTTTTGTCATGTTTTATCTGTAGCCTTCTTTCTACCACGTCTTTTTGTTGGCTCTTCTGACTTCATGGCTGGCTTATCAGGAAGCTCCATCCAATAAAGCACATTCATATAAGTGTTCCAAACTCCATTCCTAATTGATACGACTTTGAATTTATCCGCATCTGTATAGCCAAGAACATCTACCATGTCTGGAGGAAGTTTATCTTTTGTACTAATCCATCCCATTACGATTAATCCTTTCTAATCTCACATTCTTTAATTAATACTTGTGGAGAAACTTGCCCATTATATACGTTAATACCCAATGTTCCAATTACATCAATATATGTTTCTTCTCCTGCGAAGTTATTGTTCATCCAATCAAATACTTCATTGGATTCATCACATCTAAACATAACGTATTTGATATTAGTACTCTCATCATAAATTTGAATTGTGTCATCGTTCTTGCCGACAATTTTAGCATTGTCATTAGAGATATATAAGTCTTTAATCAACCACAATGGCTCATCTACTCCATGCGCAAAAGTTGATTTGTATTTATCAAGTTCTTGACACCACGCAATTGATACATCTTCTGCATCAACAATGAAATCTACTGTATATACTTTTTCAAAAGACACGTCTTTAAGATTTTCGTTAAACCATTCTCGTGCCTTATTAATGTCCTTTAATTCAACGCCATAGGCACTAGGGTGTCCTTGTGCAAATACTGTTTCAGGACATGATTCTGTCATCGCTCTAAAGTCTTCAATTGGGCAATAATCAAATGATCTACCACTACCAGCGAATCCATCATTCACTTTTCTCACAAGGAGTACAGGCTTATTAAGTGCTTCTGAGAGCTTGATCGCCACAAGCCCTGTATATGCAGAATCTAGCACTCCAGTCGCATCAATAATTGCTACTTTATCATCTGAATCGCTATTTTGACTCATAAATGTTTTATATGCTTTGTCTCTAGCGCGGTCTTGTTTGCCCTTATAGGATTTCATAAGTCTAACACAATGCTGATAGATATTTTCTGCTGTCGGAAAATCATCACCGCGTTTTGTATATTCAAAAAATTCAGATTCATCCTCATAAAAAGCTCTTGCAAGAATTTGACACTCTTCATAAGTTGCACTTCTTAGAAATGCATTAATCAAAGGAGTAACGTAGAATGCAATTGTAAATGGAGATACGATACCTTTTGTAGAAAACTCCTGAGCATTAAGAATCTCTTTAAACATTTTATTGTTGATATTATCTATCCCATAGTTAACCATCGCACGAGTATTAAATGATTTCATTGACATTACATCTGAAATGTCTGCTAATGCTACTAGATCAGTAAAATGCTCTTCACAAAAATCATTCCAATAATAATCATCTAATGCTTGCAGAAAATTATATGTAACATGAGCGCCACATGCTTCCTTATTTGGATACTCATTAGATGTTTGGTTGTTTACTACAACAGCAGGATTTAATTTGTCTGTTGACACCTGATGGTGATCAAGGACAATTACTCCAACGCCTTCATTTATTAACTTCTTACATTCATCCACATCATTACTTCCTGCATCGGGAATAATCAATAATTTTGTATTGTCTGGAATATCAAAGTCCCAAGACGCTAGGCCGTGTGACTTGTTCTTCTTATGCACAACAATTGATACTGGATAGTCTGCATCCATTAGTTTAATATATTGATACATAATTGTCGAACTTGTAATTCCGTCAACGTCAGTGTCAGATAAAATTGCAATTTTATGTTTATTACAAAAATGATAATCAAAACACTTTACTGCTGCATCTATAGAATTTAGATTATGCCAATCATCAGCACAATTATCTGATAGCTGAAGATACTTATTATAATCTTCAATCCCTCTATTATTTAATACTGTTTTTAAAATATTTGTAGTATCATTATTGCCTGTTAATTTATATTTCAAATGCATACACCCTTTCTTTGTGACACCACTATATCACAATAATTTCGTATTGTCAAGTAGCAAAAAGGCTCCCAGTTGCCTAGGAGCCATATTTTTTTGATATACTATTGTTTTTTTCTATAAAATGTATTATCTTTGATAGATTTTAAACAGTTCTGACATAGGCATGCCATTCGCACGAGCAAGATCAACCGCCAGAGCACATACATTTCTTGGCTGTGACACCCCAATTGCTTTATTCATATAGTCTAGAAGAGTATTATATTCATCGTTGCAATGACCATCGCCCTCCCAACAAATAATATCACGACCATTAATCTTAATAAAATTATAAGGAGTTCCCATGTTTGATCCTTTAGTAAAGCTCCACCAGCCCCAATCGTCAGGCCATTCTCCTTCATAATCTTCCATGCGCTTCATGTCTTTTTTGTCAATCTCACATACTTTATATTGGTCGCCAGAATATGTTGTAGTAAAATCTACATCAAGTTCTTTAAATGCTTTTTCAATATTGCCACCGGCAAGGATCTCAATCTTCATTTTTACATTTCTCCTTTACCATTTTTAAAACAGATAGAACATCACGCTTATGAATATTATTTTCCATCCAATCACAATAATCAGGATGCGCTTTATAGATGTCTATGAGCTTCTGCCCACTATATTTGCCGAATGGTAACACATATTCTTCTGGGTTAATAGTTGTACTTTTTGGTTCAATATATCCTGTAAAATCCATTGTAAGGCATTTGCGACTTGCAAGGTAATCGGCAACATGTAGCATCCTAGAGAATCTATCGCTAGGTTTTGGAAGAACAACATTGCTTTTCCTATCCTCTGACCACTGCCCCATGTGCTTAGAGACTACATCAGCGATAAATTCAATTTCCTCATGATCTAAGTATTTCCCATCATATTTTCTAATTTCATCTGCCATCAGTAGTGGATGATTAAATCTTGTATATTTAGAAGTTTCATAATCTTGCTGAGAACCACTTTTGCGACCATCGTGCAACAACCCCGCTACACGCATTAAATCCATCTGTCTCGTAGTAAGCTTACTGTTATACTGCTCAAGTTCAAAAAAGAAATTTAAGAATCTTACAACCGCAATTTGATGACGCATAAGCCCGCCTTCTCCAAGACTATAAGTGGGATGATATTTTCCGGTACTTGAAGCACCAATGTGCCATATGTAATCTGGCATATCTTCAAGTAGCACCATGGCAAATTCTTTAATATCTGAGTTCGTAATCGTATTTAAAATCGGCTGAACCAATTCTTTCTTATCGTTTGTCATTATTTCATTTCCTCCAAATTAATAATCTTCATCATTAATATAATCAACAATTGGCCCTTTTCGCCCACAATTGTCACATGTCGCATTATAGTCTGTTAGTACAATATGCTTAATCTCTTTTTTGCTTGGCTTGGCGATCTTAATAAAACATTTTTTACAGAGATCCTCACTAACTTCAACACAATTTCTCTTATACACTTTTAACTCTCCTTAATCACAATTTCTTCGTCGGCGTATCCGCCATCAGTTGTATAATGTATTTTTTTAATACCAAGGTCTTTGAGATAATTCATGCATGCAGCGCATGGACGAGATGGGGAAAGCTCATGATTTAGATTCTCTCTATATGTCCATACTTCACATTTGCTAACATCAATATCCATATATTTCAACTGCCCAAGTGCAGCAACTTCTGCATGTGTCAAATGAAGAGGCTCTGTATTTGTTGCAGAACAATCAAAATTTCTATATTTATTATATTTCTTTTGAATCGGTGAACTCTTTCTGCTATTGAAGCCGACACCTACAACTTTATTGCCACATGTGACAATTGCACCAATATGTACTCTTGGAAAACTGCTCATTTCAGAAGCGGCTTTTGCATGTTTAAAAAATTTTCTCTGTTTATTCGTCATTATCCTCACGCAAACTATATATATTATTTTTAATTAGATATTTAAATTTTTCGGGATTGTCGCTAGGAGATTCTTTATTGTCAAGAATATGATCTTTATCAATAATTGCATATACTGGAATCCCATTTAAGAACATATTTGAAATGTTTTTTAATTGTTCTTCATCAACATCTTCATCATAACAAAAAACAATTTTTGCATTTAATCTTGTTAACATCTCAACTTGATTTTTTGAAATCTTTGTTCCACCAGTACTTACACCATAATACCCCATATCGTACAATTGCTGCACAAATTTTTCACTTTCACCAACCCATACTGTCCCTGTATGTTGAATTAATTTTATATTTTGAAATAGGCCATACAAGATCCTCGACTTTGCACATGGTTCGAGGAAAAAATATTTAGACATTCCACTGTCCGGGTCATATTCCATTCTTCTTGCTTTAATCCCAACCAATGTTCCAATTTCATCTCTAATTGGAATCGCAATTGAATTTGTCATTGGATCAAAAGAAACTTCAAATAGCTTTTGAGTGTTTAGACTAATCCCATCATCCTCCCATAGTTTATTGCCGTATGGGAGATAATAAGATAGAATTTTTTCTGGAATAGGTTTTAGCGGAGTGTCATCAAAGTCATCTTCTTCTGTCGCCATTTGCTGTAACATTTTAAGTATTTGAAGAGATTCTGGGACTTCTTCTGGCTCTTGATAATAATCTAATCCAAATAAATTACAACAGAACTTAAGAGCTTCAGGAAAAGAATAGTCTTCGTTATAACAAATCAAATCAAAGACATCTGTTGTTCTTTTACTACTCGTCATTGTACGAGTATAATTTACAACAGTTAAATTTTCATTTAAATAAATAACAATTGCTGATTTGTTATCTCCAGTTTTATTCCCGCATGTAATATATCCACCATGATCGTGAATACTATGGCATCCAATCTCCTGAAGAATCTCTGGCAATTTTTCATTGTCTAATATGTATTCTTTTAAAGATTGTACATCCACAAGTATTCACTCTCCTTTCTATATGGACATTATATGTCAATAATTTTGTATTGTCAAGAGGTTAATTTAATATTTTATCAATGCGCTGACACATCGGCAGCATGCAGTAAACAAATATCGTTAAATAAAGGATCACCAAGAAGTTTCCTATCTTTCTGCATAGCTTTGTCAGATTGCTCCCATGCGAGATAAGGTCGCATATGCCACTGAATAAGTTGCGCTACATAAAGATGTTCGCAAGGCATTTTGTAGAATAAGCTATTGTATGCACCACAACGCTCATGGGAATAATAATGCGCATCTTCTGAAGGATTCCCCCTTGCATCATAAAAGCTTTTCGTAAAGATTTTCCCCTCGTCATGTAGCATTGCTGCATGTCTAAGTTCAGTGGACGTTGAATGAAAAGATGGTGTGTTACTATCAATATATTTTACAGCATTCCAACAATGGTCTCCAAGAGATAAGGCATGATGAGAATTGTCTTGGTTAAAATCTTTCACTGATTCGATCCAATCTCTATCCCATCCTTTATAGTCCATCGCATCTTCAGAATAAACAACATCAATATCATCCCAACCTTCGTACCAAAAAGGTACGTTAAAGTTCATATACATACGTTTAATTACATGCTCTGGTACTTCCCGTTCTCGCTGTGCATTGCGTTCAAGACAAACTTCATAAGGCGTTGCCATAAGAACTGCAATCTTTTCACAAGGGATTTTATTAAGAGACTTAAGAAACTCCATGCGACGCTTATAGCTGATATTACAAGCGTCATAAATGGCGCTTTTTCCATAAGTAAGGCATCCTCGAATACGCTTGTGGAGCTCTTTAAATAAAACATCATTGTTTGTCTGATGGTTTACATCTCCGAACATTTCTTCTCGAAGTGCGTCACTAGAAAAAATTTCTGCATCATATTTTGCTGCAAGTTTTTTAGCTTGTTCACTCTTGCCGCTTGCTGGCAAACCGATCGTCATTATAAAAATAGGTTTATTCATTCGTACTCCTTAATAAATAAAATTCCTGCATTAAATTCTATACCTATATTAAAGCACCTCAGTCAAAATTCTAAAGTCTTTAAACGTATTCTTTTCGATTACAACTTCAACGGGCTTATTAACAAGTTGTGACACATAATTAACTTTTGCATCTTGGAGTATTTGATATATTTTATCAACACACATTGTAATACCATACTGTCTTTCTGCAGTTGTCCACTTACATGCTTCACTGATGTTTTCTGTATATCTAGACCCGCATCCAATAGAAGTTCCATCGCTAAGTTTAAAACGTAGCTGTAGCCCAAAAAGAAACGGATAATCGCTAACCATTCCATATTCTGCAGAAGTAATTTTACCTAAAACTTTTCCTGTCATTTTAATCACTAATCTCTTTCTTAATTGCAATCTTCATAATCTCGTACTGTACGTCATTTAACAGCTCATCAATTTTTGCATCAACTGTGTATTCGTTTTTTAAGAAATCATCACATAGTAAATCAATATGACCGATAGCATCATTAGCGTGTGCTCGTGCGTCTTCTAGATTATATAAGCCTTTCTTGACCTCTACTAAATATTCTGGACTTTCAGAAATCAAACATTTTTCATATGGCACATGGTTGATATATCTTGCAATATACTCCTCTACTCGCAATAGATGATGTAGTTGTTTCGGATCATATCCAAACTTATTAATCCATTCCATACGAGATGGATAATGATGCTCCATTGCAAAATACTTTTCTTTAGCAATACCTCGCATAGACTTAATTGCTTGAACTGGAGAATAATGTGCAATATCTTCTCTGGCGTCAATAAGTCTATTCCATTGATTTTCATACATGGGATTGATGATTTTGTAAGGAGTGAACAAGATTTCTAAGAAGTTCAAATTTTGCTTCCTAAATGTCTGGATATAAAGCCTAATGTCTTTCCAGTCTGTATGTTCGTCATTGGCTCGAATATGAGTTGTGCTAACGGGATTCTTATTCATTGCAATATCCTTAAATGTCGGTGTTACAATTAGTTTGGTATCAACATCTGAGCCTTCATAATCAAGACCATAATTGCCACTACCTTGATAGAAGATTCCAACAATTCTATCCTCTGGAAAGTATTCGAGAGCCTCGTTATAATGCTCTCGAACACCGTCCATTATGTATTTATTAGAATGATAGTTCATCTAATCACATCCATTAGCCATTATGCTTAATAAGATACTCGCGGCTGACATTTTTGAAACTATCACTACCATCCAAAGAACGATACACAATCCCTTCACGCATTACATCTGGATTCACCTTGGACTTACCAGTTGCAAGAGCCTTAAGTTCCTCCATAGTGTCTGGCATTTGAACTTCTCCAAGAATAGGAACCCATTTCATGCCCATCTTTTCAATAATAGCTCTACCAGCAATAGAATTATATCTTCCACTTTCAGAATCTTTAAAGTTGAAAACATATAAATCATCTTCCTTGAGCTTTAGAGGATTTCCCTGAACAAAACCTACGCCCTCACCCTGAATACATACCCATTTAAGCTGAGGAAACTGATTCAGGAAATCCTTCAAATGCTGTTCAATATTGTACTTGAACGCCAAATCCCAATAGATGTTATGGTCGTGGTAGCACTCTTGCTTCTCGTCCTGTTGTCTTACGTTACGAGAACAAACATAAAACTCAAACTTATTACGTCCTTTACGCTCAAGAGCATAAGTACAGGAAGTACCATCTAGCTTTTCTGTTGCAAGATAAGTCTTGCCGTCACCAATACGCCAAGGCTGATTTTCTACACGCTCTTCATCAGTCTTTGAAACAAATGTCGGGAAACCACGAGGATTATCCTTCTTCTTGCCGAAGAAGAAAAACATAATCTTACGACCCCAAGAACGACGCATCATCCAACGTGCCCACTTCTGCTTAAAAATCTTCTGGTGACGAGCGGCCATAGATTTATACTTTGCATTAGGATCGCCATTGCCCTTACGAGTATTGTCCTCTTGTACTGAATACTTAATTCCCAGAATATCAGTTACATCAGTCCCCCCGGAAAGCCCTGCCAACTCTTTAAATGCAGACTGAGGCATAGCAAGGCCCTGACTGATACAATTAAACTTACCAAGCTTCATCGTCTTGACCTTAAAACCTTTTGCACGAAGGAATTCAAATTCCTCTCTCTCAGGGACTTTGGAATCAATCTCAATATAAACACAAGGATCGCCTTCATGGAATTCACCCTTCTTACAAATGAGATTCCATCCAAGTACATTGCACTGCTCAATATTATCAGCACCATCAATAGGACGAATGTTTGTTACATGCTGAATGTATGCAAGCGCTCTTTTGTTATTGATAATCATTTTATTAAATCCTTTCTATAATTTTGTACTCTCAATTAAGTGATCTCAATCTCTCGATAATTTTGGAAAGAATCATACAAGCATAATCAATTTCTTCTTCTGTATTATATCTTCCAAGAGATACACGAATGCTACTTAGTGCCTCTTCGTCAGACAAACCAATTGCTTTTAGCACATGAGATGGGACGGCATTGCCTTCATTGCAAGCTGAACCCCCACTGATAGCAATTCCAAATTCGTCAGCCATCGCAACAACATCTGAACCATGCACACCATCAATTCTGAAGTTCAAAATGCTGTCTAAATGTTTCTTTTTATCGGTTGCCCCATTCATTGTGACACCTTTTACATTCAATAAATTATCCTTGATCTTCTTGGATAAATATGCAATTTTTGCGTTATTTGCATCCATGTGGCTCACCGTATCTTCTAGTGCAGCAGCCATGGCCAAGACACCAAGGACATTAGTTGTGCCACCTCTGATTCCTCTTTCTTGGCTTCCACCGTTAATCAGAGGATGAATATTAATACCATCCCTGATATAAAGGAAGCCGCATCCTTTAATCCCGCCAAACTTATGAGCAGAGCATGATAGCATATCTACGCCGAGCTCTTCTACATTGATTTTCATATGAGGGAATGCCTGAACTGCATCTGTATGGAACAACATATGATTGTCATGAGTAATCTTTGCTAGCTCTTTAATTGGCTCAATAACTCCAAGTTCATTATTTACCATCATGCATGAAACAATGCCCGGATTAATACCGAAATCATTATTCAGCAACTCATGCACTCTTTTTTCAAACTTCTCTGCGTCAACCATTCCTCTATAATCAACCTTGAAGTTATAGTCTGGATCAATAGAATGATGTTCAATATTAGACGCTAGTGTAAAATCATGATTTAAAACCCATGAATTTGCTTCAGATCCACCAGAAGTAAAGTAAATCTCGTCAGGTTGCGCTCCAATTAGTGCCGCGATCTTTTCACGTGCTTCCTCAACCTTAATCTTTACTTCACGAGCATCCTCATATGAACTATTTGGATTGTAATATTCATCAAGATTGTCAAGAATAATATTCTTTGCTGCTTCACAAATTGGAGATGTAGCAGCGTTATCTAAGTAAATCATAGTTCATACACCTCGTCTTCTTCTACATTATATTTCTTTGCAATACTGTCAAGAAACACTGTCAAATAATCAGGATAATCCTCTACGTTTTCATATCCAAGTGAGCCAATAATATTGCAATTAATATATCTCATTTGAGTAATAATTTCATATGCTGCATCTTGCTTACCATCTTTATAGCCCTTTTCATAGGACTGCTTATCTAGATTGTTGTAATCCATCTTTCATCCATTGCCTCCTTAAAATTTGATGTGTCAATAATTTTGTATTCTTTAATCCAACTACATTTACTAAAAATACTTTGTAGTATCTCTAAGCTGTCTGATTCAGCCCATTTGTGTTTTCCTCTATCCTTGTATATAATTATGTATTTTTTCATTTTCATAGTGTTACAACTCCTTACTTGTTTTATCATAAGCAATTGTAACACTATAATTTCGTATTGTCAACACTCAATTCTCATATTCCATTTAAGTGTTGCGAGTTCGACATTCTGATAATAAGGTGTTTCAACTCCACAGTTAGGACATCTCACATATACCGCTCCATATCCAGTAATTCGCATATTGGGAGCATTCCCACAAAAAGGACAGGGTTTTAGCTCATCCATCTCAATTGTCCACCACATCAATAACAAACTTCTTATATTCCCAATCAACACACTGCTTGTTTGACATCCAACCCGTCTTGTTCTTGAGGCAATTTTCTCTTCGACTACAAGTCTCACAAACGTGTCCGAGCTGAAGATCATTAGCAAGAGCAACAACATCTTCTCTCAGCGAATCTGCCGTATTTGTTGCTTCCAGTAGCTGACGTGTAAGTAGATCACAAGTATCCTTTGCCATTTGCTCCTGTGCACGAAGCTGCTCATTCATATCATCAATATAGTTTGCCGCAGAAGCTAGTAGCCGACACATATTGCACCAAAAAGAATTCTTGCATTTTCTACACTCATTTTCAGAGCACCATCTCTTGCGGCGAATAGTTTCAATCTGATTGCGCAGCGCTGTTGACATGTCATTGTTGTTCATTGTTTTTCTTCTCCTTTGTTGTTATTTGTATTTTTGTTATCTTCTGCTTGCTCTCTCTCACCTTAATAAAGACTCATGTTTGTGGAATAACAGAAATATGTCCATCCAAGATGGCTGTCATATAGCGCCTTATAAACTCCACTACCCTGTTTAAAATTCGCTTGAAAAACAACCGAAGGCTCCATAATTCGCTCTCCATTCAATAGCCTTTTTGCAATATCAATGCATCGCTCACTAGGAGTTAGGCTTGCAATATATCCACTTCGTGCTCCATGATATTGTCCTTGCTGATAAACAACATCAGGAATCGTATTGGGGAACTCAGGAGATGCAACACGATTTAACACAACCTCGCCAACACACATCTTCCACTCATCTGACAGAAAATCACTTCCTGCCTCTGCATATATCACTTTTGCCAAAAGCATTAAGTCACTTTCAGAATATTGTGGCTGTGGTGCTGAAAACATGTCTGGTTGATCTTCAATAATCACTTCTGCAATTTCTTCATATGTAATAATTTCATCCTCTGGCTCCATGATAAGCATTTCTTCTGGTGCTGGAGTTGCTGTGCATTCTATTGTCATTTCTTCCAAAGGATGTTCACTGTCCATGTTTTTATCATCATTAATCGAAATTGAAAATAAAATTAAAATAATAAGACTAACAATGATAAGTAGTTTTTTAATCTTATTCATTTCTTACCTCTCAATAATTTTGTATTGTTCAATCTATCGTTATCATACCATATATTTTCGTTTTGTCAATTGTGCAAATTGCACAAAAAAAATGGGGGCCTAGAAAGCTCTAGGCCCCCTGTGGTCGCTGCCAATAATGGTCAACGCCAATGGAGCGGTAGACGAGGCACGATCTCGCAACAACCAGAGTGGAAATCTGGGATTCTACCAATTGAATTACTACCGCATGTTCTTACTTCTGCGTCAGCTTATTAAGCTCTCTTTGTGCCTTATTAATCAAGTTTGCATTTACAACTTCACTCTTGGCCTTTAGCTTCGCAATGCGATTCTCATAATGTAGCTTTGTTCTCGTGTTCATTGTTCTGTTCCTCCTAATTTGGTTTTATTGTTTTACATGGCAGCGGATAGAGGCTATGCTCCCCTACCTACAGATCCAAAGTCTGTCGTGCTACTATTACACTAATCCGCTATTTGGTTGCTGAGCTTCAGAATCGAACTGAATTGAGCTTGGTTATGAGCCAAGTTGAGATGCCAACCTCCCGCCAGCAATAAATAGCTCTGTCTTTATTCATCTAACCTGCATAAACAGGTAACAGAGCAGAAGATTGTACCGGAGTCAAGTGGACTAAATTACAGAGAATAAATGGTGGGTCTGGGCGGTTACGCTCCGTCCGTAGTACGCTTAAAAGGCGTATATTCTACTATTGAATTACAGGCCCATACTAATTATATTAAATAAGGGTTTTATCTTCGACAAGAACCCATTAACTTGTCGGACGATAACATTCATCCATAAATTTTATTGCATGCCAATTCATAATACTCCATTAAAATTGAGCAATTACACTGTAATCTTTCATATCTTTCTATATTCATCCTTTATATGAATCTTTTTATGACACCAAGGACATTCAACAGATACTGCAATTTCTTGTCTGTCGCAATCGTCCATTTTAATAAAATAATCTTCAAAATCTTTGTAATACCTGCCAGTAGGCTCCCTGTGAGCATCTTCATTCTGATAGGTAAATACGCAATCGCATTTAGGACATCGCTGGGTAAATATAGGATTATTTAAATCTTTTCCTTTGCTAATTATATTAATTGCCATAATTATTCCTCTTAATATATATTTTAATGAGAGCGGCCAGACTCGAACTGGCGACCAAGGACGTTTCATTATCAATACTCCTTATTACGATAAAAGCTCTACCGACTGAGCTACGCTCTCATAATGGCGGAGAAGGTGGGTGCCGACCCCACTCATTACATTCCTGCAACCTAACTGGTTAGCAACCAGTCCCCTTTGCCAACATTGGGTACTTCTCCATATTGGAGCAGGAGGTCGGATTCGAACCGACGTGAGCAAAGCTGGCGGCTTACAAAACCGCTCCAATCGACCACTATGGGACTCCTGCAGATCTCTGTGTCTTTCCACAGCGCCAGCTATGCTTTGTTTTGTGGCGGCGCGCGACGTGCATAGCATCCACATTTGTCTAACGCAACTTGAATCGAACAAGTATCTCCCTCTGATAGCGAGGGCGCTTTCCCATTAAGCTATACGATAATATTTGGTGCTCCGCCCAAGCATCGAACTTGGAACCTCCCGATTATTGGCCACTACAGTAAGTCCTGCCCTTACATCTCCTAATCCCGCTGTTAAGTAATGTTACTATTACACCATGTAGTGAAGTCGGGTGCTCTGACCAATTGAGCTAGCGGAGCATATTAATTTACCGTCTTTCCGAGCTGTCACCGTTTCTGCCGATTTGTAGGGTTCGTTCGAACAGTTTAAACAACTTATCCCTTGGTAATGATAGCGAGCGAGGCCGCGCATGATCCCTAACAGACTTAAAAGTTGCTGGTTTTATCTTCACTCAAATCTGACATTGTATGCTACTCACTATCATTTGGTGGGCAGGGTGGGTGTCGAGCCCACTACCCCGAAGGAACGGATTTACAGTCCGCCGCGTTTGCCGATTCGCTACCTGCCCATATTTATTTGGTTGCTGAAGCTCTGGAATTGAACCAGATTAAAACGACTTATGAGGCCGCTTGAGATGCCAACCTCCCGCCAGCAATATGTTGCAACTTTAGTAGTTTATATAGGTCGTACAGTTGCCACAAAGACCTGTGGTAATGGTAGCAAGCGGAGCCGTGCATGACTCCAATAGATCCAATAAGTGATTAATAGGTTTATTCACCATACAAGGTACTATTTCGTTCTTATCTTTTCTATTTGCACTACTTTACTACCATTTGGTACCCGAAGTGGGCTACGATCCCACACGCCTTTCAGCACAGCTTTTTGAGAGCTGCATGTCTACCAATTCCATCATTCGGGCATATTAAAGAATGCAAACGATAGGACTTGAACCCATGTCTTCCTCGTTCGTAGCGAGGCACTCTATCCAACTGAGTTACGCTTGCATATTTGACTCTTAGGTCAGTCAGCCACACATTGCTTAACGCATTCCATTTGTTCGCGTGGTGCCGCTACCCGAATTCGAATCGGGACGCTTTTCAGCAGCAGATTTTAAGTCTGCGGTGTCTACCTGTTCCACCATAGCGGCATATCAATGGGCAGTTTTCAGAGATACCAAGCTCTGCCAGTACTCAAAATTCTATCTATTTCACACATTAACCTATTCTCACACAAGTATTGCTACCATTCAGCCTTGTGGATAACCTATGGCCATTGAACTTGAAACCAAACCATTGCTCAAGGATTTTGTAAAACTTTGTGGGCACACAATTTTAATTAACAATTATCTAAAAGCCCTCTTTACAACTTTAAGACTTAAACTTTGACGAAAAAATAATCTTTGAGCATTGATCTCTGAACATTGATATTTAAACTTTAATCTTTACAGTTAGCAAATATATGTACATCTTGATTATAAGTCAATCCATATATTAGATCTTTTTTACTGTATTATTAGAATTAGTAAAAATATTGTTGAAGACCAATTTTTTTATTATTTCACATCAATGTATCGGTCAAAACCATCGAAGCAAGTCCGTTCTAGGTTTTCGAATGGCAGCAAGTTAGCTGCTTAATACTCGATATCAAGCACAGTTAGTGCGTTACTAACCGAAAGTGCCGCATCAACTTCAGTAATGAAACTAGAAATCTCATTGTCAAGCTGCTCAATGGAATCCTTGACGCCAATAGGATCAATGATGTCATAAGTGTTATCCTTGATGTACTGAGCACGAAGATTCTTCATCGCTTCCGAATCAACAGCCATCTTAGAATCCTTCGGCTGTGCCTGAATGACACTAAGAACATAATTCTCTGCTCTCTTCTCAAGAGGATCACCACTGTTCTTATCAAGCTCATTCTTCGCTACAGCATACTGAGATTCAAGACACTTCTTAAATGTGTTCTTGAACTCCATTCCATGGTTCTTCATCTCAATTGCGGTAGCAACTGTGTATTCAGTGTCACCAACCTTAACCTTCGTTACTGCATTAGATGCAACAACTGCCTTCTTGATTGCATTACGTCTTGCAATCAGATCAGACACCTTCTGGAAATCTGACTTCATACTGTTCTTGAACTCATTAATAGTCACTCCATGGATCTTCTCATTAGAATGCTTATTCGCAATCACAAACGTACCAGAACAAATTGCATTATTGATGCGTGAATCAATAACCTTAAGTTCTGCAAGCGCACGATGTACCGTCATCTGTTCCTTCGTTGCCATAATTCATAATCTCCTTTTAGTGATTTTTAATTATTAACTATAATTTTGTACTGTCTAGCGTGCTTACATATTACCACATTACTTGTCATATGTCAAGTACATCTTGTGGTTTTTTCTTTTTATGTATTCAATCGGCTCAATCAATCAAGTTGGCTCTCTCTTGACTACATTCTGGATTATACCACAATAATTTCGTATTGTCAAGGGGTATTTTCAAGAATTTCTACTGGAGTTTCAAATACACGACTGTTTAGTGCAATCAGATCTGCTCTAAACATATCAATGCGCTTATCAAAAGCACTATAATACTTCTTCATAAGCTTTTCCTTTGCAAGCATCTTGCCCTTCTCCTCGTTGTACACATCGCCTTTCGCAAGCTTGACCTTAACCTTAAACTGCTTAGGCATCATGTACTTCTCACGAATCATATAACAGTCAAACTCATTGAGAAACTTGTCAATCTTATTAATTGCATCAAGCTCAGTTCCTCTTAGAACGGCGAACGTTTCCTTCGTGTTTGGGTTGCTATAATACTGAATAGCCATTTTTTCTTTTGTCCTTTCTTTTTTAAATAATTTTGTATTGTCTTTTGACTTATGCTTGAATTATACCATATGTTTTTCTGTTTGTCAATAGCTTTTTTCGTTTTTTTGAATCACATATTGACTTCTTTCAACTATGCTTGGATTATATCACAATAATTTTTGTTTGTCAAGTATCAAATTCATCCATCTTTGCTCCACAATTTGGACAATAATTATCATTCAAGATAAAAACAGTTTCCTCTTCATGACAATGTGAACATTCCATTGTACTTTCTGTCGGAAATAGATTGTCCGGGTGATGAATCCAATGTGCATGCACTCCATCTACAGTTGGCGCTTGCATCAACACTCGCTTGACACTGCCTTTGTATGGCAGATCATTCGATAAACTACTTAGAGTCTCGTCAGCATCAATCAGCCGCATCTATAATCTCCTCCAAACTTGCAAATAGTAATGATCCATCTGAATGATCCTTGTGTTCAAACTTACAAGACTCCATATGATTTAGCAAGTTACATCCTGAACCATCCCAAAAAGCATCATGATATGTACATTTAGTGCATTTTTCTTTATTAATATGCTCAGTCATCATTTCTTTCGCAAACAATTCTCCTTTATACAAGCATTCTCTCGCTTGAATAGATGCATCGACCAATTCATCAATAAGCTGCTTTAGGTTATTCGCATCATGATACCCATCATAATCGCAACCAATGTCCCATATAAATTGTAACCATTCATCTACACAATTTGGCTCACACATTTTACAACCTGTCTGTTCATCAATCCAATATTTCATTTTATTCACTTAAAATCCTTAATTGTTATTTATCCTCCAATACCCAAATGTCCCCACGCTGCTTTATAATTTTATAATTCTCAACAACTTCGTTATAAGATACAGAATCATTAATAATACACTCATACCGATATTTGTCAGTTGTTATAGTAATATCCAAAAAAATACAAATAACCAAAATAAGCCAACCAATGAGGAGAAATACTGCTGTCCAGACTGGCCAATTACAGTCAGCAATAATATCTACAATAAATATAAGTACCCCAATAATAAACAATACCGTTGCCGATACCATTATCCATGAGGGCAAACCAGTAATAGCCGTTTTATTTAATATAGTTATCCCTTCTACCATTCTCATTCCTCCACAAAATATTGAATATACAATTGAATTACATCACCTTCTGCCTCAATTCTCTCAGCTTCTTCAATTAATCCTTGCGCTTCCCAATATTTCTCCTGTTTAAATTTTTCTAACTGTTCACGAGTTGCTAATTCTATTTCAGGATACTTCCTAAAGAGGTCAAGCAAATCTTCTTTTTGCCACCATGTGAGATTCATAGATTCCATTTCTTTTCTAGTCATTACCATAAATCCTCCGAATATAATTCACAGATAATCCTCTCTGCTAAATCATCGCATGCCGAACGCGCCACACTCCAATTCATTGCCTTTCTATGACAATCTTCGCAATGATAATAAAAATTATCCGTATCATCATATCGACAGTTATCACAATAAATATCATCGAATGCTTTATAAATAAGGTTGCTTATTGCCTCTTTATTCTTTTCAAGTTTTTTGACTGGTGCTACTTCAATATATGAAGGACAACTATCATCACAAAGAGCACAAATTCTATTTTCACCACATATCATCATTTTCATTATACCCCTTTGTCTCATATTTTTCTATTAGTTCGTTTAATTTCCTTAATCCATTCATAAAAATTAAATCGTTTGCATAAAGGTAATAACGTAGCGCTTTAAGTTCAACGATAGGGACAGTTTCTATTGTAGGAAACTTATCAAGAAACGCTTTCTGCTTGAAGCAGTATTCTCTAACGGCAGCAACATTCATATTTTCATTATCTTTATCAAATATGATTACTTGATTGACCACATCAGCATCAATTGGCCTCATTTATTTAGTCCTCCTCAAATCTTTCTTCCTAAACAATCAACTTCAACAACATCATTATCGAGCACATCTGTTTCATAAAGCATCTCTTCTAGCGCATGAATCTCGTCAAAATAATATGCAAGTTCTTTCTTTAGGTTCTCTATAGCTTCTTCTTTTGTTTCGCCATATCCATAAATATTTGTTAAGTCAAAATTATGATATCTATCAGAATCATTAAATAAACAACAAGTATGTGACTGAAACTTTTCCTTTCCATCATTATGATGTGCAATTTTCATTAACATAGTTTGCTCCTTTCGGCTCATACATGTCACAAGCACTTGTGTCCTCATAACACAAATGCCCAAATATAAAAGTCATCCCCATTTCTTTTTCTTTAGGAGTCGGATGTGGAATGTCACAGCATAAATTCCAATCTCCACAACCAATATAATGCTTGCATGTCCCGCATTTATCCATTGATTTTACACCTCTTTTGTAAAAAATAGATACATAACTGTAACGCCACATGTATTCGCTGCCATTTCAGTAGAGACTAGCCTAAATCCACGATCACCCCAATAGCTCAGTTCATTATTAAGTGCTTCAGTTGCATAATTACTTACAATCACAACCCGATTATCAAAACTCATTTTAATAACATCCTCCATCTGGCGCATCTCTCTTATAAGATGTGCATCCTGCTGGATTGCCATTGCATCCGACTTCGTAGACACATTTGTGGCAATCTCTAACACGCATCAAATCTTTTGCCATCCACTTATTAATAGTTGCGTCATCAACACCAAGATAAAATCCATTATTAACATGACTTTGCTGAATAATCAACCCATTAATACCAAAATCGTTAATACAATGGATAAAAAATTCTAGTTCTTCCAAACTAACAAATGGATGTTTTCCACTTCGAAGCTGATTAAAAATTGCTTTATTTTGCTCTTTTTGATCATTGAGCCAATCCTTATATTCATTTGACATTTGTTGATTGCTCCTTTATAAATTTGTTTCCTTAATGTACTATAATTTTGTACTATAGCCAGTATAGCATATATCTGCTATTTGTCAATATGGCAAGTTGTACAAAACTATACTTGATAGTTTGGCAACTTTTTGTATAAAAAAAAATAACCCCCACTATATAAGTGGGGGCATCAAATCGGCGGATACATTATCGTTAATTAATTTTATATGTTAAGAAGCAATTCGGCAGTATGTATGCGTAAGTTTTTTATGAATTGTTTCTTATCTGTCTTATATGATAGCATTAATTTGATGTTTGTCCAGATAGAATTATTTTTGCACCCTTACTTCTATTACATCTCCAACATAGCGTCTGCAAATTATCTTCAACAGTTAATCCACCTTTTGACAATGGCAGTATATGATCTATTTCCAATAATAGATTTGGTTCTTTTAGAATAGAATTTCCGCACATCTTACATGTATATTTGTCTCTTTCCATAATTTTTTTTCTTAAAGAACTTGTCATTAATGCTCGCTGTCCTGCCATGCTTTTATTAAATTTAATTTTTTCAGACAAATAATTAATAAAGCTATTCAATGTTTTTATATCCATTACAATATCGCATTGTAAAGAAGCATTTCCACCAGAGCTTACATATTTGAATATATATTTATCAAAATTTGTTTGTGCAAAGCTTACTGTATCAAAACCTAATTTTTTTTCAAATTTCTTTTTGCTAAAGTACTTAATTAAAAACGGTACTTCTGCACTAATCCCATTAATAATATTAGCCTTTTCGTTTTTTAATGAAATTTTACCAGCTTCAACAGATTCTAATTCATTTAAACGTTTTTCGAACTTTTCCAAAGTTTCTTCATTCGCTTTAATATTAAAATATTTACAAATATATTTAAACGGATCGTCTCTTGCATTTGATACAATAGTTTTTGAACAATTGTATACACTTTGAGAATATTCATATTCAGATAATTTTTTCCTCTTATAGTTATACTTGCTATTATCGGAATATATTGCAACTCCACGTTCAAGTTGATTTGTCCCAATATTTGAAGAATTTAATTCTTGAATATGTTGATTCAAGTTATTACAGTCTATAACATAAGAATGTATTCTATTCTTAATACTTAAAAATTTATTCCCTTTATAATACTTGATTTCATAGATTTTATATAAAACAAATAAAATTAAAATAATAATACATATAATTGGCATGATTATTATTCTCCTTTCAAATTTTCTTATTCTACCACTCATTCATCATAATACATAAAGTCTTTGTGGCCCTTACATCTTCTTCTTAAGCACACCAATTTCTTTCCAAACATTTCCGTCCATATCTACTTCAAAGCAGATCAAATCATTCTTAGAACCAACTCTGTTCTTTACAATTCTTAATCCAACATAATTTTTATCATATCTTAAATCATGTTCTATTGGTTCTCCCCAAGTATCATCTTCACAGACATAGACATAATTTTGCTTATCATCTGCTGATAAATGCTTCCACATTTGCATTTGGTCAGTAACATGCATCATTCTCTTTGAGCTTGCAATCTCCTGAGAATTTAAGTTTTCAATAGGAATATCATGCGCCGAATCTGTAAGCTGGAAGGTGCAAATACAATACATTTTTGTTTCATGGATCCACTCTGTAATTTTTGTAGCAGTTGCTGCTAACTTGGCAAAGTCCTCAAGCCCAGAACATTTAAGTGTATCGTATGCTACACCATCACATTTGTAAATTGTATTGGCTTTTTTAATTTCCATTTCAAGCACTTCATCTTCATAGCAAGATCCGATATTCTTGAACAAAAATTTGCCGCTGCTTTCAGATTCAACCCATTGCATAATTCGTTGCACCTTACGATATTCAGAAGAGGTTTCATAAATTCTCTTTTTATAAGACTCTTCATCTTCTGTATACACACCATTATCATCCATTTGTCTATAGATGTACTTTCCGTTATCATCTTTATATGATCCGAGTGCAATTTCTCTTTCTGGTTTATAAATATCTTTAATTCCATGTAGCTCTTGAATCTCTGGAGAATTAATGCATGTAACTAAGAAATTCAATTTAATGCTCTCTGCCGACATTTCGTTTGCAAGCAATAGAATTTTTTGCTTTTGAACAAGGACTAGATACGCAATAAGATAAACGAGATTTCTGCCCTTGCCGCTATTGCTCAAAGCTCCTGTCATTAAAACGTTTCCGGGAAGCAATCCTCTGTAATACTTCTGAAGATATGGCCATGGCCCAGCAACGCCCATAGATGGCATGCATAGGAATTGATCAATACATGAAACTGCGTTTTCTGTAAGAACAACAGGTTCATCAATTGCTTGTACTTTATTAGCTACCTTATCAATTCTGCCACGAACAATTCTACAAATATCATCTGGCGTTAATGAATTGAAACTCTTAATCGCCAGAATTTTTGATACATCATATCCAGTCTCATTAAAGGCCCTTAACAATGAAAACTTTTTAAATATTGAAAGATAATTCTTAATATCATGAGGGTCGCTCATTGCCATTAATTCTTTAATTGTCTTATATCCGCCATACTGTCTATATTGTTTAAAACGCTCTTTAGACATACTGCAGAACGTATTAATTTTCAATTCGGTAAAATCTTCAGAATATGAAACATAATAATCAGAAAATAACTGATAAAAAAACTCACATGCCTTGTCCGAAAAATCATATTTTGGGACAATTGAGGTTCCATATGTTAAATATAATGTTGGCTCTTTATAAAATGATCCAACTACCAGCATTTCGGACTGGCTATTAGTTAATTCAAGTTCCATATTTTCACTTCCTATCAAATTAAGTCTTCCAAAAGGTCGCTAATATCCCCTAATCCATCATTCTGTTCAACTGCTTTAATTTTGCTATAATCAATATTTACACTCTTTTTAACGCGACTTTGTTTCTCTTTCTCTTCTGCTTCTTTCTTTGCTTTTTCCTTGGCTTTTGAATATTTTACATAATTACTCATTAAAATAGCAAGATCATAGTTAACTCTTACCTCTCCGTCAATCATCTTACCATGATGCTTGTTCCATGCATTTGTTTTGTCTAGTTCTTTCTGATAGTCCTTCCACATATCAAATAATGTTTCTAATTCAATTGGCTTGCACCGTTTTCCATTATATTTTCCAGATTGAATGTCTGCAATAATTGACCAAAAACGACGACTTAATGCCCCAACATCATAATGTACAATCAAATACTCATTGAATTCGTCTTGCACAAAACGATGCATTAATTTCTTTTTTGCTTCTGATTCTAGTTGATCTAAATTCTGCAAGGCATCCGAATAAATGGACGAGTACCTGTTGTTTTTTAGTACTCGCCCATTACACATTGTTTTAAAACATTCAGTATGATAGCTTTTCTGTTTGTAAGAAACCATATGCATATCATTCTTTGTCAAAACAATATCTTCCCCACAGAACGCGCATTTTCTAATTAAAGTGGCGCTCATTTATTATGTCTCCTTACTGTGAAACTACTTCAAGAATCTGGTTTAGAATAGCAATGTCTGTAACCTTACTAATTACTACAGGAAGTCCTTTCTCTTTTAGAGCGGCTTTCATGTCGCTCTTAGCTACTGGGTCTAGCTTACCAATAATAGCCTTAATCTTGGCTTGAAGTTCAGTTACATCACTAGAAGCATCTTTTGCATCAGTTTTCTGCTTAATCTTTTCCATTTCCGACTTACTAAAAGATTTAGTTGCATTGCTCATAACTTCTGCACTATAAATTTCTTGCTCAGTTTCTACTGCTGTGTCTAGACTATTATGGAGAACAAACTTCTGTTTACCCTTTGACTTATCAATAACAACTTGCCAATCAAGAAGTTGTGGATCAATTAAAGTTTCACCGGGATGTACCCCAGTTCTATCCTTCTCAACATCCGCACAAATTTCACCATTCTCGTCCTTATAAAAACGGATTACAGTATGCATATTATAATTTAGATCTGTCTTAAATCCTGCAGGGATCTTCTTGCCAGTTGCAACACTTGAAATCTTGCCATCAGAATCCTTAATAGAAATCTTTTCATCTTCTTCTCGACAGGTAATAATGCTATGTACGCCAGTACCTAGAAGGGATAGACAAAGGTTAGCCCCCTTATACTTGAGAGATCCCCAATCTTTAATTTCTAGTGATGCACCCTCAATAGCTACTAGCTTCTCGTCACCAACAAGATCTTTATTGTTTGCCTTAACTCTTGCGCGCTTCTTAGAAAACTCAAGTAGTCCCTGTTGCGCTGCAGTATAAAGAACACTGACACCATCGACTACAATTGCATCGGCTCTGAATGGGTTGCCTTGTGCGTCTGTTACAATCTCATCAGTTTCCATGCCATCTTCGTCAAGCTCATAAAAGTCTTCGTTATTTTTTACCTTATCAATATAATCTAGGACTTCTCCAAGGCTCTGTGAATAGACAATAAAAATATTGCCAAGATCCACACCATTAGCTTCCATGGTGTCTAGATAATTGTCAATCGAACCACTCTCGGCGTCAATATATAGAACTTTCATAGGACTTCCATCTTCATTGTGCATATATGCCAACTGTGATGCAAACGTGCTCTTTCCAGTAAAAGGTTGTCCATAACAAATCATATGTAATTTCTTTTGTACTGTTGCTGCTTTTCTTGCTCTTGCCATTTATATCAATCTCCTTTATATATAATTTTATATTGTATAGAGGAGAAATTAATCTCCTCTAAACGCATTTGCTTACCATGGTTCATCTTCATCGTCAGATGCATCGTCGCCCCAATCATCATCTACGTTAGATGTTGACTCTGCCTTACCAGTAAAATCCTGTTCTGCTTTCTTTGATGCATGTACCTTCTTAATTGCCTCATCAATTGCTTTTTCAGTATATGTTTCTTTGTCAATAGTTGATGGCTTTGCACCTGTAATAATAAGTTCTCGATGAGTCGGTGCAAAAACTCTCTTATTGTCCATATCATTAGATTCGCCCCAGCAATCATCATCTTCCTCATCATTCACGTCTTCAACATTATTAACAACATTGATATGCCCATGAACCTGAATGGAATTATAAGGCTTTAGCCCACTGCGCATCTGCTTTGCGAGCTTTGCATCTTCAATAATAAATTCAGCAGACTCAATAGAATTATAATTCACAATCTTTGCATCAACTACGAATCGACCAGTTGGCTTGTCGTTTTCTTTTTCCTGATCAATACCAACAAAAACAATCGTCTGCGTAAAATCATGAGCGGGAGCATAGTCCTCCGCATCAAAATCAATGTCCTTCTGACATAGAGACACCTGTGTTGGAACAAACTTTGTGGTACGAGAGACTTCTCCATCTTTGTTAGTATAACTGCCAAATTCTAGATTTCCTTTGACAAAAACAGACATGTCATCTGCCATTTTTTCACTCATGTACTTGCATGCGTCAAATTCCGGCATAGTCTTCTTGTCGTTAATTTCTTTACCCCTTTCATCAGTAGTTTTTTCAATTCCCAAGTTTACACCAATCAGACGATAGCCTTCCGTATCAGACTTTAGTCTATTCTTCCAATCAACCGCCTTAGTAATGATCTTACCAGTTTCATCATCCTTTTTGCTAAAATATACCTTATCTCTTGGAATTCCATTCATAGACATATAAACAGTCTTGCCATGATCATATTCTACACCAAAATTAATCATGCGCATCTCTTTATTTGTCTTTGTTTTCTTTTCAGTATAGAAATTCTGTTTTTCTGTACCACTCACCACACCTTTTAGTTGATATACGCCTCTTGTAATGGGCATTTCATGAATACGATTATTTCCTGCCATAAATTATTCTCCTTTTTGTGTATTATTGTAATATTCTTCTTTCGTAACATGTTTCCATGTTAACGGTTCTCCAGTAATAGGATGTTTCCCTGCATGTTTTAACTTTCCTTTCAAACAAGCTGATATACTTCCTCGATTTGTACCATATTTATTTTGCACCTCTTTTGCACTCCAAAAATATTCATTAAACTCAGGACAGTATAATGGTTTAGTGGTTTTACAATTAAAACCAGATCTTGCTTCCGACATTTTATTTTTGACTTCTTCTAGTTTTTCTTTTGACATTTCTGCGTAAACATTTCTACCATACATTGGATTTAAACTACCAATATGTTTTCCCTGATGAGATTCACTCATTTTAATTTTTGAAGCATCAGAGTGGTGCTTGCCAAACATTGGATGATTTTCTGGATTCGAGTATCTTTCAATTGCTTTTTTGCGCAAAATTTCTTTTTGATCGTCTGACAAATTTATTCCTAGTAATGGACTTTGTTTGTTTTTCATATATTCTTTTAAATTGTTTTTATTCTCATTCCAAGATTTAATATGAGCGTTATACCAGTGCTCATATTTTTCTTCTGTTATCTTGCTCCAAAAATTATGTTGAGAATCTACAACAACGTCACCTCCGGGACTTATATTGTATCCGTAATGCGGATCTTGACACTTATAATGCTTTATTAATACTTGCTCTGCTTTTTGAGCATACATTTCTGTTTCTCCAGATAAAACAATGTAGTGTTTCCATTTATTCCAATCTGGATATTTTAGTATTGCGCGCGCAATAGCAGGCTGTTTATAAGATCCATCTGAATTTTTTTTCATATACCCATTTCCGTCTTTGCCCCATCTGTCTTTGGGTTTTTGACTAGTAATACCAATATATCTTTTTCCAGATGGACTAATATGCATATATACACACCATTTTTTGTTAATGTCTTCACTCAAAATTAGGTCTCACCTCTGATGTCGTAGTATCTCATTATGTCTCCTTTTTTCTATAATTTTGTATTGTTTAATAAAATAAAAATTAATACCTATAATATCTTTCATCCATGACCACATTGTAATATGTGTATTTATCTAAAATGTCTTTCCCTATATTCAACATATCATTTTCGTGCTCACAGCATGGACATTTCGCTTGTATATATAAATACTCAATATAATTATTTCGCTCATCAACCTGAAAAATTGTTCCACATTTCTGGCATTGAACATTGACGCTCTCTGATTTCATTCATCATTCATCCCCCTTTCTTAACAATTGAAAAGACTATAATTTTGTATTACATCTCATTACGATTGCATTATACCATAATAATTGTGTCTTGTCAAGCTTTTTATCAGAGAGCGAAAAATTTTATATTTCGATTTTAATTTGCATGAGCTCCCCTTTGATCATTGCGCAATTTCCATTTAACTCAATGTTTGTAATTTCATTGTTCCATAAAAAGATTTTATTATCTTTCAATTTAACACCAATCCTTTCTCCATCATCAATAATATGGAAAATTCCCCTAATTTTTTGATTTCCATACCAATCATGATGTATTGTAATTTCCCCATTCTTGCCATTTAGATTATGTAAGTCATTTACAATTTTCTTTTCCATAAAATTATGTCTCCCCTTTTGTAATGTAAAATAATTTACCTTTGCTTCTCTCTTATACAAAAATTATACAATAAAAACATATGTTCGGCAACTGTTTTTTGCAATTATAATTTTGTATTGTTAATTAAGATTATAGACCGCACCATTACGGCCTATACAAAATCTATAAATTTATTAGCAATAACATCAACATATGAATTTAACTTATATCCATATTGTTGCGCCAATGCTTTACCTTCTTCTGTATATAAAAATTCTCTTAATCCAAGATTGTTTTTTTCCATTGCATTTTTAATTTTATACAAGAGCCCAGATGCAGCAAGTGCCTTCATTGTCAGTAATGGCATATCTACATGTTTCCTATATGTTTGAACTCTTCTATACACCCAGCGGAAAAATTTATCGTCTGAATCTACTGTATATGCATTGTCCATTTCTTTATATAGACAGTCATCTCCGATTAGCTTCTTAACCCTAATAGTTGTTCCATAACATATATATTCTTTTTCTGAAAATGCCTTGTCTAAATAATTATATAATTTTGATGATAATTTAACTTTTCGTCCATCATTAAAACATATATATTTTTTATCCTCGCTAATCATACTTCTATTGAGAGCAACAATATCTTCCATACTTTTGCCGCTAACACCTTCCCATAGCAATTCTAAAAGTGCCTTGTCTGTATAGTTATACAACTCATCTTCTATATCATCAAGCTGTTCCCTTGTTAAGAATTTCTGATTCAATGTTTCTGTATCAAGGCATTGAAGCAGCATAGCTTTATTTATATCTGCATAATTGTTTTTCTTACAAAAGCCATGATGCATGCAGAAAATAGAATAGCTTTTCAAATATACATTGTAATTTTCAAGCACATGCACAGATTTTGCATCAAATTCTTTATACATCGCTAATATTTCTTTCCTTGAAAAGCTATTACAATCTTTCCCTTTTTGTTGTTCGTATTTATATGTTTTGTTAAACATTCCTGTTAATGAAGTCTCTGCTACAATTCTACTTCTTTTATAATCGTTTATAAATTGTATCTTTACCTCCTCATTATAAAACACATGATCACCCCTTGTGAATTTCTCGTTTCTTTTATTGTACAGTACAAAATTATAATTGTCAAATTAAGTTGTCAAGAATATTTGTTGCTTTTCTCTTTGCATCAACATCAATCTCTGTATAAATTTTAGTTGTTGCAATATTTGCATGGCCCAATTGATTTGCAACCAAATAAATATCCCCAGTTTTTTTATACAAATTGGTTGCACACGTCGCTCTTAATTTATGTGGAGTAATATGCTTATTCATTCCTTTTGTATATTTTGCCATCAAATCTTCTATTGCCGACACACTTAGTCTATTTTTCTTTTGGGAAATAAACAAAGCATCTGTTTCGACATCTGGAAAATACTTATTTCTATCTTCAATCCACGCAATAATTCTTTCTTTTAAGTTATTACCAAAATAAATTATTCTATTCTTATTTCCTTTTTCAATAACTTGAATAGTAGACTCTTGAAAATCAATGTCAGAAATATTTATTTGTGCAATCGCAGATACACGCAGACCTGTTGAAATTCCAAGAGAAAATATACACAAATCTCTATTAACAAGCTTATGGTATTGATTCTGTTCAATGTTTTTAATACATTGCTGAATTTCATCTTCTGTCAGATAAATAACTTTTTTCTCTTGTTTGCATGATGGCCTAAATGTTTGATCCATTGGGTTCTCTTCAATCAATCCATTTGACTTTAAATAAATAAAGAATGTATTCAAAGCAGACCATCTTGTTGCTCTAATGCCGTTTCCAGTTCTTTGTATATTTTTATCTTTATTTGTTTTATATCTTAGAGATGACATATACATATTAATCGTTGCAGAAGTTACATTTTGATAAAAATTCTCATCATAGCTCCCTTTAGTACAATAATTCATAAAATTAATAATATAATTAATATATACTTTAATCGTTGAATACGATCTATCTGCTGCCTCCAAATAATAATAAAAATCACAAAGAACTTTAGGCAAATCGTTTAATTTCTCTTGCACTTTACTTAATTCAATAACTTCTTTTTCTAATCTTCCGCTGCCATCATTCATAATAAATTACCTCCCATGGATTTTTTTATGTCTCCATTTAAAAAACACAACAGATGAAAGAATCCATCCACAAAGATTGTTTGGAAACACAAGAATAGTAGAAAACAACATGGCAAAAATATAACATGCCCATGCTTCCATAATCCCATCAATATATTTAGGATCTCTCAATTCTTTATCTTCATCTTGTTCGTTTTCCATTTCAATTGACATTGTTGTATAATCTTTAATTGCAACTTTTTTAATATAAAATCGCAACATAGCATGTCCAATGCGCAACTCCATACCGTCATAGTTTGTTTCAGGAGCAACAATTACAAAGACATACTTTTCATCACCATCCAAATCCCAGCCAATATATTTTGCATTTCTATTTCCACCATTTTTTTTATCTCCAAAGCTCGTCAATTTAACGTAATCTCCACATTTACATTCTTTTCCGTTCAACCAGAAACTAATGTCTTTATACATTTAAAATTTTCCTCCTACTCCTGTAATGAAATAAATGGTTCCTTCTGCATTTTTATCCATATATTTATCATAGTACTCTTGCAATAGTCCTTTTAAGCCTTCAATCCTCTCATCTTCATCGTCTGCATTTCCATCTGCGATTATATTTATATCTTTTGCAATCGTAGTATTCCCATATAGGCGTCCAACTGCTATAATATAATCACTTTCATACATTATTTGCATTTTAACAATAATATGATATTGTGTTGTTTCTGTTTGCCCAATTGAAGGATCAGAAGTAAAAACTATTTTCTCTCCACATTCTAGTTCATCAACATACGCTGCAATTTCATCAAATGTTGTTCTTACGAGGTCAATTCCATTATTCATAAAATATCACTCCATTTATACTTTATTTTAATATTATAACCATATTTTTCATTCATAATTTGACTATAATGTTTCCAGAAAAAATTGTGATCCATACAACAAAAACATGTGTGCATAACTTCATGGGCCACTACATCTTTTATACTTTTTTCTTTCCCTCTTGTAGTTTTATAAGACAAATGAATCTCATATGTGTCTAAATGTCTGTAACAAATACCCGCCCGTTGCTCTATGTTATAATCAATAACAATTTGCCGATTAATTTTTTTAGAAATTGGAATATCTGCTTTAGTTGCATCTTCTATCACTTCTTCTAAAATTTCATTTAAATTCAACTCACACACCTCTTTCTATTGTATACTTGCTTTCAAAATTATAATACTGCAATAATTTTGTTTTGTCAAGTATTTTACGGAGTTTTAATTGCTTTCCATACAGGCGCGGATTTAGTTCCACCAACTCGCTCAACTGAACCAAACATCGAGAACAAAATCTTCTCGATATCTGTTTCTTTTAGATCCATTTTCCGAGGGCTTTGCGGATAATTACAAATAAATTCTCCATTATTTTCCATTACTAGTTTAATTTGATTCAATGTTTCAAAAAGCATTAGCAAAGAGCTCTGCACATTAAGTACATTAGAGGCGAATACAATATCATACTGTCTATTCAGTGCAAATTTATCGAGTAGTACATCTCCATTGCCAACCCATAGATCATATGCTACCACATCAAATCCTTTGCTTAGAAGATATTTTGTACTAGTAGCTCCCTTCCCCGCACCAAAGTCGAGAATTGTTTTACTCTTATCCACATTACTTTCCACCCAAAGAGGAACTACTGCACGAATCTTTCCATCCTTAATAGCCGAAGCGCCTGCACTCCGACTAGTTGCCTTTGCAATTTTGATTTCCTGAGCTGTCATGCTTTAATGTCCTTTCTATTACAAAGTTAATTAAAAAGAGACCTGTTAATTAGCAAGTCTCTTTTTATAGCTCTTAAACATTAAGCGCAATAGTTTCTGTCATAATTACATGAGTCCCTGTAAGATTGAAATTGTATCTATGATACATTGCTCCCGGAGCGATAGCATAATCTGGCTCTTCATATACATTAAACAAATCACACTTCTGTTCAAAAGTCATTTCTCTAAAGTCCCAAATTTCTTCATCGCTTTCAAGTTCATACACAAAAACACGATCTGCAGATTCGTCCCAACCACAAAGAGGGGATGTGTAAATATGTTTCATAATTAATCTCCTTTGTTATTTTACAAGTTTAACTCCAGATGACAATTTATAAGTACTTTCTTTTTTCTTCTTGGGAATTAAGATTGTGTCTTGTCCTGATACAAATTTGATATCACCTCTGTATGATGTCAATTCTTTTGTAAGTTTAATAATGCGAGATGTTTGTGCTGCATTCAGGTCTGCCATACCAATTATATGATACAAATCAGCTTTCACAAACTTGTCCATTTCGCTAAGTGCTGTTCTGCAAGACAAAATTGATTCATTAAGATCTTTTATTGTCATTTTGCTTATATCACGTGCATTTAAACTATACTTCGACAAGGCAGTTTCACACTGCTCTATCTGCTTAGAAAGATTTTCTACTATGATTTGATATTCTGAATGCTTCATCATCAATTCCCTTTCTTATTCCCAAATCACTTTCTGTTTAAGACAGCCTTCATAAACATCTGGATAGCTTACTTCTTCAATATTAGGCTTGTCTTTCCCTTTAAAATTATTCCAATCGGATCTTCCAAATGTAGTATGACACACAGGGCAACAATAACTTGCCATATCAATCTGATAACTATAAAGCAGGTCATCATCAGTCATGTCCGTTCCATGAAACCAGTTTTTACATTCTGGACACTGTACTGCAATATGCCGAATAGGAGTGCATTCATATTCAACTCTTACATTAAAATCCATTACTTATGCCTCCAACTTTTAATTTTTACATTTGCGTATTCCACAATCTCGCAATACTCTTTATTTGTAATGTCATCATCAAATGCTGCACGTCCTTCTACAATTTCTGTCAGTTCATCAATGTCATTTGCTTTGTCAATCAGATCAAAATATTCCCGCATTTATCTTTCACATCCTTACGTTAATTTTGTATTGTTAATGTTGGCTAAACTTAACAGCTTTCATTTTTTTGTTCCAACATTTTCTGCAAACACTACATGTAATTGCCTTATCTTTCTCATTCGGGCAACCAGTAATTCCCTTTGGAAATTCAGGATTCAAAGTTTTATCTTTAAAGTCTACATATGCAACGGGCAAGTCATAAGGATTGATTACCTTCCATCCAATATGCCATGCCGAAAAAATTACGTTTAGATTCTCTGGCAAATCTCCATTCTCTCCAATCCATTTATTAACAATTCCATACTTCTTTGTGAATGCCATAAATTTAGTTTCAGGAAATGTATTTGCCAAATCAATCATGCCACAAAAAAAATCATAATCCGGAATATCGCCACAGTCATAATATCTAAACAGCGGATGAGGATTATGTCTTACCTTAAATTTCACTTGCTCCCAAAAATCTTTAGGATTCTCGTTGTAAAGTCTAAGGTTTCTTGTATATGCCGCAACGACTTTAGCCATTTTCTGTGTGCCTTTCATGCAATAACAGCCACTTTCTTTGCAAGGGGCATCTTCCCTACAGGTGCATGTAGGAAATGCAAGGTCATTGCAGCATGGCCCAGTCTTTCTATTGCTTGTACTAAGATGAACTTCATTGGTTTGCATTGCAAGGTAGTTAATATAATCTTCTTTTGACAACCAAATTTTATTTCCATTTATCTTTTCCATGATATTCTTCCTTTCTATTATACAATAATTTTGTATTCTGTCAATAAAAGAGGCATAGATTTCTCTACGCCCCTTCACATTTATTTTATTTAATTTTACTTACTGCTTCTTCTCTTGTTTTTCCGAAATTCGCTTCCTGAAGAATGCCAAGATAAGGGATAAACACCCAAATGTCATCATTATAATCACACCATTCAAGAACTCTTTCTTTTAGAAGGTCTTCGACTGTTCCAACCAGCCCAAAACACACTTCCTTATCGGCAGTCCATACCTTACGAATTGTGCCATCGTAACCACGTTTCTTGAAAAATTTAAGTTCCATTTTTTAAATCCTTTCAGAATTTCAAAGTGTTTTCTGCAATCTCCGCAAGCATATGCGTAAAGTCTTCAACAACTTTACTCAACAGATATACATCTACCCAATCACCTTCAGACGTTGTGACCATATACCATCCGTTGCCTGAGTATTCTTCAATTCCGTAGATGTCTCCATAATTGTAGCACAGATATGTCATCAACATATTAAATTCATTTTCAGAATTTACCTTATACGCAATGTGAGTGTACAACCCATCATCTCCATAAGGAATAGGAACAATAAAATGTTTTAGATTAATATCCTTGAATGTTGCTGCCTCGTAATTCATACAATCACATCTATCTACAAATTCTTTACCATCCGCCGCCTGATAGACAATGGTTTCCTTTTTAATTTCTTTCATTTACTTTGCCTCCTTATTAAGTTCAAAGCCATCAAAGTTGTCAATTTTATCATAAATATATGACCATCCTGATTCAATCATGTAGTCTGTAAACCAATGATTGTCACACATCTCTCGCAGCTTTGCAATATTTGCTTCCGTTGCTGGATAGTCATGAAGTTCAAGTGCATTTGCAAGGTCAACTTCGTTCCAACGAACTGTACCAAACCATTCATTTTTCATTTATTCATCCTCCTCGTCTTTTTGATCAAAGTTATACCATTGACGCAGATAATCTTTATCAAAGCAATCCACTTCCCAAGTGCCGTCCATAAATGTTCCATCATAAGGGATAGGAATAACACCAGCATCATCTTTTGCGATTTCAATTGCCTCATCAAGTGTCTTCGCTTCCACATTTACCATTCCCATCATTGTCCAACACACAGGGATTCTCCAAGTTTTCATTTACTCGTCCTCCTCAAGAATCCAGTCATATCCAAGCCATTTAATTTCATCGTCAGAGAAACCAATCGCATACACATCTCTACGGGCAATTTCAAGCTCTACAAATCCATTATCTGTACAACAATCAATTGCATTTTGAAGCAATTCAATGGCTCTTCTATATGTGATATATCCTGAATTATTTGTCTTGTCTGGAGGGATTTCATTTCCATCCTCATCTTCATCGCCTTCAACCCACCAAGACTCCCACATATTATAAGTTTCACTTAGACGCTCAATCATAAACTCTTCACAGCAAGAGTCCTCAACATATGCTCTATAATCAGGATCTTCAATTTCTTCTGTGCTATGCCATTCGTAATAATATCCATCAAGCATATCAAGAATCTCTTTTTCGAGATGTTTATATGCATCATCCCATTTAATGCACAATTCTCTTTCAAAACAATTTACAAAATATCTTGTAATCATATTATTTGCTCCTTTCACTTTTAATAAATTCTTTCTTTGCTTCTACATCCAACAGTTCACCACATGGCTCATATGGGTCGTGCTTAATGCACTCAATATCTTTAAGCATCAGTTCAAATGCATCCTTGTGGCTTTTCCCTTGCCTCATCCAGAAGTTGTAACACTCTTGTGAGAATTGATTTAATATTTCCATTGTTTTTTCTTTGCTCAACATTTATTAATCTCCTTTCTATTTTGTAAAAGGGGCTTTATTCAAGCCCCCTTTATATTTAAAATTAAGATAGCTCGATAAATTCAAACTGGTCAAATACATTTGGGTAATAAATACCAATCCAAAAATTATCTTGCACATTCTGATAATAAGCTAGGTCTTGGTTCCAATCCTGAATCTGATTATAAAGCTCCTTTTTACCAACAACGTCGTCGTCATCATCAAATACATTGTTCTCATACTGATAAGTTAGCGACTCGTAAATCTGTTTATTCTCTGCAACCTTTGCATCTGCAGTAGTATAAACACAGGCGAAATAGATTGAGCTGATTAGTACACTAAGTCCTGCAAAACATACGGCAATTACCGAAATAACATATAGAAACGAATGGTCATCTGGTTCAAGTTTGATCACTCCAATGATGCCAAGCACCAATACCGCAACAAGCATAAAAAATACCATTTTAAATCTCCTTTACTCTGCAAATAATTTTGTATTGTTTACCAGCTACTCACGTAATAAATAGCTTGCGTTTCAAAGTCCGTTGTTGCAAGAACCTCTTCAAGAATTTTGATAGTATCAACAATGTCGTTTACATAATACTCATCATAATCAGTTCCTCCAAAGAAGAAACCATCAGTGGCAGGAAGCAACTCCTCTGCAACACTTGAATCAATTACGACTTTGCCATCTTCATAAATCGGTTCCCATCCATTAGAAGTTCCCCTATCTCCGTTATGCACTTTTCCATAAGTCATCGTGCAAGAATCAAGCACTGTTTTACAGGTGTCGAGAAGGGCTTCAAGAATCTCCTTTGTACACTCATGATGATAATCACAATCGTCATTTCCATCCTGAACATTAGTTACGAACCAATTATGAATCTGATTTGCTTTCCTCCAATAGCCAACCTGATCCATAATTCTGTTATATCCATATTTATGCTCTGCGTCCCAAGCAGAATAACATTTCTTGTAGAAAGGTTTATAAAATTCAATTACATCCTTACTCGGAAGCTCGCTTTCATCAATATTGCACCATTCCTTAAGTGTGCAGTCTGCATATTTACTTCCTTCTTTCTTTGCTTTCATCCAATCAAAATAATTTTCAATTGCACTTACCTCGCTTGCCGTAGCATTCTTGTAACGAGGCATTCTGTTAAGATACATATCAAGTCCCAATTTTAAATCCTCCTTTTATCTTGCATTATTAATTGCAATGCTATTTCCTGTCGCCAAGTCTTTTACATATACGGAGCATCCTCCGTAAATCCCGTAACAGTAATAGAAATTTGCAATTTCCTTTTTGATTACAAAACCATCATTGTCATGTGATTCAAGATAGATTGTATAATCGTTATTGTTTCCAATTCCATTTGCATGATAGCAATTCGAGAATTTGAACCCCGCCTTCTCAACTTCTTTTTTAAAGTTGATAATCAAATCACACGCTCTGTGGTCGCAATAATTGTAACTCTTAAAAATTTGTTCATTTGTCTTAATGTGTTTTTTAAATAGTTCATTAATAACAGATATACACTCACTTTGTTTCATATTTAATTCCTCCTTAATACTCTGTTTCTCTTTCATTCATTAGCCAACCAACACCCTTACTGTGATGCTCGTCAAACCAATACCAGATTTCTTCTCTGTGAGTTCCCTTACTCCAACCGTGCCAATCAGCATCAAGACATTCGTCCTCGTCGATAGGCACATCTTCAAGCTCGTCCCATAGCTTTTCAATCTCTATGTCTGTCATTTTCATTTTTAAATCCTCCTTTAATTTTGTATCGTTTTAAATACATCCACCACAACATCCCCACTCAACATTATCATTAAACACTTGATCAATTTCTGCTGCATATTTGCGGAACTGTTCTGGAATTCTCTCTACATCAATTTGCCATTCATCTTGCCATGCTCCCTCATAATTTGGCATTAGACCGCCACCGCTGCTCCAAAACGGTCTGTATGTCGGTTTATCTTTAGAGTTGAAGCCATAACCAAATGTAATTTCCTTTCCGTCAATCTCAAGTGTAAGCACACCGCTACACAGATTGGGATAGCTCCCAGTGTAAGAAACAAAATTTACATGTTTAGTTTCATTATTGTTGCGATTAATCAACATTTTATTCTCCTTTCAGCATCTGCTCAATCAGTTCCATTGCCTTATCGTCTTCCAGATAGAAACCGTCACTTCCAATCTGTGCCTGAAGATTACATACCAACTGCATAAATCTCCAATCGGGAACCATGTGCCAGTATACCTTAAGTATTTCACAGAACTTGTCAATTCTCTTGGGGTCTCTCATTTTTGATAGCTCCTTTCTTGTAAGGGCTGGAGCATTAAGCTCCAACCCCAACCTTTGCGTTAACCAGCTTGACGAACTCGTCCATCCATGCATGACCGTCCATGATTTTTCCCCATCGGTTTTCTTCATAGTTCGCAGTGTTCCTGTTCGGAGCGCTATGCCCGATCATATCACTCATCGCATTCACAGCGCCCCATGCAGTTCCTTTAAACTTAGCAATATCAGGCATAAAGTAGCAGACAGAATAGTTATCCTTTACTTTCTGAATGTTTGCTTTCTTACGATCAGAATCATTGTCCGTTACAGGGAACATCTGATCGAGGATTTCATTGATTTGTTCAAAATCAAGTTTAATATTCGCAAGTCTATCTGCCTCTTCGTCAAGTGCATCCATATAAAGATTTGCCATACCAAGGCAATGTCTCGCTTCTGCAAGCTTTTCATCGAGATTTCCAACATGCTTTGTGCTCCAAGAACGCTGAGCAGTGCTCAGTGCAAGTGAGAGAGTATTATTGCAAACGACACGAATCGGAGTCATGCAAATCTTGATTGCTCCAGTTCCGTCATGAGAATTAGAGAACACCATATAAGGTTCCACATCGTCATCAAGCACTTTCTTAGTCGGCATCTTTGCAAGCAGCCAAACTCTTTTACCTCCGTTGAGAGAACCTGCGGTTTCATAGCGAACAATTCCATCTTCCGTTTCACCAACAATTGCATCAGTGAAGGAAAATGCATCTGCATTCTGCACAATCTTATATCTATTCGTCACAATGCCAAGCACAGTTTTATCATCACTTCTGATGTTTGCCTTGTAGTTCTCAATTTCCGTTCCATCATCCATAAAGACAGGGGTCTGTTCAACAGTCCAATCAAGCCCTGCCAGCTTGAGCGCTTCTGCACTGTTGGGAGCATCCGCAAGGATTTTGCATCTCTCCTGTGTCTCCATATAATGCCAAGGTTTCTCGCGTACACTAAACATGCTATCATTCATTTCAATACAATGAGCCATAATTTTTATCTCCTTTAACAAAATACATATTGATTCTTGCTTTTCTTTCTTTTCTTTTTTTCTTTTTTGCCGCACGCTGTTTCCAAACAGGATGGTCTGGGTACATTTCAAAACAATCACATTGTTTTTGCAAGCATCTTTTTCGTTCTACTTGATTCCATGTCGCTCCCTTGTCATGAAAATGGCAGTAACCACACACATTGTCGCTTTCTGACCCATACAAGCATTCCATAATTGCCTCCTTTCGCATTTCGCAATAATTTTGTATTGTATAAGACAAGGGACAAAAATCCCTCGTTCTTACATTGTTGCATTTCTTTTCAATCTCTTGATATCATGGTCATGTTTATCTACGGTTGCCTTAACAATGCCCATATCAAGAATAGCCTCCTCTAAGTCTTCAACTTTTTCTTCAAGTGTATCGAATCTTTTGTCCATTGCGTCGAATCTCTTATCAATAGCATCAAATCTCTCATCTATTGCTTCGAATTTCTCATCTATTGCTTCGAATTTCTTATTCACTTCTGCAAATTTTTGATTCATGCTATCTTCTAATGCATTCATTCCACGCATTATTGCGTCTACCACTTCTTGCAATTCTTTGTTTTCCATTTATACCAACTCCCTTTACTTTATTCTTATTATATCACCTCTGTCTTAAAATTCAATAGGTTACAATTTACAAATCCTTTTACGAAATACGTACAAGTCCACCAAATCTGTCTTGTACTGCAATGCTACCAAACTCGCTGAAATAATCAACTGTTGTATTCCATACATAGGCAAGCACATATCCATCACTAATATCTGCATTGTCCATATCCCACTCTTCATCGTAATCAGAGACAAACAGGAAATTATACATATCCATTTCCATTGTAGGAGTATGAATCACATGATATACAAGTGCATTGTTTTCTTTTTCAAACTCCTGCACTTTTGCTGTGAGTTCTTTGTTGCTACTAAATTCGTACAAGCCTCCTGTCGGTTCAGAAAGCTGCACCTCATCCATGTCCTTAAATGCCTTGATACATGGAGCAAAGAGTCCAAGTGCTTCCATGCGTTTGATTGCTTCTTCTTTTTTAATTTCTCTTGATACGTTCATATTTATTCCTCCTTTTTATATTCTAAATACAATTTCTTTTTATCAATTGAATTATATAAATATTTTATTTGTCATATTAATTGCATCCGCATCACATAGATCGTTATCATCAAGAATGCGCATATCACGTGCAAAAATTTCACTTTGTTCTAATCGACCGAATTCTCTTTCAAGGTAGTCGATTGTACCCATATTTTCATCAATCGCTTTATCGTCATTTACTTCGATCAATACCAAAACTTTTCTCATGTCAATTTGCCTTCCTTAATTATTATTCGGATCAATCATAATATCGAAGTGTTCGAATTCTCCTTCTTCGTCAATGCGATCAATTTCTTCGCTGATATACTGTAGAAATTCTTCTTTGCTTTCACAAATGATACCAGAAGCATTTGCCTGACCAATGTAGAATGACTTGATATTTTTCATTTCTTCTTTCTCCTCAATAATAACTATCTATTCGTTTCCGTTTTAATTTCTTTTACATTGAAACCGTTATGACAATTTAGATTTTTACCAGCGCGTCGGCAAGCTGGATAGCAATACCTACGATTGTTAAAATGAGAACAATAATTCCGTCTTTCCTGTCGTCATCTCCGAATAGCATTACACAAGCAATGATGATAAGCAAAATAGCAATCATTTGTTTACCTTCCTTTATACATTATTCGTAATTGTTTTACCAACATTATACCACTGTATCAGGTTTCATCACTTTTCCTTTTTGATGTCATTCAGGAGAGTTTTCAATGTAGCAATATACTCATTTAGGTTTGCCATATTGTCAATGTGCATCTGCTCTTCTTCCTTTGTTTCAGAACCGAGCATCCAAAGGTTTTCGTTTGAGATTGTGGTTTTGGTTTCATCAATTTCATTTTCGTACAACTCGGTCAGCCAGAATTTAATCATTTCGTTCATGTCAAAAATCCTCCTCGTCCAACATTTCATCAAGTCTGTCTGACATTTCTTCAAACAGAAATATCGGCTCATAGCCCATTTCATTTGCAAGAGCAACAATTGCCCTCTTGTTCATGTCGTTCTCGTGATTTTCTTTGTCCATTCTGTGCGCAAACGCATGAAGTTTTCCGTTTATGAACACATTGGTGTCGGTGATTTCGATTGTAAACATTTTCATTTTACTTTTCTCCCTCATTAAGATAGCTATTCAGCAAATCCACAACTTCACCAGAATGCTTTATAAGGCTGTCATTAATCTCCGCGATTCTTTTTGCACTGTCGAGTGTTGCCTTCCATTCTTTCATGACGTCTTCATACTCAACCAGATCATAACCAGTGAGCAGTTTAAAGAACCATTTACGAATTTTTTTCATTTTACTTTACCTCCCTCAATGTAATATACTGCGCGTCAAGCTCTCCATAAAAATATTCTTGATGAAAATCAACAATTTCATAATCAAGATAATCATCAAGTTTATTAATATTCTTTAATGGATTGAATAATTGTTTTGTATCTGTCCCCCAATCTTCGTGCTCATATTCAAGATGCACGATGCATATATAAGGACATATAATGTCTGGCGCAATTTCAAGAAATTTGCGTAATGTTACAATCATTTGTTTTATCTCCCTTAAATCCCTTTATTATAATTATCAAGCACATTTTGCTTTACGTAATATTCTTCATCAGTTCCCATGTCTATGAATTTCATTTCCAAAATTTCAATTCTATATTCTTCTTCATCATCTCCATTCTGTCCACATCCTCCAAGTGCCTGTTCATTTTTATTTACATCTTCAAAATCCACAAGGAATTCATCAATATGTGTTGTTGATGCAAGAAATTCTGCTGTAATATCTTCTTTTGCGATTCCTATTTCTTCAAATTCTTCATCATAGCAATCTGAGATTTCATAATCATCAAACAAGAACCCCTTGCCTGTTTGGAATTGAAACACTTTGTTACACTCTGTTCCAGTGAAAGCATCCCAATCAAATGGAATTTCTGCTCCGTTAATTTCAAAGCCAAATCCACCAATTGACACAGCTTTCGCTTCCTTATTTGAAATTGGAATATATTTTCCATTTATCTTTTGTAATATTCGGAACTCAACTAACATTGATATTTCCATTTTATCACTCCCTCTATAATTTTGTATTGTTTATTGTTTCTTACATTAATTTGCCCTGTTATATATGCATTTTTTGATAGTGACTTCCTTTACAGGGCAAATTATACTGCCCAAAATTTAACTTATGTTTTTCATTTTATATGTGCCTTAAATGATACCACATGCACTTGCAATCATTGCAATAATTGCAAGGAACAAGATGCCTCCGAGCAAGCTACCGATACCAGATTTGGTAGCATCTTTTCCAAAAAGCAGTACACAAACAATGATGATTAGCAGGATAACAATCATTGATTTTACCTCCCTTTTTATTAATAATATTTGTATGCATCTTTGTCAACACTTACGTCAATGACATCTCCATATGTGATGTCAGGATTTGCCATCAAAAATCTGCCAATTGCTTCTTCCATTGAGTATGCATCTGTATCGTACCATTCTGTGGTTCCGTTGATGTTAACGTACTCGATAAGATAATAGCCATAATTGTATTCTGGCTCATCACGAGTAGCGTTTTCAAAATATTTGTCAATGTCAAACAGAGAATCATATCGCACAGGTGCTTCCACATAATCGAATTTGTCATTCTCCGTTGTACGATCAAGAATTTTACATGCCTCCTTAATGCTTCTTTCCATTTCAGAAAGAATGACATATTCACTTTTTGTATGTGCTTTGTAATAACCACAAGAAAGATTCACTGCTGCACAACCAAGAGCGGGAGCAACTTCACAGATATCAGAATAAGATCCATACGCTGTTTTATAAAATTCCTTTGTAATAAAGTCCTCGAACTCATCATTTGCACAGGAATAAAACACTGCATCATTTGCGTTGGCACGATCAAATTCAATAATGTAATTGAACTCAAGATTTCTTGCCAGCTCAGAGTCTGCAAACTTACTTGAGCCTACGCAACCAACCTCCTCGTCCTCGCAGAACAGAACAGAGCAGTTAAACTTTTCAAGAATCTTGAAAATCATATAGACACCACATCTATCGTCGCCTCCGATTCCGTTAGGGCTTGAAACTTTATTGTTCTCCTTGCTATACATGAACATATTAGGAAGCTTTTCATGCACAGTATCAAGATGTGCAACCAGAAGCACAGGAAATTTCCCTTGTGCATATACATATCCATCTCTATTAAGAACTGTTCCATGAGTCTTTTGCAGCTTCTGGCTCACATGATTCTTTAGACTTGCTTGAGACATCTTGCAAATTTTTTCAAATTCTTTATTCATAATTTATTTTACCTCCATCAAACCGCTTCATCAATTTCCGCTTCATTCTCAAGAATTTCTCTCAGGCAATCTTCACAGTACATTTTGCCTTTGTGCTCTCTCAAATTGTTGTTTCTAAAATATTCTCCACACTCTTCACAGCAGCTATAATAATAATCACAGCAATCATTGCACACATATTCCTCCTGAGATTCAACATAGTTCATATACTCTCTTGGATGATATTGTCCGCATTCCGCGCAATACTCATAATATTCGTCTCTGCAATCTTCACAGACACAAATTTCATAGCCTCTTGAATTGTGAACATATGTCCCTTCGCCAATGTAATACTCTCCACAGTCATCGCAATAGAAAACACAATCTCTACAATAAGGCTCTCCGTCAATATAGATTGCATCATCTTCATCGACATATTCGCCGCATTCAGCACATTTAACTCCGTTATGGCAGCAAGAAATATTATCTTCGCAATCATGCTCATAACCACATTCAATGCAAATTGGTGCATGTCCAACAGTAATGCAATTATCGTTGTCGTTTCCTTTAGGGCGGCTAAGAGTGCAATTTTCAAAGTTGTCGTAATCTCTATAATGAGTGCCTTCAGACGCAATATATTTACCTGCTTCGTTAGTTCCCTTGCTTACAGTCCAGAAGTTCGGGAAATCAAAAATTTCAGACATGATTTTCTGAACAATTGCTCTGAAAGCAGTGTACCCGGCGCTGCATCCATCATTGTCTTGCGGATAAAGTCTGCCCTGAATCAGTTTGTCTTCTCCCCAATGATACATCTGACGGTTAATCTTCGGCTCGTGCCAGAAATCGTTTCCATCATAAGATGCATCCACAGTGTAAAACACCATAGAAGGAGAATCGAGCATGTAGCTAATAGTTCCAGAAGAATACATCCCCCGATAACTATTAGGCATTTCTCTTTTGTTCTGCTTATCAATTGTATGACAGCTTGCCCAGCTATTACCGAAGCTCATTGTGAGATAATCAAGAGGATTCACAGAAAGAATAGTATGCCTTGTAATCTTGAGCGGATTGAGCGCGTCAGCATACTTTGCAAATTCCCTATTGTATTCAGGATGCTTGCTAACACCAATATAAGTAAGAAGCTTATTAATAACACGACTTGTCTTTTGCCCATCATGTGCATGGACTTCAGGACAAATTTCGTTTAGCTCATCAGCAAATTCACTGTCAATATACTGAAAAGTATAGGCTGGAATTCTAATCAAGAAATCAAAAATCTTTGTTGGGTATTTCTGTCCATACAGTGAAGTTTCGTTCTTCATGTTTTCGGGCATAAAATTATTTTTTTTTACATACTTGACAATATCCTCATCAATAACCCATGACTTGAATCTCTCCAATGCATTACGATCAGTTACACGTTCAAAATCATGGCTGAATACAATCATGAATTTGCCTTCCAGATAATTCGGATGCTTCTTAAAGGCGGTAATCAGGTCTTTCTTGTTGTTTGCCCATGTGTTAATGATTTTGTTTAGTGCCCTGTCCGTATGCTCGTAATCATATTCATCAAGCAAGTGCTTCATCTGGTCAAGAAGAGTTTTTCTCTCTTCTTCAGTAATGATATTACTTACATCCATTTCGTTTTCTCCTTCCTTTTCATCAAACAAATCAAAGTATTGTGCACCTACCCAAAAGCCTTCGCCGTTTCTTCCTTTAACAAAAATGTTGTCATCAGTATCTTTACTAATCTCTACAACACGCCCTCTCCAGCCGTTTGTTGTGATGCTATAAGGGGCACCGCGCTGTGCAATTACTCTATCACCAATTTTGAATTTCATTTTCTATTTCCTCCTTTGTCCGACCAATGCACTGTAGCATCTGTCAAATCTTTCTTTATAGCTATTAAGCTCTTCCTGAAGCTCTCTGTTTTTGAATTGAAGCATAGCCTTTTCCGTTTCAAGCTCGTCATTTCTCATCATGGCTGCATCGTAATCTTCTCTTGACACACCGTTCCGTTTCATTTCAATGATACTTGCGGAAATAGCGGCTACATTATAGCCCATTTCAGAAATGTAACAGAACTGCTTTCCATTGCCTGTGTGATTGTGTGGAGCTCCACCACAAGTTTTTTGTCTTCCAGCAATCTGATTGGTAAGAGACGCATAACCAATGCCATAATAATTGGCCGCCTCTCGCGCCGACTTGAACACTTCTCCAGTCGTAATACACATGACCGCTTTTCCTTTGCGGATGTCTTTGTTTTCAGGGGTGATGTCATATTTTGCGCGGTTGACAATAACGTTTCTTTCCATGATGTAAACTCCCTTTCTGCCTTATAAGGCTATAATTTTGTGATGTATTCCTCTTTAAACTTCTTTAAATTCGTCACAATTAGCAACTTCAATAGAAGTTACATCTTGCATATAATACTTTGAGTCACCACAGTTGCAATAATAATGCTTTATTACTTCTGTGTCTTTACATTTGTTTTCCTTGTAAAAGGTTTTTCCAAAGCTCTTGCAGTCACCAAGATAACCACGATCTACACATTTTAAGCTCATTTTTCTTACTCCTCCACTTGTTCTATGATGTTGAGTTGTTTGAAAATGCACTCCAAATCTGCCTTTGGATATATATCTTTATACCAATGTATAGCACCTCGCTGCAAGTAATAAGTTAAGGCACAGTTGATTAGCTGCGCCTCGTCTTTATTAAGGTTGAGCTCCATTTTGCTTATTCCTTTGGATAAAGTTCTTCATCGAACAAAATGTAACCCAAAGCCTGAAGAACAATGGGAGCGTCATCGGTGGCAATTCCATTGTCAATCAAGCACTGTTCTGCCTTGGAGCGGTTATTAATTGACATAACGATTTTAGCTAAGGCTTCTTCATATGACAAGCCACATGCTGGGCAACTTTTATTGCAACTTACATATGGTTTATGAGTGCATTTTTCACACCATCTGCTCATTTGCCTTACCTCCTTAATTCCAAAATTTGCTTTACTCCTTGTTCTCCAAAATCACATACAGAGCATGCGTTCTTTTTGGAAAGGTGAACTTTTCAACTTTTGCTTCTCTATGTTCTGGACGGATATATCTTGTATCGCCAACGGCTTTGCTTCCAAGACATTTTCCATTTTGCCAAAGTACGATTCTGTCGATGTCGGTTCCAAGCGGATAAAACATATTGAGAAAGTCGATTAGGATCATTTGCCTTACCTCACGATTACATATTTCTCAAAGGGAAGTTTTGCTCTATCATCACACATGATGGTATAAGCGTTGATGCCTTTCATATAAGGTTCTCTTTCTTTGACATCATCCCAATGGATGGTTTCCGTTCCGCCAAAAGCAAAAGCAAGTTCTGCCATAGGTTTATATCCATCTTCAAGATAGATATGAACCGCAATGATAGCACCATGTGTCATAGGAGTATAGTTTCTGTTCATTTGTTTACCTCACTTTCTATTCCGCTGTTTACTTTTCTTTGCCTGCTTACGCTTATTTCACTTGAGCTGCTTGCGTTACTCCTTCATCGAATCGCCAGCTTCTTGATAACTTTAAATGTTTTCAAATTGATAATTACGGCATCCTGCACGCCAACGGCAAGCATCATTTCGTTGTTTTCTCCAAACACCCCGAAGTTGTACAGATCATAAATATAATGCATGTTTGTGATTTTTCCGTTTGCGCTTTTGCAAAGAAAATTTCCGTACCAAAAACATCCATAACTGTCTGCTTTGCTTTGCAGAAATTCTTCATCAAAACGGAAGAACTCGATTACATCGTTAATGCCGCATCCATCGTCACAGAAGTTATTCGTAATATACTTACGAACATCCTCGGTCATAGCTTCCCATATTGACATTTACCTTACCTCACTCTCACACAGAGTTCGTTATCATAGAAGCCAAAGGCAACAACTTCCTTTTCATAGACATTTCTATAAGACAAAGCAACTTCAACTTTGTCTTTAACAATCGGTTTAAGATTGTCATCATTGACAACCAGAATTCCATTCCAATTGTCATAGAGATCCACAAAATCGCGCAGTTTCATTTCGCTTCCTCCTTTAATTATAGTAGTAATAGATGTCACAACCATTATCATCCGCCTCATCCAAGATTGAGCCGAATTTTTTAGCTGAAATAACAGTGTGTACTACACCGTTTTTATATCTTTTGACGATGGTGCAAAGACCGTCTACCTGCGCAAGCTCCATGATTTGCTTACCACTCTTTGTGATGATAACGTTCATGGCTTTCCCCTCCTTAACAAATTGCCCTCATCTTCTCCATTTGCTCCTCCGTAAAGACACGGCGAAGCCCTGCATATTCCTCACCAAGAGCAAGGAAAGTTTCCCTTGCAGAGATACTGTCGGTACTGTAACCGAACTCGGCACAGAAGTCGCTAAAACTGTCGTAGCCGTATTTCTCAAGATGGTAAAGGATGTCATACTCAGTAGGAACTGCTTTCGCTTTAAGGAACTTGAGTTCTCTCAACACATTTCTCTTGTGGGACATTGTGAGGTCTTGATAGCGTGCTTTGTACTTCTTTTTAGCCAAATCTTCGGCAGTCATTTCGCTTACCATAGTGTTATACAAGCAGTCCCAGAAGTAGCTTGTGTATTTGCCTTTCGGAGTTGTGATGGTAAACTGATACTTGTTGTACGGTTTCGTTTCGCATTTCCAGTGAGTAGGGATTTCCTTTCCAACAAATTTGATTTCCATTGTGGCGTTGCAGTCGGCAAGAAACTGTTTCGCTTTGGCTTGATAGTTAATCATTACTTCCCCTCCAAGCAGGAATGATAACATTGTGAATCTCCTTTCGCTTATAAAACGTTCATTTCTCTTAGCACGGACTTAGCCGCAGTAGTGATGTGGTCATCGTGACAGTTGTACTTATCGTACCAGTCACAAACAGTTTCGCTTGGGATAGTTGCATGAATGCAGTCCCATGCAAGTCTTGTGCCAAAGTCTTTATAGTTTCCAGTTGCCTTGAGCTTTTTAGCATATTCAGGCAAGTTAGTGATCTTGTTGAAGCTCTCCCTTATGAAAGGGATTTCACTTTTGAGTTTCATTTATTTCCCTCCTTTATTCTTTTGGCAAAGCCCTTAATGACACCCACGATAGATTCTAATCGTGGGCATGATAAAGGTTTCGCTTATTCAGTTCTCCATTCACCAACGAGATTTCCGTTGCTGTCAAAGAGGCAACCATTTTTATATCCGCATGTGATTTTTGCCGGGATTGTGCGCAAGATTTTTTCAAGTTCGTTTGCGAGTGCATAGTTGTCCATGAATGCATCTTTGCTTTCGCTTTTGAATGCATCATTACTGGTGTAGACTTTTACTTCAAACATAATTTACCTTCCCTTCCTTTCCATTTCTATTGCAATATGTGACATTGCAATTGCGTTGGACAGTGAAACGATGATACCGAGAACTGCGAAGAATGGAGTAATTGTTGCGCATCTCCATGCAAGTACTAATGTAAGAAGCACCGCAACACTCAATGCCGCGATGCACATGCACACGTTTTTCATTTGCCTTTTTCCTTTCTTTTACTTATCGAGCCAATTAGCAATCAAACTATGGCAGACATTATCCATCTGGATTTCGTTTGTGCAGCATTTCATCTTTGCCTCAATAGTTGTAGTAATTGGAATTCCAAAGTCCTCAAGAAGTTGAATTTTTTCTTCGTAGTAGTCTTCCATTTTTTATTTCCTTTCTGAGATTTAGTTTCCCTTTTGAATGACAGATATATAAATATTTTATTTGCCTTCTGAAATATAGATAGAATATTTATTTCCCTTGTGAGAGGCTCTTGCATTGTGGAAATATTTATTTTATAAATTATAAAAAAGCAATGTATAAAATATTAAAATCAAATTTTTGACTTTTGATATATAAATTACTTTATTTATAAATTGTTTTACCTTTTTGTCATAACTTTGCATATGTCTTAATGTGTATATATTATAGATGACATATACTTGTATATTGCGTGTTGCTTCTTTGTGCAATTTGTTTTTTGCTTTTTATAATTGATTTTGTGCTGTTATAGATTTATTTGTCTTGTTATGGATGATTTATCAAATGCATAATTCGCATTATTGTGTATATATAATCTTGTTTTCTCTTGTAAAATCAGAAGAATTGATTATATATATTCCATATGGGAATTGAACTTCTTTTGTGCGATAGAATGATGTAATAACATATATGTTTCGCTCATTCTTATCTCCGCTTGGGATATAAATCACATCTCCATTTTTGAGTTCTGCAACGAGCCATTGACTGAAATATGGGCAGAACACAGTTTCATGTTCAATTCTATATGAGACAACAATGTTGTTGTCGCTAAGATCTAATGGGTAGTCAATATACTTTTTTGTATATGGATTACGTAATAACATATTTTATTAACACCTCCTCATAATTATGTAATAGACATTTCGTAATCAAGCACTCACACCGCGTCAAGGTAGTCTATTGTTGTGAGTGTGTATTGGACTAATTGAACTAAAAAAAACATAACCAATTTAGCAAATTGATTATGCTCATCTTCACATATTGCCCAATACTTAAGTGATGTGTTTATTCTACACATCAAGCCTAAGAGCCTGAGCTGCTCTCACTCTTCGCTGACCACTATAAGCTGTTGTCATTGCTCTATGAATACTGTTCATAGTCAGATAATATCAAATTATCGGAAAAAATAAAGAGGAAGTCGTTGCTCACAAGTCCATCCAAGAGATGTAAGAAACTTCTTAACCTCGTGCTCACTGACTGCATTGAACTCTCCCCTGACAGGCAGAGGATTGATGGGGCATTTAATGCGACAGATGCACTTGTTATTATCATATCTCACAAGAAGAGTGAGCTTGATATCACGCTCTTGAGCATAGCGTCTACGAGAATATTCAAGGTTGCCATCAACAATAAACTTGGAGCAATTAGCATTGAACCACTTGCTCAAGTTATCACGCTTTGTGAAAATCAAAGCATACTGATAAACGGGCTTATCAGTTGCTCTGTCAAGCAGAGTGATAGCATCTTTGGCAAGAGCTCTATCACATCTTTCAAGCCCATAATAAGGACAACTTGCACACCCAGAAGTGGTGCACAACTCCAGAGCTTCTATGATTTCTTCACGACTTTTAATGCTCATGAGAATCACTCCTTCTTAAATAGATTTTATAGGCATTTAGTTGAAAGCTCTATCACCACGTCAAGGTAGCCTATTTGATAGAGTGCATGGATTCATGTAATTGAAAAAACACACTTGTGTGTCATGTTATTAATGTTATCCATGCAGAAGAAAAGAGTATGTTTATTGCACATACTCTAAAGCCCTAAGAGTCTAAGCCACTCTCACTCTTTGCTCTGTTGATATTCTTCCACCGTCAACAGTCGGAGACGTAGTATTTTATTGATTGTCAGGGTACGTCATGCGTACCCATGTTGCTATGCTTCTTCCAACCATTTAGTCTGGATTGCTATCCTTGGGTCATTCAGAGGATAGTATCCAAAAGGCATCCAGTTTACAATGACTACTTCACCACTGTAACTTTCATCAACCACCATCCCATGAATGTTCGGTGCAAAATATTTATCACACCATCCCATCACTTTCATTGCGTAGTCTTGCCAATGCTCTTCCTTGACTCTAACAATAGAGCCCATTTTTATCATATACATCATCCTTTCTGCCGACATGGGCAAAATAATTGACTCGTATAATCCACACTTGGTGGATTTTTACGAGCCGCTTTATGCACTATGGTAGATTTTTGTACATGATAAAGCCCCTATGATTGCTCATAGGGGTTTTACAATGTACAAAAAAAAAGATAAAAAGAGGGGGGAGCTTTTCAGCTCCCCCGGTGTGGGTTACTTAGTGTGCTTGCACCAATTTGTGTAAATGTCACCGTCATGAACCTGAGAGGCTTTCTTGTCCTCTTTGGCTTTCATGAACTTGATGAACTCATCGGAGTCTTTCGGCTCTACTTCAGTATGAACCTTGTACTGAGTGAGGACTGCATTGAGTCCGCCGTCTTTGAACTTGTAAGACGTAGTCTTGCCGGGATGATATGCGCCGTAGTCCCTCTTGAGATAGAAGTCATTGACGTGATAGAGCTGTTTGCCGGGGAATACACGTTCCCCAGTTTCAGGATCAGCCCAGCCGAACCAACGATAAAGTTTACCATCACGAGAGACAGATTCCCAATAACCGAGTTCTGCAACAGGGTTAGAAGTCGTAGATTTCTCAGTTTCTGCAAGGTCGTCAACAGAAAGCTTTTTAGCTTTCTTGTCAGAAGGCTTGTTAGCTTTCTTGTTTTCCGGTTCGATTTCTGCCGGAGCACTTGTAGCTACTCCAAAAGAATTCATCATGGAGTTCATCATAGATTCCATCATTTTCTCCATCATAGAGTTCATCATGTTCCCCATCATGGAATTCATCATGTTTTCAAAGTTGTTGTTCATATTGAACCGTCCTTTCTTAGCGATAAGCTAAATATAAATTTTTGTTTGTCCCGAAGGACACCTATAATAGACCACATTTTGAATTGTTTATCAAATACCCTTGATTTTTGAAACGCAGAAAAATATGTATTTTTCAGTGTTGGAATAAAATGGAAATTGTTGTGTATATTGTACAAAATTGTACATGGTGGGGGTACTTAAAACTTACCGTTTTGTGCATTTTCCACAAACCTCTAAGACGAGGTTTACATATGAACTGACTTGAAAATGCATTTTCCCAAAGAAAAACGTTAATTATTTTTCGTAGTTTTTAATTTTAGAATCTGTGCAAATATCATTACAATATAATACATTTTTTCTATAGTTTAATTACAATTTAATATGTATTGAACAATTTGACCTCAAATATAAAGATATAGCATTGTTTTGCATGTAGATACAATGTCTTTAAACAAGTTCGTATATAAATATTAATGTCATATATTATCCAACAAATAGACATTATTTAATACTTTATTTAATTGATAAAAAAACAAAGTTATACCATGTATTTATATATTCTATTTTTTCTCATCATCAATATTTTTTGTATTATAAAAGATACTATTTGTAACTATTATGTAATAATTTAATATATATCAAAAACCAGTTCACAGCATATATTTATTAACTTAATAAAAGTTAAATTTATAATATGTTTCATCATATAAAGAATAATAAATCAGCAAAGATATATTATTAATTACTATTAATAATTATATATAATAATATTTATAATAATACATTAAACTATTGCCACCCGCTACGCGGTCGGCGCCAAGAAGCGTCTCGCTCGCTACGCTCCCTCAACTTACAGCTTTTCAGCTAAAGCTGAAAATCTGGATTAATCATTACTCGTTTTTATATTATTATAGGGGGTTGACAAGTAAACGTTTTTATGATATATTAGCCACAGTACAAAATTATTTTATATAATATAATATATATAATTATATATAATATAATGCTCGTATATTTCGTGAACATTTTATGAACACGAAGAAGTGCTTCATGCTACAGATAGAGAATAAGGATTTTACAAATAGCATGTGTTTGAGCGAAAAAGTGTTTCCTTTTTGAGGAGAAAAGTTTCCTTTTTGAGGAGATATGTAAACATATTGTGAATGAGATATGAATAAGATGTGAACAAAACTGTTCATATGCACAAAAATCAAATTTTGTCAAGAGTTTTTTTAAAGTAAAAAAAACAAGGAGAAAGGATGATCCAAATTAGTATGAAAGTATCAGAAGAAGACGTAGTTCTCGGAATGATGAATCAAAAGACAGGAGAATTTACACAAATTGATGGCCCCGGTGAATGGAGAACTTATAAGCAGCTAGAGTCGCAAGCAAAATATACAGCAAACAAAGAAAAGCAAACTTTCAACTCTGATTTTACATGGATTATTTTTGAGTATGGGAAAAGATTGCTGCCAGAAATCAATGACAAAAGTCTTGTTAGATTAATCTATCTATCCACCATTTGTGATTATGATGGGTGTTTGCCACCAAAGAATGTTATAAAGCAAAAGCTTAAGCTCTCAAACAAATATTGGTCTGTGTTCATCAAGGATATGATTAAGAATAATATCATCATAGAAAAAGATAATTGTTTATATTTAAACAGAGATTTTTTTGTAAAGGGTAATTTGCAGGGGCTGCAAAAAGACGCAGACCATACTAGGCTATTTTGCAATTTCATTAGAGATATTTATGACGCATGTGATAATGTTCAAAGCATTACGCAAATTTCCTATCTCTACAAACTCATTCCTTTTGTGAACCGTAGAACAAATATTGTATGTTACAACCCAAAAGAGCAAGATCCAGAAAAGGTCTACCCTATTACGCTTGGTGAATTCTGTGACATGATTGGGTATAGCCGCAAAAATGCACGAAGGCTTGTTAGTGATTTACTTAGTCTAAAATGCAATGGCCAAAATCTCATTGGATTCTTCGTTACAAATCTGAATCAAACTTCTTGGAAGATTATTGTTAATCCTCGTATCTATTATGGTGGGCAGAATGACAAGATATATAAAGAGCAGATTGCTTTACTGACAGATTACAATCCTCAAGAAGCGCTTGAGGTAAACAATACAAAATTATAGGAGGGATAATTATGGCGCAACTTTATAAGATGATACTATATGTGTGTGACTTAGAAGATGATTTGTCTTTGAATGAAATTAAAACTATGATTGAGCAAAATGCACTGAATGGAGTTGCTGTAAATTGTGCTTGCCATTTTGCAGATGAACAGACTGGCCCACAAGTTGAATGGGACGATGACATTGACCTTAATTATATTGACTGCCCCACTTCTGCTTGGGAAAAATATTTTAAGTAAAGGAGGAATAGGTTAATATGGACAATGAATTGGGACGTTATGCAGATGCAATTATTTATGATTTACAGTCTAGTAATTTCTCCAATGAATATTATGATATGACAAATACTCAACGGCTAAAATTCTTGAATAGAGTGCTTGAAATTCTTGGATATTATGCTGGATATGATGCGAAGGAGGATTAAATTATGATGACATTATTATTATTGCTTAGAAGTGTAATTGGAGTAATATTTGTAATTGGATTAATATTTGCTTCAGGATATATAGGTTTTTATTTGAATGTTGATTCCAAGTCTGATAAGCCAATAGGCGTGTATAAAATCATATTTAAATATGGTATTTGTTACCCTGTTCAAGTCTTTAAACTGGCAAATTCTACATATAATATGATTGGTTCAGTTATTTTAACAACATTAAGTCTAATAGTTTATCCCAGTTTTGCTTTCGTTAGTATTCTACTACTAATTGTCATAAGTGTATTATTTGGATTTGATTTAATATTTAGGAAAAAGGACAAGGAGAATTAATGATGAAAGATGTCTATAAGGTAGAAATTTCTGCTAAAGATTATCCTATAGGTTGCACTGATTTAACTATTGATTTTAATAAACCAATTAATACAGAAGAAATTATTGGAAATGCAAAAGTCGCTTTGATCAGTTCAGGAGATGTAGTATGGATGAGCTATGATGGAGATACATATAAACTAGGAGATAAATATAAAGATTTTAATGCGATCATATCTTGTGTATATTATGAGCCAAAGCCATGGTGGAAATTTTGGAAAAAGAAAAAAATATTTGGATATGAAATTATGTTTCTATAAATTATAGGGGGTATTTTGAACTATGTTTGAACTAACTAAATCATTTAAGGACTATAAGTTCCCGCACACTCTACATCAATTTAAAGACTTGCCGCTTGCAATTAAGTATCGGTTCCAACGTGCATTTAGAGGCTGGGCGGACTATGATGTTCTTAGTATGGACACATGGTTTATGGAAGTAATTCCACAAATGCTACAATATCAGCGTGATTGTAAAGTTAGTACACCAGTTTTGGATGTTGACGCAAGCTATGAAGAAAATAGAGAAAAATGGGATCAGATTCTTGATAAAATGATTTTTCTATGTCAAGAAATGAATGAAGACACATGCTCAAAGAAAAACGAAGTCACTGAAAATTATGTCCGCGATATTAAAAATGGACATGAAGCAAAACTTGATGATGAAATGTGGTGGGAGCGTCAGCAGGAAATTGATCAATATCGTCAGCAGTGTCTTGAATCATTTTTTAAATATTTTACAAAATATTTCCATAGCCTATGGATCTAAACTTGAGGAGGAATTAAAATGAAAACATTTGTTAGAACTACGCGAATTACACCAGAAGAGAGAGAGTCACACCTTTGGTATGATCCATTTTATAAAACATGGACAATGGAAACGAACATTCCAAAGCATTTTAATAAGGCGCTAAAAGTTGGATGGGAACCAATTTTGCAGGGAGTATATGAAGATGGTACTGTTTGCTGCATGACACTTGTCGCATCGGAGCGCGGCATTACCATTAAGACTCCAAAGAAGCGTGAAATGAGCGAAGAGCATAAGGCAAAGCTTTTTGGCGCAAAAAACGTAGATTTAGACGATAATTTTGAAGATGAGATTTAATATGTATAGTTACTATACTTAATCATTACAACATTAAAAAACATAGATATATATGATAAAAATCACACATTTTTTTAATTTGGAGGGAATCATACGATGAGCAACAAGGCAACGATAGAAGATTTTGCGAGAATGTGCCATTCTTATCACGATTGTATTGACTGTCCATTGCATGACGAAGATGTTCTATGCATGATGGATGATGCACTTGTAATGAATGATTTTTCTAAACTTGATTATATGAATAATGCCGTATATGAGTGGTCTACCGCCCATGATTAAAACAAAGGAGATTGAATAAACATGTTAAATTGGACAGCAGAAGATATTGAGTATCTGAGTAATGTGATGTTGAAGCCATATACAAAAGCGCTCACAGAGGAAATGGCAGCGCACGATGATAAATCTTATGAGGTTTGTAAGAAGATGATACTACAAATGGCGGATTTAGTTAAACTAAGAATTAAAGAGTTAAATTACAATGAAACCAGAGACAGAATGTTCTTTATGACGTTACTTTGCAATGAATTTGAATTTGATAAAGATGTGCTTGATAAGGTCTATAAAGAATATTGCGAGAATTTTGATGCACTTAATAAACATCTGATTACAGAGGAGGATGGAGAAGATGAATAAGTCATGTGAATATTGTCAATACAATGGGCCATATGGATCCATTATTAATCCTTGTGAGAATTGCCCAAATAATGATTTTATGATTAATGGTACATTCCCAATTGTACAGCCACTTCGTGAAACAACAGATCATGTAACCAATAAAACTTACATAACCGCCACTACAGGTTGTAGAACGAACAGTAACGGTGCAAAAATTAATGATGTATTTGCAACTGATCTAACAACTGATCTACCGACTGCAGATGAATACCGTAAATCTATTGGCGTTCCATATGACTATCAATATGAATGGTCAGAACCAAAGTATATTTGTCCAAAATGTGGCGGTGGAATGTGCAAGAATAAAACTATGGTTCTTGCAAGTAACCCTCCTCAATATAAATATCAATGCAACAAGTGCGGACATGTGGAATATCAATTTGGGTGAGGTGCATTATGAAGAAGAAAATTAATTGTCCAGCGTGTGGTGGGTCTGGTTTTGTTGCAAAGTTTAGTAGCTACTCTGTTTGGAGTGAACGTTGTGAACAGTGTAATGGAACTGGTGAAATTGAAGTCCCTTTTACCATTGGTGATAAAATTCGCAGCATGAGTGATGAAGAGATTGCAGTATGGTTGAATGCACATGTCACTGATACAGTATGCGATCTTGTTTGTGGCAATGATTGTGAAGCAATGGCGACATATGATAAAACGTTTGATGAAGTGTGTAAAGATCTGATAAATAAAAAACTTACGAAGGAGTGGCATTAATGATGAAGATTGGTTATATTCAAGAATATGATTTGGAGCTTAATCCCCATTTGACTGAAAGATTTAAATTTAGAGAAGCGTCTTTTACTAGAAGAATTTCAAGTCGAGGCGATAGAGTTTACTCGAAGATGCTGTTGTCCCCTGTTGATTATGAAGAGATCGTTGACAATGCTAATATTATGAAGAAGAATAGCAAAATTATTCTAGTTCGTGAGCCATTTTTGCTTGATGATGAGCTAAGAGAAAAAGTTGTTAGTTGGGTTGAATGGGCAAATCAGGCGAAACCTAGTGAGTATGACCTATTTGCAAAGGAGGATTAACAATGACTGATCTGACCTACATGGACTGCTGGTACTTCATCGCGCCGCTGATACCAATCAGCAGCGAAACATCGCAGGATATTTACGTGATGGTGTTTCAGGCGCTGAAAGAGGCAGATGAAAGAAAAAATAAAAATGATTGATGGAGGTGGGCAAAATGAACTATTCCGATGCCGCAGAAATGGGCAAAGATGCACACGAGAGACTGTTTCCGGTTGGAATCATGCTGGGGTTTCCGTTTGACCCAAACATGGCGGATGATATTCCGGGGGAATGGGAGCTGGTGTCAACGATCTGGCGGCGCGTGAAATAATATTTCGTGGAGGAATGCGACTGGGAGCTGGCGAAGGAGCCACGAAAGTGGAGCGGCTGAAAGAGAGGCAGGATAATGGAACCTGAATACATCGAGCGGAAAGACTTTTTGATAGGAGCTGAAGAACGGACGTTGCATAGAAGAGAGATGGAGATTATTAAAGAACTTAAAAATCTTAATATGACAACAGAACAAGTAATGTTAGGCAAAACTCCATCAATCCACTATAAATGGCATACAAAAAATGGCAATCGTGTTGCCGAATTTAAAATTTGGGATTGGTGGGATGGCAAAAATATTAGCGATCTTGAGATTAGTGAAAATTATAAAGGGCTTGGATTATCTTATCAACTTTTAGATTATGCTACAAAACGATGTGGTGCTAGAAATTTAGCTGTAAAGAAAAGTAACACTATAGCAAAACATGTTTATGATAAGTACGGATTTCAAGTCGTAGATGAAGATAATGCATATTATTATATGTCGTTAGTGGACTGCAATTGGACAGGTAATAGAAGTATTGAGCAGGAGGGTTAACAATGACTAAATATGTCGAACTGAAAACGGCTATTGATGCCGTCAATGACGTTTACTATGATACACCGGATATAAATTTGTCCGTAGACAAACTTGAAGCTGCTTTGCTGGGTATCCCCGCCGCCGACGTTGCGCCGGTGGTGTATGGGGAGTGGGTACATCTTGGCGGAGACGAGTGGTGCTGTTCTGCATGTGGCTTTGTCATCACCACTGAGGGCAGTTGGGATAAGCCCACTAAAAAATATTGCGAGGATTGCGGCGCGAGGATGGACGGTGGTGTAGAATAATGCGAAACCCATGTAAGGACTGCGTCTATTATCACAAGGAGAACAGAACTTGCCAGTCGAAGAAATGCGCTACTGGTGGTAGTGGAAAAGTATCTTGGATTGATAAATTGTTCTGTTCCCCATGCAAAAAAGATGGACGGTGACGAAGAATGAAAGGAATTACATACTGCGGCGCTTGCGCCGATTACGACATCAAAAAGCACCGTTGCAAGCGGGGGGGCAAAGCAGGAAAGCAATCCGCAGGATAAGTTTTTTGATGATTGCCCGCTTCCAACTGTCGTGCCTATTGTACGGTGTAAGGACTGCAAGCATCATTATGATTGCGGCGTACATTTTTGCGATCGGCTTGGAATGGATTGCCCAGACGATTCTGATTTTTTCTGCTCTTACGGAGAGAGAAAAGACGGTGACAGCAATGCGCTTGATTGACGCAGATCAGTTGTCCGAAGCCATATGGAACAATGTTCCAACCCCATACGAGGAAGCGCGCTGGGCAAAAGAAGACTGTTTGGCTGAAATAGAGGCGGCACAGACTGTGGATGCGGTTCCGGTGGTGCATGGGAGATGGGAAACTAATTCAGACAGGCCAGATACACTAATTTGTTCTGTATGTAAGTGCGGGTTTGATATGTGGAAACACGACCTACATAACTATTGTCCAAATTGCGGTTCAAAAATGGATTTGGAGGCGTTACAATGAGCGAATGGAAAACAGTTGAAAGAAAGCAGTTTAATATTCTGTGCGGCAATGCACAACTATTAGAGTGTCCACAATGTGGTACATTATCAGTTGTAGATTTTGCGTATTGTCCGGGGTGTGGTAAAGATATGCATATCCCTGAAGACAGGCGTTTTAAAATGCGTATTGATTCAAATAAGTGCCAATATGCTTGTGTGATGCAATCGTATGTGCCTTTAACAGAATCTGTATATCTTAAACCAGAAGATATGCCAAGTCTTCATGATCTTATAAAAGAAATGTATAAGTATAAAGAAATGTATGGGATGTGATAAATATATGCAAATGATAATGTATGCTGAGGTAAGAGAAAATGGTGCGTGGAAAAAGGTTGGTAATATTTTTCCAAGCGCATTTATTGAAATGAATGATAAATTAACTGATAGGGTTTGTGATGAAAGAAATATTTTCTTATATGAGTTATTTGGTTGGGTCACAAATCAACTAAATGGTTATACAGTAATTAATCCAATTAGTGAGTTGCGAGGCTTGCCAGATGATGCATCTGATGTAATTTCAAGTAATCATTATTTTCGTTTTGGAGGCTTTGCTTCATATGTAACTCTTGATGAAATACTTAATTACAATTGGGATGCAACAATTTCTCATGTGGGTCGTATTCCTGAGAAGGCTTATGTGCATTGGAAGAGAGATGGTGTCTCCCCCACTCGTTGGGATAGGAACATTTCAGGAGAAGACAAAAAGATAATTACTTCTTTTGTTATGAATGGCATTTTGGATGAGAGCATTCCAAGGGACGAAGGTATTAAATATTATGTTGTTGTTGAATATGATCCAAAGACTTGTAGGGAATATTGTAACTTTTTTTGTGACATTTCTCTCCCACTGCTGGTGAAACTTGTTCCACAGGGCGGCAATTATGAAGATGTGAGGGTTGTTTACACATTTGTTGATTAAATGCGCTTGACATTTGTAAGTTTTGTGATATAATGTGTTTGTTCGATAGGACAATACAAAATTATAGTAAGGGCGGTGATATTTATTGGCAAAGCAGCAAAAAAACCAAACTTATGTGCTAAAAATACATAGTGGGTATCTATCAAAACACAATTGGCATTTAGACTTTAAGTTAAGTGAGATTAGAAAGCAACCACAGATGGTCGTTAGTCTAGGGTCTTCTCAGGTTCTTAGATGGCTTGCAAAGTTGCAGAATAGAGAAAAAGACGACACAAGAGCTACTGAGATTAAGGCAGAGATTAAAAATGCAAAGAAAATGGAGAACAATTATGAAAATAAAACGAAGATTTGTTCCCTATATAATGAATTGTATCAAAAGCAATTTCAGCAGGATTATGTGATGCTTGTTATGGACTCTCCGGGTGATTATAGGTATGTATGCCAAAACAAATTTAGTATCACTATTGATTATGGCAATGGGAAAGAAGAAACAGTAACCTATGTTCGTCTTCTTGGTACGGCGGGATCTATAAAGAAGAGCACAATCATGTTCATAAATGAAGACATGCATGATGAGATTATGCGCCGTATTAATAATGGACGTTATTTGGGGCCAAAAGTTGATAATAACAACAATCTTCTGGAGTCTGTTAAAACTTACAATGGAATGGAACTTAATTATAAGTTTATCCCAGCAAAATTATCTGCATATTTTGCACTACAGTGCTCTGCTAGTATTACAGTAGGCTCATTCACAGATCCTGAAAGACCTTGGCCAAGAGTTATTGTAGTTAAAGATGCAGAAACTCATTTTAATTATCCTGTAAGAATAGTAAAGGATACTGGCAATGACAAGAATCCTGATTGGCCAAGTGTTAGTGAGCCTCATGAAGAAAAGATTGACTATAATGTTTCTGACGGAATGGGGTTTATTTCTCCAGAAATGAGTTCAAAATGGGCTGAATGGTTAGGAGAAGGTACTGAGCCGCTCTCTGGCTATAATACTAGATGTGCATTTTTAAAGGGCATGGTGTTTACTGTCCCTTTTGTACAATTTGCGGAGGAAGTAGCACATACATATGAAATAACTGACGCATGGGGAGATAAACAAGATATTCGTAATGCAGATGTGATTTTAACAACTTCGATGTTAAAATTATGGGATTCTTATGCAGGATGTGAAGATTATTTGCGCAATTGCAAGGAAAATGACTATGATTTTTGTATAGCAAAGAGCGCTCCACGTGAATTGCGTAATGTTCACACTACAAACTATCAATATTTACAAGATTTTAGGTTTACAGATGAACAAATTAATGAATTGGTTGCTCCAACAGTAACGAAAATCAAAGAATGTCTTGGTTTAGATTGGAGAAAACTAATTTTATACATGTGTGGAACTGGACTAGATGACAAAAATGTTGATAGTATGGATCCAATGTGTAAAGCAATTATGGCAAATCCTGAATTAATTAAAGATCCTTATGTGCGGTCTAAAGTTAGTAGGATGATACAAAAGCGCATCAGAACCGCTAAAATAGGTGTATTAGATATTGAGGGCGACTATGCAATTATAGGAAATGACCCATATTCATTGCTTCAAAATATGTTCGGGATAGAGATCTCTGGATTGCTTCACGCAGGTGAATGTTATCACAAGTATTGGAGCGATAAAGGAGTAAAAGAGATATGTGCGTTTCGTGCTCCAATGACATCCATAGAAAATGTTTGTAAACTAAATGTTGTTTCTAGTCCTGAAATGGAAAAATGGTATGGATATGTTAAAACATGCATGTTCTTAAATAGCTGGGACACTACTGCTATTAGATGCAATGGGGCTGATTACGACTCTGATACTTTCTTTACAAGCAACAATCACGTGCTTCTTGATGCATTTGAATATAAGCCAACATTAATGTGCGAACAAGATAAGATGCCAAAGAAAGTTCCTACAGAAGAGGATTTCGTTACATCGGATATTAATGGGTTTGGAGATTCTATTGGTAGTGTGACTAACAAGGCGACTAATATGATTTCTCTAAGAGAAAAATTTGATCCAGATAGTGAAGAATATAAGAGATTAACTTACCGTATTAGCACGATGATGAATTATCAGCAAAATGCCATAGATCGCATTAAGGGGGTTATTGCAAAACCTGTACCAAAAGAATGGCTAGAGGCAAGAATGCATAAGTCAAAATCAGGTGATTCTCTGGAAGTTATACATGATAAAGAGATTGATACCAGAATCGCTTCAAATATTAAGCCATGGTTTTTTATTTATAGGTATACTCAGTTAAAGTCAGAACTTGATAAGTACATGAAGTCTGTAAGATCAAATTGTAAGATAAGATTTGGTAAAACTTTAGAAGATTTGTGCGCTTCTGATAATAGAACCGAAGAAGAAGAAGCTTTTATCTATAACTATGAAAAGTATATGCCTGTAAGTAAAGCTCCCGGAACAATGAATAGGATTTGTGAAAAGATTGAAAACGAATTCCAAACGACAAATGTTCTACCTGATGTTGAATTTGATCCGTCTATTTTAAAGAGTGATGCGCTTTATTCCCAAGAAGACTTTGAGGCAGTTAATGCACTGTATGACGAATATGGAAAAGCGATTGCATTGCTTTGTAAGAATAAACATAAAAATGATACTGATGGGCAAGACATAGAACTTGATATGTTGAGATGTAAACAGTCTTTTGTAGAAAGATGTTGTGAAGTTTGCCCAAATTATATGGCATTAACTAATATTATTATAGATGTTTGTTATAGCTCTAATAAAAGTAAATCTTTTGCATGGGATATTTGTGGCAATGAAATATTTAATAATGTATTGCATAATAGTGAAAATAAAATTCAGTTCCCAGTTAAAGATGAAAATGGTGACATAGAATTTTGCGGAAAGAAGTTTTCTTTATGTACTAAGAAAGTTGGTGATAAAACATGATGATATTTGATGAAGAAAAGTATGTAAAGAACTTGTTGCTTGGCAAAAATAAAGATGTAAAATCTGCTATTAAAAAGATTGGGTATATTACAAGATATAATGCACAGGTTTTAGGAAAGGATACAAATAAGAATTATAATTCTACCGTTGCATGGATGATAAAGCATCAAGAAAACTTTGATGAATCTAGTTATTCAAATGTTATATCGAAGGCGGTTAAAAGCGCGAAGAAGAGAAAGTTGTATAAAATAGATGATGTTGTTATTACTAAAACTGAACTTGAAAAGATACAATCATTAGACAACATACGAGCTGAAAAAATATTGTTTGTTCTTTTATGCATGGCAAAGCAACAAGCAAAAATCATGGAGTGCTATGGGACTTCAGCCAATTTCACAGAAGGTCTTGTAAGGTATACTGTTACAGAGCTGTGTAAAATTGCTAGAGTTTCTGTCCCCGCAGACGATAGAGAATATATTTTACATTACATTCTTACTCAAGGTCTTATTAGTTGTCCTAAACGAAATGATACAAAATGCTTGTGGGTTAATTTTATTGATAAAGATGGAGAAGAAGCACTTCGTTTGAATGAGATTGATTGTCAAGAGCTTGCGTATGTATATCTTAACTGGAAGGGAAAAGAAAAATTCAAGAGATGTACTCGTTGCGGTAGGCTCATGAAAAGCAAAGCCAGCGATGACATATGCACTGCCTGTTCACTCTCCTCTTCTATTCAACCATTCATATGGTGTATTGATTGTGGCGATGAGGTTGAAATAAGTGAATTTGATTCTAAAACATGTAGATGTATTGAGTGTAATAAAGATTATCAACTTGAAAGAGATAGAAAAAAACATAAGAAAAAGTACGATAGAGATAAAAAAATCTCACCGAACCCTAAAAATTAACAGTACAAAATTATAGCTTTATACAAAAATTATACACATTTATATACTGTTCTACTCAAAAAGTTGGGTCGAGAAATAGTTATATGGTATATATATGCTGGCACATGTATATATAAATTCTACGAAACGAAACGGAGGAATACCATGGAACAAGAACTATTAGTAGCAATTCCTGAAGCAGTAGCAAATTTGCATCTACCTTCACCGGAGTTAAGAAATTATTATAGAGACATTGAACATCGTGTACTCTATATTGACGAGCAGATTGATGAAAATCTTTTTGAATTGTCCAAGGAGATTATTCGTTGGAACAGAGAAGATAAAGACGTCCCAATTGAGCAGCGTCTACCGATCAAGATTGTGATAGATTCACCGGGTGGTGATGTGTCTGCTACATGGAGTTTTATTAAGCTTATGGAAATCAGCAAAACTCCTATTTGGACAATCAATCTATGCTGTGCCTACTCTGCTGCTGCAGATATCTTGTCTGCTGGCCACAAGCGTTATGCACTTCCGGGCACTTCTGTTCTGGTTCATTCTGGATCTTGTTATTATGGCGGAACACAAGAACAAGCAGAATCAATGAAAAAGTTTGGTGATAAGCTTACTAAGAGAGTCACTGAATACTTCCTTGGTCATACAAAGATTGATCCGAAGGTATATAAGAGAAAGGCTCCGTCTGACTGGTATCTTGATGAAGAAGAAGCATTAGCAAACGGCATTATTGATGAGATTATTACAGATTTAGATGTTCTGTTTTAAATTTGGAGGGCTATATGGCAACTAAGAGAAAGAATGTTGTAAATGAATATGGGGACGTTCCAAAGAACATTGATGGTCATCCATTTTATGGTATTTTATTAGACGAGGAACAGAAAGAATTTGTAAATGCCATTTTAAATCCAGAAAAGTTAATTGTTTTTGCAAATGCAAAAGCAGGTACTGGTAAGACTTTAATGGCAGTTGCTACAGCAAATCTTTTGGTTCAGCATAATGTTTATGATGGAATCGTTTATATAGTTAGTCCTGTACAGGAAGAAAAACTTGGATTTCTTCCCGGCAGTGCTGATGAAAAAATTTCTATTTATACCGCTCCACTATATGATGCTTTGATAAAGTTGGGAATTAACCCATATACTGCAGTCATTCAGGAGGGTGTAGAAAACCAAAAGAATGGCACTGGATATATTGATTGTATCTCTCACGTCTATTTAAGAGGATGCAACCTAGAAAACAAAGTGGTTATTATTGAAGAAACTCAAAACATGTATGTTGATGAGTTAAAAAAAGTATTAACCAGAATTTCTGATACATCTAAGACAATCGTAATTGGGCATAGTGGACAATGTGATTTGTACCATCATCCAGAAAATAGCGGATTTGTAAAATATATTGAGCATTTTAAGGACAAAGACTATGCACAAATTTGTGAGCTAAATACTAATCATAGAGGTATTGTCAGCTCTTGGGCTGATGAGCTTCAAGGATAAAAATAAAAGCAATAAAGGAGAAAAATGATTATGGCAGCTAAGATTCAGAGTAAGTATACAATTCAGGCAAGTGGGATCCTTCGTATTAATAATGACGAAGTTTTTGTTGAAAATGATGATACTGGAGATGTCGTATCACTATCAGAGCTATTTGTAGATTTTGCAGATAAAGATGTTAAACTTAGCATTGCATATGGCGAGGAACTTTCATGAATGATGCTTTAAAGACTACAGAGATTAAATTATGTGGCTATTTAGACATTAATAAAAATGATACACAGATAGAATTTCTTAGTGACGGAAAGACTGCTTCGCTATCAGAATTATTAAAAGAACTTGATGGTGAATTAATTACTTTAACCGTTACAAGAACTATTGACATCAGATAAAAAATACGAGAAAGGAAGATTACAATGATTTATAAACAGAATGATCTAGTTAAAATGGTTGCAAAGGAGTCTGGATATTACCAAGGGGCCGTAAAGGATATTTATAGAGGTACTTTTGCAGTAATTACCGATATTTTATCGCATGCGACGCCAGATGATTTGCCAGTTATTAAATTATTTGAGGGGCTTAATATTGAGGCGAAGTTTTATGGTGGGAAGGAAACTGTTAAGCCAAGAACTGGTGAAAAGACGGTTAGTGAAGATCACATTTATCCACGTGCCAAGTTTACACAGGCATATCAACTAAAAATTAGAGAATTATGTAATAGAGAAGGCGAGGAATAATCCTCGTCTTTTTTATATAAGAGAAAGGACGAAGCAGATGGAAATAATTAATTTTAATCCTGAAAAAGAAAGCGAAGAACAATATATCTATAGAATTTGTTCGATGAAGCAGTCTTCTGGGATGACATGGCAGCAAATTGCCGACATTATTAATACCGCATTAGACCAAAATTTTGGTGAGAGTGCTTATCGTAAGAAATATCAGATGTTTCAACAGGGATTGAAGGCGTGTGAAAAACAGATTTTCTCTGATAATGAATATCTCAAGGAGATTCAGAGACAAACTGATGAACTTTATAAGGCAAAAAAACAATTTCAAGATCAAAGAAGAGAATATAATAAGCTGCTAACGAGTGATGCTAGAGCTGAACATCTGACTGAGAAGTTAATTGAGGCAGCAGATAATTTAAATTCAAGTAAATTATTAAATTCTAATAACGAGTCATTTGTTGAAGCAAAGAATGAAGCGGTTTTAGTTTTAACAGATTGGCATTATGGCATGGTTACTAATAATATTTGGAATAAATATGATGTCGAAACATGTGTAGAGCGTGTTAATATTTTATTTAATAAGGCAATTAAGTATTTGAGGGTAAATAATATTAATAAGCTTCATATTGTGCTTTTAGGAGACTTTATCCATGGTTGTATACATACTGGTGCACGTGTTGCGTCAGAAGAGGATACATGCGACCAATTAATGGAGGTTTCTGAACTTCTTGCAGAGCTTATTAGCTCATTATCACAATACGTAAATTGTGTGTATGTCTATTCTACATATGGGAATCATGCAAGATCTGTTCAAAACAAGAATGATAGCATTCATTCTGATAATATGGAGAAAATCATTCCTTGGTGGATCAATCAAAGGCTTTCACAAAATGAGAAAGTTTATGTTTTAGACAACAATATTAATGAGTTTATTTCATTTAATGTGCTTGACCACGATGTTGTTGCGGTTCATGGAGATCTAGAACGCTTTGGAAAGCTTGGTGTGGACATGCACACATTGTTTGGAAAAAAATATGGACTTGATGTCGAGTATGTATTTTCTGGTGATAAACATCATTCGGAAACAATTGACTCTTATGGAATTGATAACGTAATGGTGAGTTCTTTATGCGGAACTGACGATTATGCGAATAATAAAAGATTATATGCAAATCCTGCTCAAACTTTGTGTATTTTTGACAAAGAAGACGGTAAAATTTGTACTTATAATATCAAACTTTAAACAACACAAAATTATAAAGGAGAAATCTAAATATGGAACAAAAGACTACTAAATTAATTTTTTCACCCGGTGTCGCCAGACATCTTCTTAAAATGGGATGTACTATTTGTGACTTAAAACCGTCAAAGGAAAATCCAAAGGACAAGACTGTATTTGTATTTGTTAAAGATGAAAAATTTGATGCTGCTATGGCAGAGATTGATGGACAAATTAAGGCAGCTAAAAATACAGCAGTAGAATAATTAATTCTGCTCAATAAGATACAAAGGAAGTGAGAATGGGATGGCAACTACTGCAAAGAAATCTGGAAGAAAACCGACTGCGGCAAAAAAAGCTGGTAAGCCAATTGTTGAAGAACCTAGCTACCTTTGTCCTTATTGTAATACGATGAAGAAAAGGTCTGAATACTATGTTAGTACAGATCCGTTAGTAAAAACTGGTGTTACAAGCATGTGTAAGGAATGTGCAAAAAAAATTGCAAGGAATTATGATGCAAAAACTGGTCGATATGGAGATTGCACCAAGCAATCGATTATTGAGGCGCTTGAAAGATTGGATAAGCCATATTTTGAGGGTTTATTTAATTCAAGTTATGTAGAGAGTAATGACCCTAGCAATAAAAGTCTTCATTCAGATACATGGGAAGCATATATTAAAAATATTTGTTCATTGCCACAATATAGGACTTTAAGATGGCATGATGGTGATATAGCAAGTACATATATGGCAAAAGCTGAAGCGGCAGTTATTCCTGTAGAACAACAATTACAAAATAGCAAAAAATCAGAAGACCAAGAAGTTTATGAGACATATCAAAAGAACAAAGCAAGTGTTATTAGGTTGTTGGGCTATGATCCATTTGCTAGTGAGGCAGAGAATGATAAACCACTACTCTATTCCCAACTTGTTGGATATCTTGACATGGGTGGAGATAATGAGGACATGATGAGAAATAGCTCTGCTATTACCATTGTGCGTGGTTTCTTACAACAATCTAAAATAGATGATATGCTTGCAAAGTCAATGAAGAATATTGGTGCTAATAATAGAGCTGGTGAAATTAAATCATTGCTTGATTCTAAGCAAAAAATCAGCTCTACAATATCTCAATTGGCGGAGCAAAGTTGCTTAAGCTTAAAACATAATAAGAATCAGAGCAAGGGTGAGAATACTTGGACTGGCAAGATTAAAAAGATTAAAGAATTGAATCTTCGTGAAGGAGAAGTCAACGGATTTGATATTGCTACTTGCAAGGGGATGCAGCAAGTTATGGACTTGAGCAATGCATCTATTCTAAAGCAACTCGCGCTTGATGAGTCTGAATATTCTGACATGATTGCAGAACAAAGAAAACTTGTTACAAAGTTAACGACAGAGAAAAATAGTTATCAAGAAATAACTAGAATTTTATTAAGAGAAAATTTAGATTTGAGAGATACTTTGTCTGATAATGACTTGTTAGATGAAGAGAATCTAACAGATTTAGAAGACCTATTCTCTTCATTTGGAGATGTTGCGGAAGATGATGAAGAGGAGGGTGAAGAAGATGGGCCAAGTGAATCATAAATATAAAATAAAGATTGTAGAAGATATGCATGATGAATATCTGGAAAATATGTTTAATGATTATGATACAGTATATGTTAAACCGGGTGTTTATGCAATGTCTACAAGAAAATTAGAATCATTAGTAAAAATAGCAGAATTACAAAGATATTATCAATGTAATCCCGTTAGATTTATTAGTGATTTTTTTGGTATTGAACTTATTGATGCACAGGCATGGATCGTGCAAAGATCTTGGAATTGCCCAAACGTTCTTGTAGTGGCGACTCGTGGATTGGGAAAATCTACAGTTATTGATTTAATTTTAATGTCAAAAGGAATGCTGTTTAATAACTTCTGGAGTTATATTGCTTCTGGTTCTGGTGGACAGGCCGAACAGACATTCACTACTTTGGAGCGTTTAGCAAATGACAATATTGATGAAATGGTTGGATCAACTGGCTATATATTCAAGAATGAAGTCGAAATAAAAAATGCGGCAGGAGACGGATTTAGCCATTCAAGTAATGGTTTTTCTTATTCTCTATACAATGGGTCTAGTACTCAGACATTAAATAGTAATGTTGATAGAAAAAGAGGTTTTTTCATATCAACGTGTAGTTGATATTTTTATTGTTATATTGCATAACAAAAAGGAGATAATATTATGAATAGAAAGAAATGGACAAAATCAGAAGATGAATTATTGATTAAAGAATTTTCTACAAAAACAAATAAGGAACTTGCAGAGATGCTTGACAGAAGCGCAAAAAGTATAATACAACATGCCCATACTTTAAATTTGCACAAAGATAAACAAACTTTATGGAAAGATGATGAAGTTGAATTTTTAAAGAGTCATTATAATGTTGATATGACTCCATTAGATATTGCGAAAGAACTTAAACGTAGCGTAAGCTCAGTTAAGGGCAAAGCTTTCGCCGTTGGGCTTGCAGATAATGTTAAATGGACGCAAGAACAAATTGATTATTTAATTGATAACTATTGTTATAAAACAAACGATGAAATTGGTAAAAAAATTGGAAGAAGCGAACAGGCAGTTTCCTATAAAGCTTTTGAATTGTCCTTATCTATAAATGAAAACTGGTCAGATGATGAAATTAACATTATAAAAACAAATTATTTAAACAAAACAATGAATGAATTACAACAATTATTGCCGGGAAAAACCAAAGGTGATATTCTTGCTTATTGTCACAAACTTGGTTTAACAAGAACAAAAAAAACATGTACACGGGATTTTTTTAATATTATTGATACAGAAGAGAAAGCGTATTGGCTTGGATTTATTTTTGCAGATGGATATATTAGTTATTCTGAAAAAAATATGAAAAAAGGACAATTAGCAACTACGTATTGTACTGGTATTAAATTACAGTGGTCTGATAGAGCACATTTGAAAAAATTTAATAAATCAATAAGTGGCAATTATAAAGTATTTAAGGAAATTAATCATCCAGATGGATTTAGAAAAAAAATAACAGAAGCCGCAAAAATATTGGTTTATTCTCAGCAGATGTATAATGATTTAAACAAATATTTCGATAGAGACAAAACATATACAGCAAAGTTTCCGCTCATATCAGAGAATCTTATGAGACATTTTATTCGTGGATATTTTGATGGAGATGGATGTTTTTCATTTACCGATAGGACTTTTGATGTCGAATTTTTAGGAGCTAGTAAAGATTTTCATGAAGGTTTAGCAAATATATTAAACGAAAATAATTTTAAGTTTACTATTAATTCAAAAATAAATAAATATAACACGGAGATGTATTATATTTATATTAATCGTAATGAAGATAAGTATAATTTTTTAAAATGGATATATGAAGATTGCAATATTTATTTAGAAAGAAAGTATAAAAAATATTTAGATATAAAATTACAATTCACCCAAAATGGCCTCGCCGTATAGAAATATACGGATAAAGTTAAAGTGCTGAAGAAATCGGGAACGCTGAAATGCCAATCCGAGTGGAAGGCTACGTCTAAAAGCATAGTCACACGCAGAGCATAGAGATTGAACCTGTTTTTCAGAATATAATATCTCCACGAGTCAGCACCACCTAAACGTAAAGTCGTAGGTGAAAAGTTATGCCGTACTATACAGAAACACGAAATGTATAGAAAATTTGGATAAAAAGCCAAATTGATAACATGTTAAATGAGGGGAACTGTAATTTTTGATGAGTCAGGTTTCTTATCGGCAGAAATGATGAAAGTATATGGCGCATTTGCAATTGTTAATAAAAGTTTTAAAACTGGCAAGGACAGAGATGGTAATTTGATTGATCCAATCAGGCTTCGTACATTTCCATCTAATATTCCAAACCAAAAATTTTATATTAGTTCTGCTTCAAGTACTGATACAGAATTTTATCGTTTGTATAGAGAGTTTGCTAAACGTCAATTGATAGGTGATCCAGATTATTTTGTTGCACATATTGATTGTGAAGTAGCTTTTCATCCAACCATGCATGGTAAGGTTATTGCTCCTTTGTTAATGCAAAGCACTGTAGAGACAGAAATGGCAACAAATTCTGAAAAGGCAAGACGTGAATATTATTGTGAATTTACAACAGATGCAGGATTAAATGCAATTATTAAACGTGGTGTTATTGCTAGAAATAGTGAAACTCGCGTACCACTCTTACATAATGATACAAACAAGAAAAAATTTGTATTTGCTTACGACCCTGCACGAAGTCGTGATAATAGTATTATTCTTGTTATGGAATTGTATATGGACGAAAAAGGCGAATACAAAGGAAGATTTGTAAACTGTGTAAATCTTTTGGATGTTGCCAAAAAGCGGAAGACTCCAATGCAAACTCCAGATCAAGTGAAATATTTAAAAGAGCTTATATTAGATTATAATGGTGATGCACCAGATTATGAAAATATTGAGGCTATTTTAATTGATGCTGGTTCTGGTGGCGGTGGTGTTAATATCGCGGACTATCTTATGGAAGATTGGAAAGATTCAAAGGGGAATATGCATAGAGGATTAATCGACAAAGAATATAGTGCAGATTATGTTCGCAAGTACCCTAATGCAATAGATAAAATTAGATTAATATCCCCCACACAATATAAATCTATTATTTACGAAGCATTAATTGAAATGATGAATCTAGATTGCCTTAGTTTTACTGCAGATTATGACAATAAAGGATATTTAACATTATTCGAAGTTGATGAAAAGCTATATAATTCTGAAAAGAAAAGAATTACAAATGAATTAAAAAAGCAAGACATAGACGAAATGGAATTTGCAATTAAGTTGGACGAAGAAATGAAAAAGTCTTCTTGTATGAAAACCAAAGTTGTTAAATTAGATCCATATCAAGAGATTGCTTTAAAAAATATTGACGCGCTTAAAGAAGAAATGGTGAACATGGTGCGTAAGAAAAGAGAATCTGGAAAAGACTCTTTTGAGTTAACTCCAGAAAAAGAAAATAAATTGCACGATGATAGAAGCTATTGTGCTGCACTATTGGGATGGTTCTTGTCTGAAAAGCGAGCAGAACGTATTCGTAATAAAAAGCGTCCTAGTAGCGCAAATATGCTTGATCAGTTTAAGATTCGAGCACCTCAGAGTCCAAATAGTTTATTTAATTAAGAAAGGCGGTGAAATAATTGCCAACTAAAAATAATGATAGCACAGTTGAGCATGGAACAGTTCATTCAACTAAGGAAATAGCGGATTTCACCGCTAAACAACAGCAAATTGAGCAGTTTAAACAAGCTGCAAAGGCAGCATTGCAGTTATTAGACTTACAAAATTTACCAACAAAAACATATACGGTATATTCTAAGGATTCACTTAGAACATATTTAAAAAATCCACTTACTGATACGAACCAGAAGAATTTAAGGAAATTGAGTCAATTTTTATATGTTTTAAGCGCACAGTATAGAAGAATTATATCATATTTCGCTACACATGTAGATTTAAGTGCATACAATGTAATTCCAAATGTCTCTATAGCTGAAGACAATGATGATGAGAAGATTCTTCAAAATTATGAAGAAACATTAAAATGGGTTGAAAAGATGAATCTTCAAGGACAGATTCATGGAATTTTAACTACAATTCTTCGAGAAGATTGTTTCTATGGATATATTTATTATGAGGATGGAGAAGAGCAAGATAGAAATTCTTTTATAATTATTCCTTTAGATGGTGATTATTGTAAGATAAGTTCTGTTAATTATAATGGAACTCTTAATTGTGCATTTGACTTCTCATTTTTTGACAGTTCTACAAATAAGATATATCTTGACTATTGGGATAAAGAGTTTACATCCGGGTATAATGCATATAAATCGGACAGTAAGCAAAGATGGGCAGAACTTGATCCAGAAAGAACCGTTGTTTTTAAAATGGATTATGATCAATTGGACAGGGTTATTCCTCCATTTGCGAGTTTGTTTGAAGATATTATTGATTTAATTGATTTGCGTGGGATTACAAGTGTTAAAGACAAGTTATCTATTTATAAATTGCTTGTTGCAAAGATTGATACACTTTCCAATGCACAAAATCCAGATGATTTTGCAGTAAGTCTTGATTTGGCAGTAGATTTTTATAATAAAATCAATCAAATACTTCCAGAAGAAATCGGACTCGCATTGTCTCCTATGGAAATTGAGCCAATTACTTTTGATAAGGACGCCACCGACGAGACAAATAGCATTTCAAAGGCAAATAAGAATTTGTGGGAATCTGCTGGCGTAAGTCAGATTATGGACAATTCAAAATTAACTGGTTCTACTGCTGTAACTGCTGCAATGCGATTTGATGCATTGTTTGTTCAAAGACCATTATTGTGGCAAATAGAGGCAAGAGTCAATATGTTTTTGGACTACGTTTTGACAGATAATGGAATGAGAGTAAAATACATGCAAGTTAGCCCTTATTTAAAAGATGAAGTTATTCAAAATGTTAAAGAGGCTTGTACACTTGGGCTTCCTATGAAGACCCAACTTGCCGCTTTAATGGGGATGAGTCCATTAGATATGAATTCAATGTTGTATCTTGAAAATGATATTTTGAAGCTTCAAGATAAGATGGTGCCACTACAGAGCACTTATACTCAAACTGGTGGATCTGATACTGGTGGAGCGCCGACTAAGGATTTAGGCGATTTAACAGATGACGGCGAGGCCAGTATAGATAAACGAGATAAAGCTAATTAAAGGAGATATGCATATGTCTGAAAATAACCAAAAATTTATTATGACAAAAGACCAAGCAACCGCGCAGTCTTTTATTGCCTCTGGATTTAAACTTATATCTCAAATTGGAAGCACTTATACTTTTTTAAATCAACCACCGAAATATTTTAGTTTTGGTGCAATTGATAAAAGCAAATATTGCTTTAGTAATATTTTAAGTATGTAAGCTCCTTCCGAGCATTACATAAATATATTTTTTATGAGAAAGGAGGGAGAATATATGCCGAGAACATTTTATACAGTTGATGATTTATACAAATTCTGTAAAGAAAATAACTTTTCTAAATTTAGTTCAAAAGAACATAATGATAAACCTTTAATTATACAATCTATTGAATCTTTTGAATCTAATGATACTAGTAAGGAAGGCTTGCTTGATGTAAGGCTCAAGGCATGTCATATAGGTGTTAATCGCAATGGTTCTTCAATTTCTGAAGATACGATGAAGCAATATATGAATTCTTTTAAAGGTCGCCCCATTCTTGGATCAATTTTTAAAGCAGACAATGGTGAATATGAATTCCATTCACATGACATTGACATAGATGAGGATGGTAATCTTGAATATATTGAACAACCAGTTGGTGTTATAAGCCAATTGAAAGAACCGTATTTAGAATATGACAAGGAAAATGATAAGACTTATTTAATGGTCGAAGGTCATGTTTTTGAAGATTATTCTAAGGCAGCAGAAATTTTACAGAGACATAAAACTTGTAAGTGCTCTGTTGAAATTGCTGTTGATGAAATGAGTTGGAATGCGGAAGAGAATTATCTTTCTATTGATAAATTTGGATTCCGTGGGGTGACTATTCTTGGCTATGAACAAGATGGTAAAACTCCTATTGAGGAAGGTATGAAAGGCTCTAAGATTACAATTGAAGATTTTGGTGAAAAGAATAGTATGTTTTCACAGGATTATCAAGAGAAATTGATTGATACGCTAGAAAAACTTAATAATGTGCTTTCTACGTTTCAATATAAAGACTGCAACTTGAAAGGGGTGAACGAAGAGATGAACAAGTTAGAAACTCTGATGGAAGAGTATAAAGTTACTATGGATGATATTGATTTTGAAGTTGAAGGCTTAAGTGATGACGCACTTGTTGCTGCATTTGCAGAACATTTTGGTAATCAAGGTTTTGATGGGGAAGACGGTACTGATGGTACTTCTGATGGAAGTGGCGATGATACCACTGGTGATGGAGCTGGCAGCAGTGAAGGTGAAGCTAATCCTGCTGGCGGTGAAGAGAATCCTGAAGAAAATCCTACGGATCCAAATCCTTCTGAAGGCGGCGACGACGATAAGGGTGAAGGTGAGAGTGCTGAGGTTGACGATGATGAACCTTCTAAAAACAAGAGAAAATATTCTATTGATGAGAATGGCAATATGACGCTCACTTGGGAATTGTCACATGAAGATATTCGTAATAGCATTTATAACCTGATGTGCGCTGAGAGCGAATGGTGGAATTGGATTATTGAAACTTATAATGATAGTTTTATTTATCAGGATGGCGAAGATGGTAGATTCTATAAGCGTGGCTACTCCGTTGATGGTGATCATGTTACACTAGGTGAAGATAAGATTGAAGTATTTAGTGAATGGCTAACTCAGGAAGAGAAAGATGCTATTGCAGCTCTAAAGGCAGATTATGCTAAACTTAAAGAATTTAAGGATAGTTTCGACGCTTCTGAACTTAAATCAAAGAAAGATGAAATCTTTGCTCGTGAAGAATATGCAGTGCTTGGTGATGACGAGGCATTTGCTGAGTTGAAGAAGAATGCAGACAAATATTCTGTAGAAGAAATTGAAGAGAAAGCAAAAATTATTTTTGCTGACTGCATTGTCAAGAAGGGTAAATTTGCTCTTGAACATAAGGAAGAGAAGAAACCTCTTGGTAAGGTTGGCATTAATTTTAGTAAGCCTACAAAGAAAAAGGCATATGGTAATCTATTTAATGATTAATATATAACATTTTTATAACAATACAAAATTATTAATTAAGTCGCTATAAACTACGACTTTATTATATTTTTAAAAACAATTTAAGGAGGAAAACGCATATGAACGCATATGATAATATTTCTGTAAACAAGCATGTTGTTGCGGAAAGTTCTTTACTCAAAGCAACAGAAGTCGGCCATATTCTATCTATGAAGTGTGCCAAGGATCTTGATAATGGTTCAATCGTTACTAGAGGTAATTTTGTTGAGGAGCAGGTGTTTGAGACTGCAGATTACGCTGCTGGCAAGAAGCCATATCTAGTACTAACAACTCCTATTGGCTAAAATA